TACAACTGTATAAATCATTTCACCGTAACAGTCTTCTAATTGGTTATCAGATAAGAACATAGCGCCATCATCAACAGAACAATGTGCTTCAGCTAGTAAGGCTCTTTTCATAGCTTCATTTTCATCAGAACATAAAATCAAAGTTGAAGTTTGCTTTTCATACTCACCTATCTGAATATTAACATCTACTAATTGAGCTATAATTTTATCATTCATAATTTTATTCCTAAAGTAAGTTTGTTTATCTAAGCTTGTGTTAATACTAATCTAATATTTATTAACCGTCAACACATTTTTAAAATTAATTTAATTCTTTTCTGCAAAGAAATCATATTCAGCAGCCATTAGTAATCCTTTATTATCTAACAAAGGGAGTCGATCACCTGTTTCAATACGTTCAATAAAGAATTGATCCCCGTCCATGATTACATGATTTTCAGTTGTAATGCAATAAACAGTTATACCTTGCTTTACTAATGTTTTGATTTGTACAGTGTTCATAATGTGATCGCCTTTGTTAGATAATTTTACAGTTCTATATAAGAACCCTTCCATAGAAAAATAGTACCTAAGCAGTCATTCATTATTGTTTGATCACTACTTAATACAAAACATTTCTTACTAGTACCATCTTTAAAAGTAACCTTACCTTCAAGAATGGAAAGCATTTCATTAACTACTGAAGGTATAACCATCATAAACATAACACCCTCTTCATTTCTAATAATATTCATGCTAATAAACCTTATGGATAATAAATTAATGATACAACGCTAACACATCCAATAAATGCCAGTATTGTAACAGTGTATAATAACCCGATTTGAACATTTGTTACCGTGTAACGATTTTTATATTTATTGATTAATGTTTCCATTGCGTTAAGTCCGTTGTTGTTTTGTTATTGGTGATATTAGGGTAAAAGTTTTACCCTGTCAATTAAATGTTTAAAAGTAAATAGTACTCATTCGGATCTACTTTTATTTGTGGTAAATGCGGTAATGTTAGATACTTACTATTTTTATTAGTTACAAAATAACCTCTAGCCATGTAAGGTTTAATATAAACAGGATCAATTGTTTTATTAAGGTACTTACTAACATACTTTGTAAACAGTTTTACCGCATCGTCGAATGTACATTCACCCCAAGGAATACCACACATAAGCTTTAAAGTTTCGCCTTGATTAATGCGGTACTCGAAAGTATAAATAATTTCTTTACTCATAGCAATATGCCTTCTAAAAAATGCGTTCCCCGTTGGAACAATTACAATATAAGCTTTATTAAAAGATAATACAAGCTTTTTATGAAATTATTTTTAATTTATTTTACCCACTCTGGGGAGTCACCCCACCACTCTGCAAACATAGGCTTTTTATCTGTACGGGTTCGCCACTCTTCAAACTTTTCTACTAAGTAGTTTTGATAAGCTTTACAAACACTGGTGCCCAATATAACTTGCATCTTGAATTTATCAGGTGCGGCTATTGGGGGATCAGTCCATTCAATAACAGTAATATTTTTAGGTAATGTTTTTAACTTTTCAAGTATTGATTCTGTTTTATGAACTTTACCCGTATTAAGTGTATATAACCTGCAAAGCTCAAGCGCACAATCTAACACCCATTCATACTGGTATTGACCTGAACGTGTCCAGATAGCGCTGGGGTGATTCTGGTGCGATAGTTTGTAAATACCTTGTAAGGCGTTAACACCGTCTAGTAAATGATGTGCGCTAGATAATAATTGTGCATATTCAACAATCATCTTTCTAGTGTGAATAGTATTATGGTGGCTTGCTGCCACAAATGGATCGGAGTCTGTATAGAAAATGTTCATCATATAACCTTAATCAATAGTAATTAAATTACATGCAAAGATAATGCTTCTTTCTATATATGTCAATTTTTATATGTATAAATTTATTTGTTATTTATATGTATTTTGTTGTTGACAGGTGAGCTATTAGTAAGTAGAATACTTAGTATAGTAGCTTGGAATAGTGAAGGGAAACACAGCAACCCTGCGCGACTGTTAGTAAATGCGAATGATTATTATTTGATAATAAATTTTAGGCAATAAAAAGCCGCTGATTAAAGCGGCTAGTTTTATTAAAAATTGCTCTCAATTAGTAGGCGCAATTTAATAGGAGTTTTATCGATACTAATTTTACTTAAAAACGATTTCACATTGTTATCAAGGTACACCACATTAGGTTTATTATTATATTTTAAATCCCTTGTAAAAACCTTAATAGCAATAGTTTGATCTTTCTCATGGTTATTGAAAAAAGATACTGATAAATAATTACGACCAGTATAAAACAGATCTATAACTCTCAATAGCTGTTTAGCCTCTTCAGGCTTAAAACAATAATAACGATCCAAGTTTATATTTTCTTTTAAAGAGTTGATCATAACTTGAGATACATTTAAAAACTTTTTAGATACTGACATGATATAACCTTCTAAAAATCCGTTCCCCGTTGGAACAATTGAATTATTACAAATAGCGGATCACTTGTCAACCGCTTTATTGATTTATTTTAACAGATATCTTCTAACATACTGATCAAACCGTCGAAGTCTTCAGTTGGACCAAGTAGATCCGCTACAGTGTAAACGGTTTCAATATCTAAACCTAGATCATCTGCTAAAGTGTTTAAATAATCTTTGCGATCCGTGTATCCGTTTTCTTGATAAATATTCATAATTTATACCCTGTTTAATTCTAAAATTGTTTTAAAAGTGGTTAAACAGGTCAACCGTTCGGATCTAGTATAATCATTTATGACAATATAGCAATCTAAAAATTGATTATTTTTGATATCATATAAACTTTTAAAATCACTAATATTTGTTTGAAAGTATAGCACTGATCCGTTCTTCAATTTCAAAGTGTAAGTGTATGTTACTTGTTTATGTAAAAATTTATCATAACCATGACAGATCATTTTATAATTCATAATATTAAGCCTTATATTCAAAATCTATTTGATCATTGTCACCAATAATTTGCAACTTATAAAAGCCACCGTTTAAGCCTAAACTATGCGCCATTTTTACAGGTATTGTACGATCAATTGGTGCGCTTGTCTCATGTTCCCATATTTTAACGTTTACCATCTTTTAAAGCCTTTTAATTGTTTGCTTAAGTTGTGATCAAGTATAAGCATATTTTAGAACATTGCAAGCATTATTTTAAAATTAAATTATTTTTGCAAATAGTTGTTGATCTTTGTTGACAGGGTAAAGCATTTACTTATATAATGACAGCGTACAGACAAAGACTAAATATTTAAAGGGCGTATATTATGCTTACATGTAACTATAGGTTTAAACAAAACAAAGACGGATCTGTCACTGTATATAATCACGGGATGTTTTGCGCTATTATTGAAGAAGGTATAGACAGAGCAAAAAGGATATTTTTAGAAACTTTATAAATTAATCACAAAAAGCCCTTGCAATTAATTTTGTAAGGGCTTATACTTTACTTACAAATTGGTTAACAAGCGGCAAGGTGTAAACGCGATAGGCTCAAAGAGCTAAAGATCAAAGCTATTGCAGGAACCATCCGATCCTGTCGTAAAATAATTTATTCCAAAATAACACGCTCCAAAGAATACCCTATTCCAAAAGTAATCCGTTTTAAACAAGAATCATTCTCATTAATATTATTATTTCTGAAATCTATAATTTGTCAAATTAACCCCTTGTATAGGATGCATCATTTTTAAAATCTGTACAAATTTTGGTGAAATTCTTGGGGAGGGTTTGGAAGATGAAAAAGTGCTTTGGATTCTAGGTGATGAAATTTTCAATAGGTAGTTTGTAAATGGCAAACGTCTTTAGTTTCAAATTTTGAGAGGGTAGTAGCTGCATCAAATTTGTCATTGGTTCTAAGTAGATAAAAATGTTATCAAGCTCTGTATTCCTCTGTGAGAGTGTATCCATCTGTAGTAAGGTTATCTCCCTCTCCTAAACGAAGAAAACCCCTCAGAGACGTTCTGAGAGGCTGTATTTTGAGATATTTAATATCTTCTTAAGATGTTATACGCTTCCGTAAACAATCACCGTTTTCTCGACAGGTTTTACTTCTTCGATTAAATTATCTTCTCTTAAGTTGTCTAGTACAAATTGGTACATACTTTCATCTAATAATTCAGAACTCCCATAAGAATCTTCAACACTATACTTGTTTTTAGAGAATATGTTATACTCTGTATTACCTAGCAATTCTTGTTCTTTTTCGTAAACATAACCATGTTTTGCGGTGAAAAGTGTCTGTTCTAAAGTTAGAGAGAAATCTTCTCCATAGTAATCCAGTATCCTGTTAACATTCTCTTTCAATCTACGTTCTGGATTAAAAGTCCTCCCAATTTTTATGTAAGGTAGCTCTTCAATTTTATATACATAAAGATAGTCAACTTCATCGACTCTGTTAGCATAATAACCAAAGTTCATATTCACTGTTGCACACGTTGGACACCTTCTTCCAACCCCAAGGAATTTATCAACTGACGTATTACAAAGATGTCCTTCACTACACTCCCAATTAAACATGGAGTCATTTTTATAATCTTGAGTTGCCCACGAAATAAACTTACCGCCGCATTTATCAAGTTGTTTTAATATCTGGTACTCCCTTTGCTCTCTGCTCCACCTATAACTTTTTGCACACCTGCAAGATAATTTTCCGTTTTTCAAATGTGTTGAAGAACCTTTAAAAATCCCAGAGCAAACTCCTGCTTTTACATACTCATCTTTAGAACAAACAGGGCATTTGTAATTCCAATAAGGATACCAACCACCTTTATCCTTATCTAAAGATCTGGAGAATATTGTTCCGTCTTTGAAACTACCTGACTTGAAGAAAAGTTCTATATGATAGTCATCTTCTTTAGAAGACCCTATTTTGTTTAACATCCTTCCTTCAACTGGGTCTACAGTTTTCTTACTTAAGAATTGATTTATAGATGTAGTGTCCCATATATTACCTGTAGATGGGTTGTATAAATTTATCTTAGTCTTATGGTTATCCCAACCCTCAAACCCTAAGAATTCATAACCTAACTCTCGACATCTTCTCTTTACCCTGACTTCATACTGTTCTTTATTCCATTTATAATTAGTACAACCGCAAGGGAATCTCCCATTATTTAGTGCTGAAAAATTTACATAAAAATATTTATCTGGGAATAACTCTGTATCCTCTGAACATATACTACAATAACATCTGCACTGCTTTCTGACATTTTTAGTGTAACCTACCACTGTTAATACACCACCCGCAGGGGTGGGTATTTGGTTCCCCACTACATTACTACAATCTTTACTCATAACTTACCTAAAGCTTCCTTAGCAGTTTTAATCTTCTCTTCTGCATCAAGGATAGCTTTCTCTAATTCAGCTTTCTTCTCTGCACGTTGTTGTTCCTCATCTAAAGTTTTCAAAAGTATATCCGCATGAAGTAGTAACCCATTTTTAACACGTTCATCTTCTTGTTCTGAGGCTACTTGTAAGATGAGTGTATATTTGTAGTTGACATAGGCTTCATATGCAAGTTGTTCTGTTGGGAATAGTCCTAAGTTCTTGCTCTTCCTCGTTCCATTATTACACTGTGATCTAAACCTACCTCTTTCCAAATACACACCTTGTTTATATCTCCCCCTAGATTTACCAGAATCCGTTAATAGTTTATTTACCTTACTACTGACAAAAACACAGGTTTCAGGTGAATAAACTTTATTATCAGGTAGAATAATATCTTTATCCAGTTGCTTACCTACCCAATCCTGCTTCTCCATCCACGATCTGAAGTTAGAGAAGGTATGCCATTCCTCACAAACGGTTACATCTTTGTAAGTTGGGTGTTTTTCTTTAAATCTATGAGAATACCCCCTTTCGATCATACTGTTCCACCTTTTATAATAAGGGCATTGGTATTTTTTACCTTCTACTAATGGTTGTGTTTTATACCAAGCATCATTTACACCCACTCCATATGCCAACTTTCTACGGTTACGTTTTGAGGGTATCATCGGAAACTCAAATTCTTCTTCTTTCATGTTAAAACTCCACATCATATTTAAAATTATTCGTATTACCAAGAACACTGTTCCAAGAATCTTTCATAACAGCTATTAATTCCTCTCTAAAATTTCTTTTGACTATAAAACTATCATGATAACATAAGCAAACTTCACCTTTATTAGCGAAATGTAACATAACCTTAGTTGCTATTTGAGAATCAATGTACTGAGCCAACTTCCAGTTATCTTTATGATAAAAGTATTTATGTAAGAAATAGTTATGTTCTTCTAAAGCTTCTAAAACATCCTTCTCATTAAAATCAATACTCTTATCATTCCTTATATTCTTCCTAATCTCGTGTAAAGCTGTACCTCTATTCTCAGAGTAAAGTAATGCCATCATAGCCACTTTGCAAAAAGTTCTAACATCCTTCTTAGAAAGAGAAGTATTTAAAAGGTGCTTTATGTCGTAAGGGTCATAATCTTCTGAAAGTGTTATACCTTCTAGAGTTGCAAAGATACTGGGATGTATGAATTTGAAATCCACTTCTGTACAAGCTTCGTCATCTATTTCAATCGTATACCTTTTCTCGGAGTCTTCTGTTTGGAAGCTACCTATTACATACCACCTACCACCACTCTTAGTGTCATTATGGAAACGTCTTTTGTACACCACTGTACAAACCTCCCCTTCAAAAGTTATCTTTGCTTCGGAAATGACTTTATTAACCAGTTTCACTTCTTTTGTTATTTCAGCAACACCTTTAAATTTGGAGTTAGTTTTAAAAACCTTCCTGTTTTTAGTGGATAACTCTTCATCAACAATCTCAACCACCACCAAACCTTCGAATCTATTAATAGCGTATTTCTTACAAACATTTTTATCTAATAGTTTTAAAAGTTTATCTTGAAAAACTAAATAAGAAGGCATACTATTATCTTTTGAACAGAAATACCCTTTGAGTATCGTTATGTACCCTGCAGATTCCATAAGATCTAAAAGCTTTCTTGTATTTCTGTAACTAATCTTTTTACCTGTATTCTGCATTATAGCGGATGTTGAAGAGTATTCGTTTGCATTTAAGGGGAACATACACCCTTTGTCATTATATCTTCTTGCCTTGGCTGCAGCCGTTAGGATAACTTTTATCGGTATTTCATATTTTTCTCCAAACTCTTCTTTTAACTTCTCAACAATTCTTTTCTGCCAATTAGGAGATCTATAAGTTAAAAAGAATGTCTCACATCCCCTTATTGCTTGGTATCTTTCCCAAGGATTTAAGTCTTTTAGTTCTATCAATGAACACCTCTTCTGGTACAGTCAAATAGGCGTACTTTTACCTATTATATTAAAAATTTATCTTATATATTAACTACTTACTTTAAATAAGGTAACAAGTTTGTTATTAAATACCTTCTTATTCTCCTTCTTCCTTAATAATCCTTTCTCTAATCCTATTTCCTTCTTCTGAATTTATACATTCCTTAATCATCTTCTTAAGGTAATATTGAGTAGATTTATTTGTTCCAAACATTTCCTCTAATGATTTAATCATCCAAGAAGGTAATTGCAGTTTCATGAAAGTTCTCCCGAGTATTAAATGTTGTGTTAATCAAATCCTGCTTCTTTTGGGCTAATTGGAATATCTCTGTCACCCAATACCCACCAACCCAGTAAGCAACAATATTCATAAGAACTCATTGTATACCTAGCGTCCTCATCTATATAGTTATAGACAAGTGCTAATTCCTCTCTTGTAAAATAATCTTTATCGGTGTACAACAGTTCATTAATACTCCTCATATTAAGACTCCCTTTTATCATAACTCAACTTAGCTTTAACAATGCATAGTAGAAGATACTCATGCCAATCATTATCCCTTTTAGCTTTCCACATCCTCTTAGCTAATGTATCATCTGTAATACCTTTATCAAGAATCTTATTAATCTTGAAGATATCTATTTCACTTAATTCCATAATACTTCCTATTTTATTGTATCATACTACCATTATACCACACCCTCACTCCAAATCAATCCCTTTCTTGATCTCCATGATCAACCTTCCTGATAAAACTTAGTCAACTTCTCACGTAACCTCTTTTGTGTGCGTTGTTTCCGTTGTTCTAGTATCTTGTTGCGTTTCGCTACTCTGTTCTGCATTATACCCCTTAATGATTTTACTAGAAATCTACTTTCTTCGAAAGTAAGTTCTAACTCCTCGTAATTAATATTTAAAGAACCTACTATGGAATAAATTCTCGTTATACTAGGTCTAAGTTCGGTATACGACTCTAGTGAATAAGTGTACTTGATACCAGTAACTTTATCCTCCAGAGAATACACTTGCTCCGTATTCATACCAAAATACCCCTTAAACCTCTTAGGATTCTCCTTAAAACACTTAACAAAGCTAATCACTGGTTCTGATACATTATCAGGAATATTACTATCATCGACAATGTTGTTACTATTGACAGTGTTTCCTTTAAAATAGTAATCTTTCTTATTACAGCTATTATCTTCCCCGAAAATGAAATTTAGTAAACGTTTAATCATGATCAATCTCCACTTCGATATAATTCCATTTTCTATATGGATTTGTTTTATTAAATTCGTCCACAACTTCTAGTACATCTGATTCTTTTGTAAACACCTTGTGTCTGTAAACACCAAAACCTTCTTCAAAAACATTATTATCCATAACAAGTTCAGTTATATACATTTTTGGACATTGATGCTCTTGTTTAACGTATTGCCTCACTACAATATACCCTTTCATAATCAAAATGCTCCTTAGTTCTTTACAGTAATGAAATTCATACTAAAGTGTTAATTTATATATTAGACTAAACTAATCAACGTGTACAGGCTCATATTCTTCCATAGTAAGTATATTTAACTGTCGCATAATTACCAACCTCCACCTTCAGGGTTAAGTTTACCTACAGTCTCATAAGAATCTTCATCATAAAGTAGTACATGACTATACTCGTCTGCTGACATTAGACGACAATTGTATTCCTCTAAAATAGCTTTAATTTTATCTTTACAAATTTCAATATCACGTTTAGTGTTTTCTCTTTTCATAATCCTAGCTCCTCTCGTAGCTTCTCAGCCTCTTTCTGCTGTTCAGCGATACTTTCTTCTAATGAACGTAGCTTTGCTTGCTGGGAGGCTCTGTGTTCGTTTTCTTGACGGTCGTAGATTAGTTTAAGATTCTCGTTATATAAGTATTCTTTAAAACCATTTCCTGCATGAATACCTCCACCACTACTTCCAATAAGCACTTTCATAATACTAAGTTCTGGGTAACAACCGTTTACGTAGGTAAGATCATCCTCATATCTACTTAAACATAAATACCCTGTTTCTCCAATCAAATAATCACCAGTCACAAGATAACGATTTCCTTCTTTAGTTTCAACAACATGTTCACCAGAGACTAAATTTGATTTTGTGAAAGGGTTAAAATTTACCTTTAGTAGTTTGAAAGATAGGTTTTCTATATATCGAATAATATCTTTAATTTGTGTTGAATAACTTCCCCCACCAAAATGTGTCCACTCTATTTCATAAAAATCTTCTGAAATTTTAGTGGTGGTATATTCTATCTCAGGTGAGTGATCTTGACACCACTCAAAACTATCTCCAACTTTCATATCATATACGTTAAAATTTTTCATTAATTTTCTCCTCAATTATTTAATAACTTTAAGTTCAAATAAATATAATGTTGTCTCTTCATAATCATAACCGTCCCAATATTGAACAACCAACTCAATAGGGTACTGTCTATTCTTACGTTCTCCAAAACGGTATCCTGTAATACCTTGGTCAAACAGATAATCGTATTCTTCTAAGAAGTTCTTATCTAGTAGCAAATCCGCAACCTCATCTACTGTGTTGATTACATAATCTGTCCAGCTTTCACTATATTCACCTGTTGATACAATATACATATTATTCCCTCGTTTGTTTCAATAATTGTAGCTTAATACAAGGTAATCAGATTGTCAATAAGGTTTATTATTTTTATCACGATAACCTAATGTACCTTCTTTAATCTTTCTCCTCAACCATTTTGGATTAAGAGTCATCTTTCTAATAAATCCTCGTCTGTTATAAGTAGGACAATACGCTGTATACTCATCACATTCTACAGGTTTGTTATTCCACCATGACATGAACCTTTCCCGACAAAAGATGAATCTGAATAGTAAAGATATACCTTCCAATATTAAGACGAAAGCTCCCAATAAAGATATTATCAATATTTCAGTCATTATTCCACTCACCCTTCAACATTTGCGTATCATACCAATTTAAATTACCTTGATATTCACAATTGTTTTCACTATGAATAACTTTAACGTTTGGTAGATACTGGTGTTTATGAGCTTTAGTTATAACTTCTCCTCGCGATTCTTTATCAATCTTCTGCCAATTGACATAATCTTTATCCCAAGAATAATCCTTATATAGCGGCAGGTTTGTTTCCATATCACGTTCAATCACACCATTAACATATTCAGGGTTACGGTATGCACAATGGAAAGGGTTTGTTGCAAACATCACCTTTTTAAATCTATGTAGTAACTTCAAAGTAGAGTGATTTAATTTTTCAGGATTATCCACACAAACAATATCTACATTTGGTTTCATAAATAGAGAACTTTCTGCATCACGACCCTCTATAAAAGTGGCAGAGCTATGACCACCATTCCAAGTAAGTTTACTTTCACAGAACATATCCCTCTTAATTTTTAAATCTTCATAAGAGGAATACTGCTCAAAAATTCTCATGAAACTACCCACAAGCCCTTTATCAACCGTGTTATATCCGTCAATAAAAAGTTTATGCCCATGAGTTAGGCATTTCAATAGTAAAGCTGTTGTACCACCTTGTCGTCTTGCTGCAGCAACAATAGTGATTTCACTCTCTGATTCAACTACTTCTTTCTGTAATTCACTCAACATTGCAACAATTCCTCAGAGATAATAATCATTTTCTCAAACTTTTCCAATTCTTCTGCAGACGTTATTTTGTAGCAAAGATCTTTATAATCTACAAGGTAATCTTTAGTGGAATGGTAGTAGCTATAATCAAGCTTGTAACGCTCTGAGATGGAATGTACCTTGCTACTAATCTCATTGTACTCTGCAACATGCAATTCTTCTGAGAGAGCTTCTGAGGCTTCATTTGAAGGGGTTTCTGTTTGTGCAGAGGGTTCTTTTAGTTTGAAGAAGCGGTGTTCATCTAATGATGGTTCTATAATGTTAACACAATTAATAATACCACCCCTACCATTTTTATATGTACTTTGGATATTAAACCCTTCGTCGTAATAGTACTTAATATAGTTTTTATTTTGAAAATGACTTTGTATATACTTCTCACGACATTCATCATCTTTGAACACATAAGTTTTATCGGCTTCTAAAATTAATTCTTCGTTCATGGTTGTTCTCCTAGGTTGAATATAATAAAACACCTTTATTTTAAAAAGGTGTTTTATGTTTGTCAAGGATTATTTATAAATTAAGAAGCATCTTCTTCATCAACATTATCTTCTTTAAAGATACCCTCCATCACTTTAAACGCATAACTCTTTGATTTCATGAAAGTTGGCGTAAGTTTTTCATTATCTACACGAACAATAATGCCTTCTGATACATGAGAAGGATCAATATAGTCCTCTGTTAATGTATCTGGTCGTTCTGTCAAATCCTCTACCAACTTAGTTAATTTCTCAACATCACCATCATAAATATAGGAAGGATGGACTTCTAGTGTACCTAAAATACCCCTCTCCTCACACCATTTACTAACTTGCTTATCAGTGTAATCTACTTCAACACCTTCTTCATTAATTGTCGTGATACGGTAAATATGAAAACGATACTCATGGTCTTTACAACCATATGTATAGGTCATATTCTCGCCATACTTTTTCTTGAAACTTTTATCCTTCAATGATTTTGTTGAATGTACACCCATAATAGGTTTACCATTTGCATAGCCAGCAATCTCACCGTAGATAGTCATACCCTTTTCCATATAAGGTTTCAAGGTTTCCAGAACATCGAAGCGGTATTGTTCTGATCCGTGAAAACCTTCTTTATCATACTGGTCTTCATATAACACAACGTTTCGTGTACCAACTAAGTATTCCCACTTTTCAGGATTATACAAACCGAATAAGTTTTTAATTTTATCAACCATACTGACAGGTTTACGAATCACCTTACTGTAAGAGTATCTTCCTGATGTTCCGTGAACTTTGGCATGAAAACTTAATAAATCCCCTTCCTTAATTTTACCAATAGAGTATTTAAACTGATCCGTATCAACATGTTTATGGAACATGGGTGTTTCTACAACCTTAGTCTTTTTCTTTTGGATGTTATTCATTGCTTTACGAGTTTTCTCAGAGATAAACTTATTACAAATTTTAGTACCTTGGTGCTGGTCAAAACTATCTCCGACCTTAAACTTGTCTAGATTATTTGTAAGGTAAGATAAGGATTCTAATCCGCAGAAATAACCCTCACTACGTACTTTCATAAATGGTTGACAACGTACCTTACGATTAGCATCAAAGAATCCTGTTTTTGAAGTATCTTTATTCATTTCAGATTTACGAAACAAGTTATTGTTCTTACAAAAATCTTCGGATAGTTGTGTATCAGCAGGGAAGAATACTCCTACATAACCTACTGGTAACTCTTTTGATACAACAACCTGCTCACCTAACACATATGCTGTTTGGATTCTTTCAGCACCTTCGATTGGTACAACTCGGTCAATCTTTGCAATCATAGCTTTGTAATTACTCATAGTATTTCTCCTCTATTAAAATTCATCGTGCGGATTACCAACATCCACAACATTTAAACCTTTCTCAAATGACCACATACGTACAATACTTTTCCTGTCATCCAAGACTAATTTCACATTATAATTATGGTCAACATACTTGTCAAACAATTCTTTCTTAATAATGGTGTCTTTTCTACAGTCACCTTGTGGTCGCATGTATAGATGAAAGTGTCCCTCTAATTCAGGGAAGTATTGTTCAATCCATTGTTGTGTTTGATCCATGCAGACAGAATCTCTACCTGACATAAAGATGGGTGTGTATCCAGCACATACTAAACCTTTTGCCATCATAATAATCTCTGTACGAGGTTTATCATCACCAACCTTCTCCCATTCAAAAGGTGTTCTGTTATGCATTTCAGCAAGAGTTCCATCTATGTCGAAAATTACCGCATCTGGTGCGTAATGTTTTTCTGGGTCATGCCAATCTTTACTTAGAAAACGTTCTGAGTAAGTTTTATACTGAGAAGTTATAACCTTATAACCAACACCGCTTTCTCGTTTAGAATCACGTTCTAAAGCTTCTAATAGGTCTACATGAAACACCTTCTCAATAAATTCATAACCTTTTAAACAGTCCCAAGTTTTGAAATTTTCAATATACTTAGGGTTTAAATTGGTGTCAGAAAGAATAATATTTTTACCCTTCTCAACAGCATCTTTAATAAGGTAATGTTGTACTTCTGTAACACGTTTTTCCTTATCCTTAGTAAATTTATAATCTTTCCAATTAATTAAACCACCTGTGTATAAGAATCCTCTGATATTATCACGATTAATGTTGACGTAAGACACTCCATTGTTACTTTCTTTTAAGAATTCTTCTACCCAAGAAGTTTTCCCTGAACAACTAACACCTACCGTGTAGATAAATTTCTTATTCTTCATAATAATTCTCCTGATAAATAAAAAGCTCACGCAGATATTAATCCACATGAGCTTATGATGTCAATATTTATTTTAGTAAAAGTTTACGCTGTTTCTACAATACGCCATTCCAAATCAGGATCACTTAAAAGTTTAATCGCTTTCAAACTTACATCACGACCTGTTCGATCAAGAATATCACCGTTTGTAGTCTTTAATCGTACTTCTTCATTATGCTTCTGTAGTGCTTCCATAACTTCACCAGATGCAATCGTATTCATCTTAGTTTCTTCATTTGTGAAGCTTGTACGTACACGTTTTTTCTGGAAAACAACACGTTGGTCATCTTCAAGGTTAACATTGTTATCAACAAGTGTGATTGTCACTTCACGTAGGGTGTTAGTAGTTGTATTATTCATAATATTCTCCTGTTTTAATGTAATTGGTTTGTTCATTTGTTTTATATGTTCATGAGATATAATTGGCTTACTGCCATTTTCCCACGGGCAAGGGTATTCTACACCATACACCCTCTCACTCAATTTTGCCATAGCATTTTCCTCCTCAATAAATTCTAAACTTGTTATATACCCTTCTGATGAGAATCGTTGTTCTAAATAGAATACTAACTCTCCTAGAAGTATGTTGTCAAGATAAATATCTAAATAAGCACTACTTTCTTGTGAAGAATGTTCGCCAGTACCAGAAAACTCTACTTGGTTACTTCCTTTAACAGATATTCTGCCATCTAATAGAGTATCATTTATCTTAAGATTCTCATCTACACTTAATTGTATCAAGTAATCATATAAATTTTCAATCTCTGCTGATGATAAACTTGTTAAGTAATTTTCAAACCTGAGTATTTCTTCTTCATCATAATCTGTGAATAAGTCTCTATATTTCATGTTACTTCTCCAATAGTTATACTCCTTCTAATAAATTTCATTATCAATGATAGATTCTAACTCGTCCAAATAGTCTTGTAAAGTCTTCCCTTCATATATTTCATCATTACCTGAGTGATCGTCCACATAACTCTGTAAAGCTTCTCTGATTGTATGTAGCCGTGTTTCCTTAGACTCTTCCTCTATAATCGTGAGGTTACACAGCATTTCTTTATAAACATCACTTTCCTTGATCGATTTAACTTGGTTACTATTATCAATATACTTAACCTTGTTACCACATTTAACATGACTTTCGTACTCAGAGAAATCACTTGTCACAATAGTATTAGGATTCTCTGTTAAGAATTCTTCTCCGAATTGCTCTGACACAGATAGTTTACCAGACTTACCTGACCAAAAACTATCCATTACCAAAGAACAATCTTCCTTTTTAGATTTAATAGCTTCCATAAGTAGATCTTGATCTGGACACTCTTTCCAAATTCTAGCTGTAAGCTTCTTTAGTTCCCAATTATCTACAGCATTACGATCTTGATTCAAAGGTAATACTTTTGGTTTAAAGTTGTATGAGTATTTGAAGCCATTATTCTCACAAACATACATGTCACCACAAAATACTTCACCTTGGTCATCTCCATTCTCAATCACATCGCCATATGGAGTAGAGAATAATACCTCTCTGTCTTGTAATACAAGTGTTCTCTGTGTAATTTCCTCTACATCAGAAGATTCCATACCACTAACCATTATAGTAAGATTAGAGGTAGGGGATGGATTAGGGTACTCCTTAAATGTAAGAACTTCATAGTCCCATTCTTGGCAGTAATCAAAACTACATTCCCAAATAATATCGGTATTATAGATAGTTACGTTACAACCTTGATCTAATAATGCTGCAATAGCCATTGCTACTCCACAACCAAACATACCACGTTTAGTGTCGTCACCTCTTTTAGATGATAGCCCTAACATTAATACTTTAGGGTCGAGTTTAACATTAAAGTTTGTAACTTCTAATACACCATTTTCACTATCCGTGGTAATATCGTAACCACCTTCATCTAAAGCGTTACTTATAAATTCCATGCACGACTTAGAGATTGACCATTGAAAACAATACCCTTTTGTAATATTAGTTTTATAAACCTTACTCATATCAACCCCATCCCACAATTAGAAAATCAATCATCTTCTTATCAACAGCCTCTACCTCTGTCACATCAAATCCATTTTCCTTAAGATAACCACTCATTTCTTTCAAACTAACTTCTGGAGGAATACTTCCTTCTTCAACAGTGACAGTTTTGTTTCCATTGTACATGGATTCAGAAGCAATAGGGAGAAGAGTCTCTTCCACCCACTCATCCATTTCCTCTGTCAAACGTTCCTTTCGTTCAAGTAGAGCTTTTTTAAAGTCTTGTTTGTTCATACTATTCTCCCCTATCGCAATTCTGCTTCTGTGAGTTTACCCTTTTGTAAATCAGATAACACCTTTACACACTTAGCCTTATCTTCACTTACGTAAACAGTGGTTTTGTTAGAAAGATTAAACACTTCCCAAAAACCACCCACATTTGATAATTCATATTTATTTTTCATGTTGAATATCCTCTGTAAATAGGACAGCTACTACACCCGCTAAGAAAAATGAAAGTAACATTCCAAAACCAAAATCACTAGTGTAAGGTTCAACACCACCAAAGTGTACACACGACATACCCATTAAAAATATTACTACGAAAATTAATAAACGTTTTAACATTATTCCTTACCTCCCTCAATAACAGCTAATACAGCACCTTCCAATATTAACCCTGCTTCCTGATATGCAGTCATCTTACACGCTAATACTTTATCTTTTGTACTAACCTGCTCTACATCTGCAAGAGGGTCATCCATTGTAAATTGACGTAGTTCACCATTGTTATCTTTTGCATAAATCATTAGTTATTCTCCAATTCATATTTACCACCATCTTTACAGTAGATGTAGTCATCTCCAATCTTTTCCCATTCACCGTTACTACATTTACTAACAGCTTCTACAGATTGTTCATATGTTACAGGGTGTGTCATATCAGTCAACTCCCTACCTAATACCGCACCTAAAAGCGCAACGACAGCCCCAATAATAATACCTGTTTCAAAGTGTTTCATAGTTATTCTCCTCAGTATGTAACTTCTTCTGTTAATAAAGTCACCTCGTCCTCTGACACACAGAAGGCTGTGATCTGGTAGTAATTATTAGCTGAATCACAAGGTGTTAAGTAAGGTACATGATCTGGGAAAAATGTATACTCACCACCTTTATAACCACTGATAGGTCTATAAATGCCGTTGCTAATAATTCTACTGAAATCTTCTCCAGTACATTCACCCTCTTTACTATAAAGGATAGCAGGTGTGTCATAACTCCCTCTCCAACTGATAATCTCCTCTGGAACAAACTCTTTAAAGTCAATTACAATGGTAAATTTGTGGAAAGGGTATTTATCACCTAAAGATTGCAAGTCGCATAATTCCATAATATTTCTCCTAATTAAAATTTGAACACTGTTTCAAGATGTTTAAATGGTATACAACCTTTTCATAATAGTCAATCCCTCTTTTCAAATATTTTTCACTTCTTCAAATCCTCTTTATAAAATAAGTGATTATCAATCCTTACAATAATATTACCTTCGTTAGCCCAAAGGGGATTCACTTTTACAGAATGATAAAATAAACTTCCATCAGTGATGTCAACGTAAGGGTACTCTTTATCATCAATACCAAGAACATAACTTGCAATATGAATCGCATTATTCCAAGCTTTTAAATCTTTCACTTTATCAGATAATCCATCACTGTGCCATGAGAATTGATACTTTTGATACACAACATTTGTAATATCATCAGGAAATCTATTTGATTGTACCCTATTGAGTGTCACTAATGCAACTGCAATTTTCCCTGCTCGTGACTCTCCTCTCGCCTCAAAGTAGACGTTACATGCTAAACTAGTTAATTCTGTCTGCCTATCAGAGTACTCACAAGAATGTATGTATTCCTTTCCAAATACAGCTTCTGAGAAGCACAGACAAGCTAAAATAATATTAACCAATACAAACACTTTCCAGAAAGATTTACGTTCGTTAGAGAGCCTTTTAGCTTCATATTTAATCATAATCAATCCACCAACTTTACATAATGAGATTGAACTTTAACGTAAGGAGCTTTCTTCAACTTCTGTAATTTAACCTGTTCAACAAGTTTACTTCTTAAAGCTTTACTCCACACATGATAAGGGATGTGAAGCTTAAATTTAAAATCTAGTACATCAATAAAGTCATTACCAACTTGTCGATACATAACACCATTATGCAAACGTTGCGCATCTTGGAAACTGATGAATTGTGGGAAATGGATGTCATGATTACCTATGTATTCAAATCCGCTTAGGCCAGCTATTTTAAAATGTTCAACGTTTGCGATTACATAACCTAAAGCACTCATAAACACTTTAAGACTATCTATCTGTAGTTGTACTGTGTGAATTGGTTTTTCACGTAATGCAAGTTCTTGTTTAAAACTGGTTGTGTAATATTTTTTGTTCATAAATCTTCTCCATGTAAAATTGTCATTAATAATTCATATCTTTCCATTGACATTTGAATTGATAATGTTAGCTCTACCTTATCGGGCTGTTTGTAAATAATATTGCCTTCTTTATGCCCCTTCATAGTTATAACATCAACTCCACTTTTTAATGTGTTTAAGTTTTCATCTGTATCATTCCTTAATTCAGTTAAGAAACTTTTTACATACCTCATACATATCTCTCCATTTCTAAAGGTGAAAGCCTCTCGTCGTGTTTATACCATATATTCTCATCTTTCACAATAACTAATTCACCAAGGGCATTATACCAGTTATCTTTCACAGAATGTTTTCTTAGGTCGTGAAATAGTATCAAATATTTAGCATCATCTTCTGTTACTCTATTAAAAATCATACATATCTCTCCGATAAAAGTTCTGGACTAACAACAGGTATATTTAGTAAATCCCAATCGTACATATCGATAATTTCATAAATCATATCTTCTGCCAAAACAGGATCATCTTCATTCCAAAGCTGATAATATTTAGGGTAAAATGATTCTGCTTGTTGTCCAAGTTTTTTTTTTTTTAATGTTAAGCTTAGAAACATCTGCCCCAAACGGTATGTCCCTTTCGAATAATTCTTCACCCAAAAGTTTTTGATATCGAAATATGGGATATGTTTAGTCATGCTTGGTCACCTCGCAATAATCATTAATATACTCTTCTTTAGCTTGATTGTAATAAACAGTGTCTTTCTTCCAGAACAATAAATCTTCAATAATACGTTCCAACCTTTGTACACGAAGTTCCGTTTGGTGTAAGATTTCATACTTTTTAATGTCAGGGTTGCTGTGGAAGTCAGCTTTCTTTGTTAGACGTTGTTTCATAATCACCTACCTCAAATAAATTTAACTGTTAAAATAAATACACTTGCTAACCAACACCAATCAATTACTCTTCCCAAAATGGCTTGGTTAAGACTCTTATTTACAATTAGACTTTTAAAGTAGGTGATGTAATTCTTACAACTAAAACCTGTCAAAGCAAAAGTCACACCTACCCAAACCAACCATACCAATTCTAAACCTTTTAAAAATTCAATCATAGTTATCTCCTGTTCATTTATTCTGAACGTATCCTGAAAGTGAACACGTTTTGATTAAGATGCTACTCATTATAAGAGTAATGATTTCCTTGTCAAGCAATAATATTAAATATTTTAAATTAAATTTATGTTTGACATTGTTATTGTTAGTGTGTAGGATTGTTGGTAGAGATTAATTATGAGGAGGAGATATGAGTAATTTTAAGAAAGGTGATTTGGTTGAGATTGTTAACCACCCAACAAGGGTTGATTTACTAGGTGAAAGATTCACTTTGTGTAAGGGAGGTTACAAGAACCTTTTAGATTTTGACGGGAAAAGCGTAACATGTAAATTTGTTTGGGAAACCCCATTTAAAAGTATACTAGAAGAGTTTAAGGACAGAAACATTCACTTATCTGAAGAGTTTTTAAAGAAGGTTAACCCAGACGGAGACAACTTATCAGAACTTACATTCGATGAGTTAATGAATGACCTAAGATACAACAAACAAAAGGAAAAAGCTAATGAGCATGAATGAGTATTACAATTCAGAAAAGATGTACACATTACCAAAGTTTCGCCTGACATACACAATTACCTCTGAAGATGGAGTGGTGGAGAAAGTGAAAGAAGTTTCAGCGAAAGGAGTTGACAAGGCGAAAGCTATTGTGTACATTAGCGAAGGTGTAGAGGGTGTTCCTTCTAGCAAGATTAAATTTGTAAAAGAGGAGATTGTGTGATGAAGAAGTTTAGCGAGAATTTTTATACTGATGATTTTGATCAAGAGATGTTGGATTTTATTGAGGAGAATTATAATGTTGATACAGTCAATGGGTGGTATGTTAAGAGGTGTTTAAGTTACCACTTCTACGATAACGATTTTTATGTGTCAGAATATTTAGGTCATGGTGTATATTTAACAAAACAACAATTCAAGGAGAAAATTGGTATGACGAATAAAGATACATTTACAAAAGATGATTTAGTAGCTGGTAAACATGTGGTGGAGTGTAGAAATGGTAGTCGGTATGTTGTCCTAGAAGATAATGTACTCTTAGAATTAGGAGATTTAGGTTGGGAAGGATTAGATGATTTTGAAGAGGATTTACTTTTTGGTCGTGACAATTCTGATGAATGGGATATTGTCAAAGTTTATCGAGTTCAGTACAAAAATATCCACCTTAGGAAAGATTTACCTCTCGTATGGGAACGTAAAGAAAAATCTGAAGAGCCAGTGAAATCTGAAGCACAATTGCAATATGAAGAATGTCAAGCTAAGATGGATGAGCTTCAAAAAGAGTTATCTGCTTTAAAGGAAAAACTATGAACATTGAGAAAATTATCAACTCTGGTAAAATCACTCTTGATGAGAAAACTGTAATTTTGCAAAAGCAACGTTTCATCACAGATACATATCCTGATAAGATTCGTGCTTTGCAACTAGAGATTATTGAGTTGCAACAAGCTGTTTCAGATGCAAAGGATATTTGTGAGAAAGTGAGTGCTTTGGAAGTAAAAGGTTAATTTATGGAAGCAATAATCTTCTCATTCAAAGTGTTGGTGACAATCTACCTCTTGATTATTTGTTTTCTTGAGGATAAACATTATTATGGAAAGGTAGGATTCTTATCAGAGATTCTTTGGTGGGGAGTGTTTGTTGTGTTGGTGTATTTTATCTGGAGGTGATTAATGGCACATTACACTTATAAAGATTTATGTTATGGTATTCCTGCTCCTTATGAGGAAACATTTGAAGAAAAGTATGATCGTGCATTCGATTATGATTCTAATTACAATGGTGATTATTGGACTATTGCAAGTGATTATGTCACTGACTTGGAGAAAAGGATTAGTGAATATCAAGAGTTAGTTGATATGGATATGGGAAGTGCTATTGATAAACTTATTGAATTGAGTAGTAAAGAGGTTTGGGAGGATTGATCATGCCATTAGACCACGGATACACTTGTCCATCATTAGATAAATTAATTGATGAAGCTAAGGATATTATTCATGAACAGATTACTGGTATTGTATTAGAGAATAATCCTTTCTTAGATGAGTATGATTTACCTGTTAGTGTTAAGACTTATATCAAGGATGCATCTGATGCGATGTATGAAGCGTTAGAGGATGTGTTTGAGGGATGCCGTACTATTAATGAGGATATCAGAGCTTGTGCTGACAGGCAGATTGATCACCTTGAGAGTAGGGTTGAAGATTTAGAATATGAGTTGAAGGAGTGGGAGAATGAGTAAATTAACAGTAACCTTAGAATATGAAAACAAGGATGATCCTTTAGTGAAACAACTTATGGAAAACTTTGCTAGTGATAGGAATGAAAAAGGTGGTGCAATTGTTTACGCTATGGCAAGAGAAGATTTGTTTCAAAAGATAGAGACTATTGAAGAAGTTCTTGGTGATTGGGATATGACCAGTGGTGAGAAGTTGAGCATGATTCGGGAGGTGTTGTGATGGAATTAGATAAATCTAAAATCAAAGCTTTATTCATGGAAGGATTATCTTGTCGTACTTCTGAAGATGATGTAAACAGTTTGGATGTAGGTTTTATGTCAGTGCAGGAATACCTTAAAAGTTGTATTCCTGCTAAGGAAAGTGTGATAATCTATGATATACTCTTCGAACTAAATAGTTATATCAGTGATATAGGATTGCAAAAGGCTTTGAATGATTATTTGTATAGCGGAGAACGTAGAGTGGTTGGTGAATCTACTATAACACACATTAACAACCTTATTAAGGTATGCGAATATAAATTTTATTATGAAGGTGGGCAAGCTTTAGAAGAATATTTTGAAGATGCTTGGAGATTTTATTATGGAAAATAATCTTATCAACGACGAACATATATTAGCTTTTGTGAAGATATACAAACAGCCGAGAGCAAGTCTTCTTATCGCAGAGGGAGTCGATCTACATCAACAATTTGCTAATGAACTGGGTATAGATAGGCAATCTGCGAAAGAGTTGTGTCACCGTATTAATTATAGTTTTGATATGAGGGTGTTTTGATGAGTAAAACAGTTTACAAATACACAGATGATTCATGGTTCGATGGAAGTGAGGATTGTGCTTGTTGCAGTGGGTTAGAGTTTGAATGTTATAATGCAGTTGGTTGGGAACAAAATGGTAGTGCAACAAGTTTGTGGAATTTATACGTTGATGTGATAGTTGCACACAAAGCTAAAGAGTATGGAGTGAGTGTTGATCGTCTAGATGGAGATGCCTATTATTTATATGAGGGATTAACTTTGCAAGAGTTAATGACTTTGTGCGAAAGATTGGATATTGTTTTGGAGGAGGTGGAATGATTTTAGTGGGAGGTGGTTTTGAGTGATGTTAAAGTTGGTAGTTGTGTCTATTCACATACAAATCTTACTGGATATGGTATTATAGTAGAGATAAAGAAAAATTCTGAAGAATATTCTCATATTTTAGGAGAACATCAGTATGTAATTCTTACAGATTTCGGCAATATAGTTAGATTAACTTTAGATGAATTAGAAAATAATTATACTCATATTAGATATGATAATATAAGAGAACGTTTTCTTAGACAAAAAGAGTTATTACATGAAGCAGAGGAATATTTAAAAGATTTAAATATGTTATAGGAGAGTATTAATGGTTGAAGAAAGTTTTTTCATAAAGCATGAGTATTGTGTAGCTTCTGAGATGAAGAAACTAGGTATCAAGCGCCCTGATGGAGAAGATTATGAAGATTGTAATAGTAGTGATGGACATGCTATTTATGAATATGACAAAGAAGATGGCAGTGTAGGTTATTCTGGATATTGTTTTAGTTGTAATCAAAGTTTCAACGTTGATAATCTTGCAAAGAGTAGCTTGGCAAGTGAGTTAGGTTTATCCTCAGAAGGTTCTGTAGTTGAAAAGAAAGTTTTTGAAAGGAAAGATAAAAAACAAGTAATAACTAAAGATGAGGTAAAAGAAATCTTATCTTATGGCTATGAAGGGTTAGGTTATCGTGGCATCAAAGATGAATTCAGAAAGTTTTTTGGTCATGCCATAAAGGTAGTTAATGGAAAACCTGTAGCAGAGTGGTATCCTGAGACTAGAGATGGTAAGCTTACAGGTTATAAGAGTAGACACTTCCCTAAAAACTTTGGTTATGATAATAAAGGTTTAACTGGTATTAAATCTGATCTTAGTGGACAAGTAAAGTTTAAAGATAAGAATTTCCGAGACATATTATTAACAGGTGGAGAGGTCGATAAAGTATCTGCATACCAAATGTGGGTAGAAAACCAAAGAAATAAGTCTAAAAGGAAAGGTATAGAAACAGATGAATATGATTATATGCCTGTTGTCTCTGGTACTACAGGAGAAGGAAGTGTAGTTAATCAGATAAGAAATAATTATGATTTTATATGTTCTGCTGAGAATATTTATATAGGTTTAGATAATGATGAAGCAGGTATTTCTGCTATGGAAGATATTTGTGCTATACTACCTAAAGATAAATTGAAGATAATTAAATGGTCTAGAAAAGATCCCAATAGTTATATTCATAATCCAGAAGGTAAAGATTATTCTAAGCAATTTATATCTGATTTCTTTGCTGCAAAAGATTATGAGGATAGTGGGATTTTTGCTTCCAGTGGGTTAATGCCTTACATTAAAGAAGCCCTTAAACTTGATAGAATACCATTACCTGATTACATGGAAGGTTTACAAACCATGACTAAAGGTTCAGGTTTGATAAAAAATCGCTTGTACAACCTGATCGGTATTACATCTTGTGGGAAAAGTACACACGTTAATGCTATGGTACACCACTTCGCATTTCTACCTACAGAAAAATGTGCTGTTATTTCTTTAGAAGCAACAAAAGGTGAATATGGTGTTGATATACTATCTTTACATTTAGAGAAAAACTTGTATTGGGAAGAAGCAGATAATGTAATAGAATATTTAGATTCTCCTGAAGTATCCGAAAAGGCACAAGAACTTTTTATAGATGAGTACGGCGAAAGTAGGTTCTATGTAGTAGATGACAGGAAAGGAACTGTAGCATCTTTGGAAAAGTTGTGTGAAACTTTACGTAACAAATATGGTGTCACATTAATAGTGATAGATGTTCTTACTGATTTGCTTCGTGTAACTAACAATGAAGAACAAGCAAAACACCTAAACTGGCAAAGTAATTTTGTTAAAAGTGGTGTAACTATTATCAATGTTCTTCATACAAGAAAACTTGCATCTTCTACTAATGGAGTTCCTATTAAGGCTACAGAGTATGATGCCTACGGAAGTTCAATTTTTGTGCAAAAGGCTGCAGGTAATATTATTATAAATAGGAATAAAGAAGCACCTGATGATGATTGGATTGAAAAGAATACCACTTATGTTACTGTTGCTAAAATGCGACAAGGTAAGACGGGAGATACTGTCCCTTGGTTATATGATCCAGAAACAAGAAAATCTTATGACAGGAATAAATTCTTTGAAATGTATCCAGATAAACTTCCTCAAGGTTATGATCTATCTATAAGTAGTTTTGATAGAGCTTATTGGGAAGAAGGAGGAAGAGGTTGGGATGGTGTCGCTGATAATATATCTAAATACAAACCTTCAAAACCTAATAGAAAACAAGATCAACCTGTAGAAGATTGGTCTATTGAAGTAGAAGATGGTACTATTTTTTAAGTAGCATCTTATTTATGTAAACCATGATTAATTTATAGGAGAAATAATGCCAGATTGGTTAAAAGAAAAAATGAAAGATTGTGTAGGTAAAAGATTCCCTACTAATCAATTCGGTGAAGTAGAAGTAGTAGAGTATAAAGATTATAAGAATGTATTAGTGAAATTTATTAATACAGGGACACTATCTTGGTTTAGAGCAGATCATATTAAAAATGGCAGATGCAGAGATAAATATGCACCTACAGTTTTTGGTAAAGGGGTAGTAGGGGATAATGTAACCACGGTTAATGGTGTTACTACCAAACTTTACAACTTATGGAGCGGTATGCTAGAACGTTGCTATAGTGAAACATTTCATAAAAAATACCCTTCGTATAAAGATTGTAGTGTAACACCTGATTGGTGTTATCTAGATAATTTTAAAGTTTGGTTTGAAGAAAATTATAAAGAAGGTTTCGAATTAGACAAAGACCTTTTAGTGTATAATAATAAAATGTATTCACCTGAAACATGTGTATTTGTCCCAAAAACTTTAAACAATTTAATAAAATATAATAAAACCCTTAAGAAAAGGAATTTACCCACAAGCGTAGTGGAATATAGTGGGAAATACTATAGTTATACTTCAGACAAACAATGTCTAGGAGGTTTTTCTACACCAGAAGAAGCTTTCAAGGTATACAAAAATTGGAAGGAAGATAGGATAAAATGTTTAGCTGAAAAATACTATAAAGATTGTAGTATTCCAGAAAATCTTTTCAAAGCTTTAATTTCTTATGAGGTGAAAGATTATGTTTAATATTGATAAAAGTAAGTACACAAATCGTATATTACACGCAGACATAGAGGCAAGAGGATATCTTGATGTTGTTAAATCAGATAAAGATGTGTGGTGTTTGGTTAGCAGAGATGATGAGACTGATGAAGTTTTTATCTTCCACGATTACCCAGAATATGATAATAAAGAAGTGTTTGATCAAGGGAAAACTTACACTATACCACCTAGAACAGGTACTCTACTTGATGGTGTCAGGTTTTGGTATTTAGCTGGTAAGAACGGAAGTAAATTATCTGTACACAACTGCTTCACATATGATAAACCTTTGGTTGAGAAAATATGGCCTAAATGTAAGATAGATGATGATGTTTGGATAGACACTTTTATACAAAGTAAAATACAATGGTTTGACAGACCTCAACGAAAAGGATCTAAATCTCCACACGGTTTACTTAACTACTCTTTAATGGAAGGTAATAAGAAACCTGATATAGAAGATTTCAGTGTTATGAATGCTTTTATGCTACATCGTTGTATTATCGACACTAAGACCCAAAAGTTTGCACATAATTATCTCAAAAAAGAAAGAGACATGTTGAAAGATAGGTTAGGTATTGATATGACTGAGGCTTACAAAATGGAGGTTGAGTATACTAAAAATTGTCATGAGCAAGAGCAGGTAGGTGTGCTAGCAGATAAGGATCATATGATTAAGTGTATTACTGAGTGGGACAGTAAAGCTAAAGAAATACAAGATTTTATAGAACCTATATTACCTCCTACAATAAAAGTGTCCGGAGGAAAGATTAGTCGTGTTGAGATGGCTGCGTTGTTTGGATATGATACTTCTGGTATGAAAGACCAAATTGAAATGGTTAAACGTGATGGAGAAATGGTAGAAGTTCCTGTTAAACCTTACTATAAACCTACCATGAATTTTCATACTACGAAGAAAGTAAATCAGTATTCTGCATTTAATATTTCTCACGGATTTAGCCCTAAGTTCGTTAAGAAGAATGACTTAATTAAATGGATTAAAAGTCAACATCCAGAAGGGGATAATGCGAAGCAGAAAGACTTAGCAGCTTTTGTTAAAGAGTGGGAAGTAACCAAGGACATTGAAGAAACAAAACTACTAAATAAAAATACTTGTGATTATTTTGAAGTTGAACCAGAAGACACTGATATTATTGTAGGCGCTCATACTAAGATTAAATTTGTTGCAAGTAAACTGACACAGCATGAAGTTGTTAAAGGTTACTTAATAAAGAAAGGTCTTAAAGAAGTTTCTGAATGGAATTTTAAAAAGGATTCAGAAGGAGGCTTCTTAAAAGCAGAGGAAGATACTGTTATAAGTTACCCTCCTAAAGCTTCAAAAGAAAATCAGTTACATTACAAAGTTAAGAAAGGAGATTTATTAGTAAGTAGCCCTAAAGTCTCTGAAAAGGATTATGATCAACTTACAGATGAAAACGCTAAACGTGTTGGTGAGTATAATACTACGGTGCATAGGAGACGTTTCATATCTAACCCTACTGATGAAGATAAGGGCTTGATGGCTTACATAAGGGAAGATGGTAGACTACCTTGTGGTATAAACAATTTTTCAACTAGTAGTGGTCGTGGGTCACACAGGGTCTGGGTGAATGCCGCAGGTGAGGGGAGTATGTACGGGGAGGAAATACGTAAGATCCTGATAGCTCCAGAAGGCCGAAGGCTAGTAGGTGCGGACATGGCTAGTGCTCAGCTCGCAATACTCTCATTCTATGCAAGGAATGCTGAATATTATGAAGCTGTTGCATCAGGTTTAGAATTAGACAAGGATGAAGATGGTAATGAATTCTACGTTGGTATGAGTGCCCATTGCCACTCTGCTAGGAATTTTGGTATGGTTAGTACTGAGGAATTTGAGAGAGCTGTAAAGACACAAGACCCTGAGCTTATACATAGTATAAGTTTACGTAGGAAAAAGAGTAAGGGTGCCTCTTTCGGAGTATGTTTCGGATGTTCTGGTAAAAAATTAGCAGGTATGTTAGGTATACCTGAATCCGAAGGTAATGCGAAAAAGAACATGTTCTTATCCAGAATGGGTTTACAGGGAATAATAGATTGGGGTGAAAAATATAAAGACTCTTTTAAAAGGGGGAAAGGTTTTTACTTACCCCTACCTTTTGGTTACTGGGCTTGGTGTGACTCAACCCATAAAATTTGTAATTTTTTAGCTCAAGGGGCTGAAGCTGCTTGTCAAAAAGTTGCTGTAAATTATTTTAATAAGGAAGTGGTTAAAAGAGGTTTAGATGCCTTTAAAGTATTAGACTACCATAAAAACATTGTGGCTTGTTGCTGAAAAGTGACTCGAAGAATCCCGTTAATTCAGGGAAACCTTAGCTAGACTTATAATTACTGTTGGGATAACAGGTGTTACTTAGTTAGTAGAAGGTAATCCTGAGCATTTACTATTAGTAGGTGTGCAGAGGTCAGAACGTAGTTGTTCGTAGGGTACAAGTGTATTCGAAAAGCGGGAAACCTAAACGTATTTACGTAGGTTATGATATGATCCGATTCTACTAGAAATAGTAGCAGGTTTACGCCCTGATAAGTTTTTGGATGAGTTTCTCGTAGAAGCTTCTGACGAAGATGCAGAAGCTGCTGGTAAATTGATGTGTGAAGCATATGAGTATGCAAGCAATAAATGTTACGAGTGGTATAAGGATAATCCAGATAAATTCCCTAATATTGAAGGAGGTGTTTTGTTCGCCTTTAATTTAGATGGTGGTTACAAGGTGTCAGATTTAGGTAATAAAGGTAATTACTTACAGACACATTAATATTATTAGGGCTTGATAAAAGCCCTTTCACTATGTTATAATATAACTATGAGGTAAATAGATATGTATAAGACTTCAGAAGAGGTTTTTGAAAAGCTCAAATCTGGTGAAGTGAAAATTCAAACGGTGACTAGGAATATGAACAAACACTTGCATAAGAAAAATATTGACCAATGGATGCTATTTGCGAAAGCAAAGGCTTTATATAAGATGTGGGAGTTGGATTATGGTAGCCGATAATTTTATAGGTAGTAGGTTATGTACTGGAAAAGGTGTGTTAGAGGTTAAGGAAATAAGTCACAAGGTGAATTATATAAAAAGCTACATTTTAACATGTAATGTTTGCTCCCAAGATGAGGAACTTTGGCCTTATGGTAGTATCATCTCTACTAAAGGACGTCTTAGTAAAGGGCAATTCCCGTGCGGTTGTTCAGGGAATACTAGATGGAGCGAATAACAGTGGATTGTTAGGATAAACAGGTCTTGCGATAAACTAGGTTACCAGTTTTTAGGGTTTGTTGGGAATACTTGGACAGGAAAAGATACTCTACTGGTTTTGAAGAACCCTTCATCAGGAAATATCTGGGAGAAATCTGCCAACAACTTGGTTAACCGTGGTAAAGGTGACCCAGCAGAAAGCGTTAAATTAAGAAGTATTGGTAGAACACATGATGAAGCGCTTATGGTCGAAAGGTTTGTTGATTCTGGAAATTTCATTAAGGGATGCACCTTTAAAAGGTTGTCTGTAGGAAAAGGAAGGGGAAGATGGCTATTCGAGTGTCCTTTATGTAAAGATGATGAATATGTCTCTAATTGTGGTAGCAAAAGTGCATTCGTTACGTCAGGATCTTCTCTGTTAAATGGTAGCTTACCCTGTCGTTGCTCAAAAGGCTATAAATGGGGGAAGGAAGAAATGCTGTACAGAGTTGAGAAATTACTGACAGAAAGAGGTGATACTTACATTGGTGTAGAGGGTAAGTATAATGGAAGTAAAACCCCTATAGCTTGGGTAAGCGGTAAGTGTAATCATATCAATAAAACCTCTATAAACAAGATCTTAAACGGTCAGAGATGTAGTACCTGTTTCACAGGTGGATTCAAAAACACTGAATCTGGTACATTATATGTAGTCTTATGGGAATTCAAAAACTGCTCCTATATTAAATATGGAATTACCAATATAGATACTAGGTCTAGATGTATAAGGCATAAGAGAGGTTCCAAAGAAGACCCTGATTTTAAAATATTGTATGAATTTCATTCTGAGGACGGGAATGAAATTTCGGAATGTGAGAAGTCTATCAAGAAATATTTCTCCGAACACCCCAGTTGTCCTGCATCCTTATTACCTGAGGGATTTACCGAAACTATAGTGTATACCGAAGATAGCTTAGGTAAACTATTAGAAATCATATCAACATTCAACCTACAACCCCACACCACCTAACCCCGCAAGTCTACAAATATGACACAAATAAGAGTCACTTTTGTAGACTTACTCCCTTCTCCCAAAATACCTTCTCCCAAAAATAATCAATTATATTCCCTATCCCCCTCTTGACAAGTTATCTCCTTCTGCTAATATCACTCTTGTTGAAAACAAACATACTTTAAATTTAACAGGAGAAACTTATGACTAAATATATTATTAAATTCGATGACCAAACACATCTTACCAAACCTGACGCTGAATTATATGGTAATTTCTTAAGCGATCATAAATATAGTCAATTTGATCGTTCTATGGCACAACAATTCTCATGTGAACTGTCCGCTATTTTGGTGTCTAAAATTGTTGGCGGAAAAGTTGTTACTCTTGATACCAACGAACGTTATAAACTAGGTAAAACTTACTTCACTATTGGAGGACAGGAAGCTGAAGTTGTAGGTGTACATGAGGAACGTAAAGGTTATGAAACAGTTGTGGTACAATTATCTAATGGTCGTCAAGGGGGTAGATATAATCGTACTAATGGTGGATGGGATAATGGACGTACAACAGGTAGTAAATGGACAAAAGATTGCTTACGCTATCCACCAGAGGAAGTTTATAAATAAAATTAAAATTCCTCTTGACATCAACCTTGATATGGTTAAAAATTACATCACTAACCAACTTGGTGTAGATTATAAATTTAACTTTTAAACAGGAGAAACACTATGAAAGATAAAATTAAACTCATCGCAACAGCCGTTCTTGTTCTCACCATTATGACTATTTTTGTAATAAGTTTACGTAGTCTTGTGGTAAACATTTCGAAAGAGGTAACACCTTACTTAGAACGTTCAGCTCAATGCAAATCTCTTGGAGGTGAATATGGATCTGATAAATGTTATGTTAATGGTAAAGAAGTGGTATTAGAGAAATAACTAGGAGAATAATTATGACTGATGAAGAACTTAAATTAGTATCTCACCGTGTATTAGGTATGGAACACTATCAAGATGAGGTTCAATATATTTGCGAAGGTGATGCAGATTGTGCTGAGGTAATCTCACTCTTACAAGACAACTCTATAACTGGAAAGGATCGTACTAATCTAAAAGAAATAGCTTTTCCTTTTCTACATGGAACTTCTAGGCAGAATATGATTACCTACTCTAGTGCTAGAGCTGGAGGTACTAGTATGCGAAGTATAGGGCGACTACACACCTTCGTGAATATGTATGGTTCTCGTTATAAGTATATCCCTACAAAAGTTAAGAAGGGTTTTGGTAAAGGTAAACCTAGATTACAAAAGGTAATCACCAAATCAAGGAATAGTTTTGATAATTTAACTTGGTTAGATGGAAAGTGACACTATGAATGATACCATACTAGAAGCTATCTTAGCTAGAAGAAAATTCACCCATGTAGGTAGTGAGGATGCCTATGTAAAACAGGTTATGTACTATCGTATGAATAAGTTGTTGACAGATGTTAAAACCTTGGGTAAGATTGTTGAAAAATTGAAATGAGGAGAAATATTATGTCAGAAATTAAAACCTATTTAAAAGTCACTGTTGATACTAATGACGGCGATTATGAAGTATGTAAAACGCTTTTAACAAAGGATAATCAACATCAAGTGGAGTTGTTCTTGGAAAAGATTAAACTTTTAGATAACTACCTTGAGGACAACTACCATTACTTAGATGGTGAGAAAGTTTTCACAGGTAAAATATTAAAATTCGGTCATAATCGTATTGGACATACTTTATGTTTTGAGGAGTGCCTCTTAAAAGGTCTTGTTTACACGGATGGGTATTTTGGGGAGGAAGTTCTAACAACAGAGGAAGTTTATGAAGAAGGTTTAATCCTCCAAGAAGATTATGATATCCTTACAGAGTTCCTTCCAATGTATGTTAATGATGGTTATGGATTCCATACGATTATTTCCATTGAAATTGTAGAAGAGTATGTTAAAGTTTTGAAGACTAATTATTTGGAGACATTATGACCAACTTAACAAAAGAACAAACAATTGAACAATTATGCGAATTAGCTTCCACTGTTGGAGCTATTAAATTTAATAATAGTATCTATCATGATTGTTTTTGTAGTGTGGTAGATGGTAAGTTTTACGGGAGTTTCCAGTTCGATCAAGCAATTATTGATTATATCAAGGAAGCTGTTGTTGAGAAGTTATATGATGAGGAGAAATATTTATGAGTATTAAGATTGTAGAGGGTAACGTTGTTGACGCTGTCCTTAAAGGTGAATGTCATTTTATGTTACACATTTCGAATGCGCAAAAAGTTATGGGAAGTGGTGTAGCTAAGGAGGTTAAGGAACGTATCCCTAGTGCATACACTAACTACATGGAAAAACCTAAGAATGTACCTAACATTTCTTTTAGTGATAACCTGAATTGTGTAAATCTCACTGCACAACAATATTACGGATATGACCGAAAACGCTATTTAAAATATGATTGGCTCATTCATTGTTTGTTTGCACTAGTGGATTATGATTTTGAGTTACAGGATAATTTTGACACTGGTAACTTGAAGATTGCAATTCCGTACCTTATGGGATGTGATCGTGCTGGAGGTGATTGGGAAACTGTTTGTGAAATTCTCCGAGCGTTCTTAGGTCACCATGAAATTATTGCTTACAAATTATAGGAGCAAAACAATGATTAAAATGTCATGTAATAATAAAGATATCCCTGTTAACAAGGTGACTTTCAGTGATGGGGCGTTTACGTTTAAAGTTGACCTCCCTCGTGATGCTAAATATATTTGGGTGGTTGTTGATCCTTCTACTCCAGTGAGTATTATTCGTGAAGAGTTATCATTGATCACAGATTGTATTTATCAGTATGGAAAGGATTATTTTGACATCGATGTACCTATGTATTTAAGCTTGGATTATATGCCTCATTCGCGCTGTGACAGAAAGTTTGAACAAGGTAACCCTATTGCACTAGAAGACTTCTGCGACTACGTAGAACATCATCTGTGTGGTTATGATAAGATTTATACATGTGACTTACACAATGATTATTACCCTAAGCTTATTTTCAAGGATAAACTTATTGAGAAAAGCCAATTAGAATGCTTCAAGCATAGCTTACACTTCGACACCAAGAAAGATTGGGATTGTGTACTTAGTGTGGATAAAGGTAGTCGTAAGAAAGCAGCTAAGATTGCAGAATATTTGAATGTCCCAGTATACAATTGTGAGAAGGAGCGAGATATTTCAACAGGACGTATTATTAAGAGTGAACTACCTGATGTAGATTTTTCTGGTAAGAATGTTCTTATCCCAGATGACCTATCAGACGGAGCAGGTTCTTTCGTGGGGTTAGCTTCACAATTGAAAGAGGCCGGGGCAAAAAGAGTTGACTTATATGTCACACATGCTATCTTTGCAAAAGGTTTAGACGTTTGTAAAGGAAGTATTGATAACATCTACTGCTACCATGTGGTAGGTAATTATATTAACAAAGAAGATATTATGAAGTTTAATTTAAGAGAGGAGAAAAATGGCAGACGAAATTTGGAAAGATATGTACGGGATTTTTGAAGATCACTATCAAGTATCTAACTTAGGTAGGGTAAGAAGCAAAGACAGGACTATACTATGTTCTAATGGAAACTATATGCACCTTAAGGGGAAGATATTAGCACAAGAACATCATAAGACGAATTGCTATCGAGTTAGGTTATGTGTTAGAACTAAGAAATATAGTAAAAGTGTACATAGACTCGTTGCTATTGCTTTTATACCTAATCCAGATGGTAAACCAGAAGTTAATCATATAGATGGTAATAGGCTCAATAATAATTTAGAGAACTTAGAATGGGTTACTCAGCAAGAAAACATAGATCATGCCGTTGAAACAGGGCTTATAGACAATCCCTTCGGTAAAGCTGCTAGGAATTCTAGATTTGTTACTAAAGTTTATAAGGATGGTATCTTGGTCGCTGAAACTTATGGGCATAAAGAGTTAGAAGATTTAGGGTTTGACTACAGAAACGTTTATGCGTGTTTTGTAGGTAGACAGAAGACCCATAGAGGTCATACTTTTTCAAGAGAGGAAAAATAATTATGAAATTAGTATCACAGGCGCACGTAGTAGATGGATATAAACTTGACCACATTAGTCAGTATGTAGAAGGTACAGAATTAGTCTATTCTAATATGACACCACGTTCTAATCGTCTAGCTCGTGTTCTTAAAGAACATTTTGACGGTAAGATGATTTTCTTTGGTGCCCAAAAAGCTATTATCCAAATGAAAGATCTTTGGGATGAAACCTTTTTCTCTAAAGAGAAAGAAGATGTTATTGGTAAATATAGTAGACGTCTTAAGAATTATGTAGGTAAAGATTATGGGGATAAACAAATTGAGGCTATGAGTCGTTTACACGATCTGGGTTATCTTCCGCTAAGTATTAAAACTCTACCTGAAGGATGTTCGGTTAATATGGGCATTCCTACTATCACTATTAAAAATACTTTACCAGAGTTTTACTGGTTAACCAATTATTGCGAAACATACCTATCTAGTTCAGTTTGGCATATGTGTAATTCAGCTAGTTTATCTAAAGAGTACCGTAAGACCTCTGAACGATGGGCAAAAGTTACTGGGGCAGATCCTTTCTGGTGTGAAATATCGAACCACTGTTTCGCTGCAAGAGGTCATAGAGGACACTACGATGCTATTGATAGTGGCATGGCACATCTATTGTTTAGTGTAGGTACAGATACATTAGCTGCGATTGATGGTCTTGAAGATTACTACAAAGCTGATTCGGATAAAGAGTTAGTAGGTATTTCAGTTAACGCATTTGAACACGCAACTGCAACACAACGTATCGCATATTTTAGAGAGACTTTAGGATTCAATAATACACCTTTATCAGCAGAAGAGGCATCTATTAGAGATATTTGTCAAAACCTTTACCCTTCAGGTATAGTTTCTTACGTGGCAGACAGTGAAGATTATTACGGTGTGATTTCTGAAATTGCAAGTAATCTGAAGGATGTAATTTTATCCCGTGAAGAGGATAGTAATGGTATGTGTAAGTTTGTATTCAGACCAGACTCTAGTCCAAAAACACCTCTAGAAGTTATTTGTGGAGATCCTGATTCGGATAATGATCTTGAGTTAAAAGGTACTCTTCAAACCTTATGGGATATTTTTGGGGGTACTGTAAATGAAAAAGGTTATAAAGTGTTGAATCCTAAGGTTGGTGTTATCTATGGAGAAGCTCTGGATATAAACCTACAAGAAAAGGTTTACAGTACTATGGAGAAACAAGGTTGGTGCGTTAGTAATTTACTTCTTGGTGTAGGTAGTTGGGGTTTCTTAGATAGAAGTAGTAGAGACAGCTTTTCTCAAGCTTTGAAAGGTACACATTCTATTGTAAATGGAGAAGGTGTTAGTATGCAGAAAAATCCTAAAACTGCTGCTAACTCTAAAAAGTCTGCAAAAGGTTTACTACGTGTAGAAAAAGAAGGTGAAGATTATGTATTGTATGATCAACAAACACCAGAACAAGAATCACAAGGTGAGTTAAAAACTGTTTTCAAAGATGGTAAGCTTTTATACGAAACATCTCTTTCTGAGATCCGTCAACGTGTTAAAGAAAGCTTATAAGGAGAATACAAATGAATACTATGAATAAACATGCGGCACTATTAGGGTGTAAAGCAAAAGATAAGGTAACAGGTTATCAAGGAGTATTAACTAGTTTAAGCTTTGACCTGTACGGATGCGTACAATTTGTAATAACACCCCCACTAAAAGACGGTGAAATTCTAAGCGGAAGCTGGTTTGATGCAAATCGGATCGAAGTCTTAGATTACACCCCTGTCATGCAACAACCCGACTTTTCAAAAGGATACGTTGCAGAAGGTAATAAAGGTTGTGCAAATAAACCTATTCCTTAAGAACTTTATTAATACAAGCCCCTATTCAGTGGCTTTCCTTTTTCAAAAATAATCCCTTGACAAAGTTTCCCACATCCTCTAATATCACTCCTACACAAACAATATAAATGAGGAGAATGTTATGAACTATATCAAAGAACTCTATGAACAAAAGAAAGCTTCTGCAGAAAAACGTTTCATTAAATGGGAACTATCTTTAGAGGAATTCACACACCTTTACGCTTTGCGTAATACAGAAACATGCGCTTACAGTGGATCACCTTTTAATCTAACTGACCGAGATAGTGAAGATTACCCTAGTATTGAGAGAATTGATGACCTTGGAACATACTCTCTTTCAAATGTACTTCTTGTTTCAAGACGGGCTAATCTTTTAAAGGATCGTTACATTGATAAAGGTGTTTCTCAGAAAGGATTACCTGAAAAGGATTTACGTTTAATCCATCGGATTGAAAAGCTTATTTCAAATAAGGATGCACTTGCTGAGAAACAAATCCCTTATCTTGATATCAAAACCTCTTTGCAAAAAGAGAATCTTGAAAAAGCTAAACTCTTTAAAGAAAAGATGTTACGTTTACAAGAAGTGGAAGTTGCAGAAATGTACTCTAAGTTTGGCAGAACGATTGTTGATCAATGTGGCAAGGAGATGCCTCTAAGCTTCTCTCAGTTTAAAAGAAGTATTCTTCGTAAAACGTGTGAGCTTACAAACGAAGTGTTACCAGAGAAGCTTTCAGAGCGTTCTTTGTGGGTGAGAGATAAGAATCTTCCTGTTGATAGAAGTAATATTGTTACAACAACTAAAAATATTCAAGAAAGTCTTGACATGTTTGAAGTTAATAGTAAAATGAACCATAGTCAAATTGTTAAAATATTTAAAGGAGTTGTGAAATGAAACAATGGCAGCAAGAACAAACTTTAGAAGACTTGAAATTAGAATTAGATACGCTTTGTGAAGATATTTCACTCTACAAGCAACAGGACAACATTCACATCGATAACAGTGTTATTGAAGAAATGGAGCAACGTTTGGTAGATACATATCGTCATGCTGAAAAACGTGGGTTGGTGTATAATTTGGAGGATATGTGATGCAAAAAGATCCTATATTTTCACCTAAGTATTGGGTTATCCACGATAAACGTTTAGCAGATGTGTATCTTCAGACAGCTTCTAAGAGCCGTCAAGGAGCTGTTGATAACTTTTGCAATAAAGGATTGCTTGGGCTAGAATATTTCGGTGTGACACGTTACAAGACGATTGAGGAACTATTTCATGAAGATGATAATCTTGAAGCTATCCTTGTTGAAGTAAAACAAGTTCCATTGGTGGCGGAATGATTATGAATAAAATGTTATTGAAATTTATTTGCATAGTGTGTTTGTGCATAACAATCGTATACTTTACATGGCTGGGAATTATTTTAATAGGAGTGTTGACAGCAGTATATCTTGTTGTTAAGATTACTCTTGAGAAATATGGTAAACGTTTGTATCGTTATTTTGAAAATTTATTTAAATAGAGGAGAAGGTTATGAATATTGATATTATTGCTGCAGTGCCGATTTTATTGTGGGCTTTGAACATCGTTGTTGTTTTAGGCAGCTTACTTCTTGGATTCTGGTTACGGCATGGTACTGTTCTTGCTGATTACATACAGAAATTTAAATGGGGGTATAATTGGGATGGAGATGGTAGTGATTGGGCGTTTCAATTTGTAATAGGGGAAGGGTTTTGTGGTCTTATGGTATCTGCAATATTTACAGCACTAATCAAAGAAGGTATCGCATTACCTATAATTCTGGCAATTGGTATTATCCTTGCGCTAGTGTTTATTCCACGCTGGGTGATTGATATTTGCAAAGGTTTGAAAATGAACCATAAATCAGGTGATTTAGAAAAGTTATCAGAACTTGAGAAACAAATTGCAGAACTTAAACAGAAAGTGGAGAAATAATTATGAAAGATAAAACTATTATCATAGCATCTATCTTATTAGGTACTATTATTGGAACTAGTTCTTATATAGTGGATGAACTTCCAGAAGATGTGTCGTATTCAGAACAGTTCTTACTATCAAAAAGCTACGATCCCGATAAAGAATGTGTTGCCACTTTCGATAAAACCTTGTTAAAAGGTAAAACTGTACCAATTTTAAATGTAACTTCTGACAATAATGCTACTGTAAAATATGTTACTGACAATGGCTGGTTTTATTCAGAAGTGTTTAAAGATTTAAAATGTAGTTAGGTATTGACACCGTTTGTCAGTATGTTACAATAAATTCTCAGGAAACATATTTCATCAAGTCCGCTACGATTGAGAAGGATCATTGTTTGAAATGTGTTTGTTGTTAAAAGTACCTTTCATCATAGAGATATGATATTGGAGGAGAACCAATACATCTTGCAATGTCAAGGTTAGAATACTCATGGGAAACTTCCCGTTAATTAAATATTTATGTCCGAACGGACGTTAAGAGGTAATATAATATATGAAATTTGAAACACAACAAGGTACTGGTACATCTTCTTCTGCAACACCTGAACAATGGGAAGAGTGGAATGCTTTAGAATGGGCGCTTCTAGATTCAAAAGAACAACCTGTCACTAAGAAAGATGGTACTGTAGTAGAGAATGCAACTAAGAAAGTTAAAAAGGTAGTTGGTATTCCTCGTGTAATTGTTGACTGTGGATTACAACCACAACAAGATGCTTTTTATGATTGGAAAGGTGAGGCTGGTGAAGGTAGTACTCCAGATGGTTACTCTGATGAAGAGAAAGCTCATGTGGCTAAATACCCTGATAACTACTTCAAAACTGTGGATGGCAAACGCTTGCAATATAAGCCAGAACGTCCTACACAAGAAGTTGCTATCTATGTAGACTTCCCTAAGTTGAAAATGGATTATTCAAAACATCCTAATGAAAACTTACATAGTCTTGGTGAACAACCTTTACGTATCTGCATCAATGGTTATTTCAAAGATAATAAACGTAATGTAGAAGGTTTTGCACGTAAGTTTAAATTTGACCCTAATTATAAAACTGGTAAGCTATCCCCGAATAGTCCTATCTACAAACTATCTAAATCATTAGGTATTGCTGAAGAGTTTGAATCTTCTGGTTATGACTTTGATGTTTTTGGTAAAGGCGCGGCTATGTTTGAAGTTGTTTGTACTAATCGTAATGGTTATATCAACTTCGAGATTAAAGGTCATAGCGAGATTATTGATGTTGAAGTTGGTGATCAGGTTATTTCTCGCGAGAGTCAAATTCCTGATATTGAAACACCATTTAAAACGTTGATGATTAACCAAGATGATTATGAGGATTTGGACTTAGTACAATGGGTAAACTACAAGAAGGAGCTTAAAGCCGTATTACCTTCTATGAAAAGTTTCCAACCTAATGCTCAAAAGAATCCTGATTTCTGGTTAGGATGTGAGTGGAAGGATACCAAACTTAAAGCTCAGTTGGATAAAATTGCTGCGGATAGTGGTAGTGCTTCCCAATCTACTACTGATGCACCTTCGCAAGAGTCTGAAAAACCTGTTGTTGAAGACAAGTCATCGGAAAAAGCGGATAATATTGAACCTGTGATTGAATTTAGCGATGACATTCCTTTTTAATTACGGAGTAGAGAGCTTTCACAGGCTCTCTTATAACTATGAAAACAATATTTAGTGTAGGAGTTTCTGATTTGAAATATCAGAAAACCATAAATGAACTTGTTGACGGTAAAAAGAAAAGAGTTTGGATTTGTCCATTCTATGACAGGTGGTACAGTATGCTTAGAAGGTGTTATTCTTCTGTATACCAAGCTAAACAACCTACTTACAAAGGTTGTTATGTCTGCGAAGAATGGTTAACATTTTCTAACTTCAAACAATGGATGGAAAACCAAGATTGGGAAGGGAAGGTATTGGATAAGGATATATTAGGTAATGGAAAGTTATACTCTCCTGAGAATTGTTGTTTTATAACCCAAAACTTAAATAACTTCCTTACTGACAGGGGTAATGATAGAGGGGATTTACCTTTAGGCGTTACTGAATTAAGAGGTAAGTACATAGCTCAATGTAAGAATCCTTTTAATAAGGATTCTAGAGGTTACTTGGGTAGTTTCTCTTCTCCTTGTGAAGCCTACAAAGAGTATTACAGGGTGAAGAAGTCTTATGCTCACAAGTTGGCTAAACAACAAGATGACTTTAGGATAAGAGATGCCCTTATCGCGCGATTCCCATAGATGAAAGTTTATGGCTTTTGCAGGTAATGCTGCGGGTATGTGTAACGAACATATTGAACTTTGATTCCGTTTTAATCAATTACTAGTATAAGCACCTTCGGGTGCTTTTATTTTACCTACGAAACATATCCCCTCTGTAATCAATTCTAAACCTATAAAACCAATAACCCTAAATAACATACTACTTCTACTGTAAAACCTCTCACACTTTATTACAGACAATAAAAAGCGACTATAAAAGCCGCTTCTAAAGATATCACTCTTTGATTTCAATCTTGTTATCCATAACAACTGTCTGGTTATCAATTAAATACCGTACCAGATCAAATCCTGCCTCTGGTACGGAACTTCCTTTCCCATACATTTCTTCCAACTTAATATTAATCTCTTGATAACATTCATTAAGCTTAGAAATAGTGTTTTCATAAGTTGTTACTTCTGTTGAATATATATTTGGGAAGCATATCGCATTCCACTTCTCACCATCAAATTTATCCAAGTAGATAATAAGTTCATTACCATCACCAAAAGGGTCTTGTGGTCTTACCCTAAGATTGTCATTCTGAATAATAAATTCAAACATTATCGTATTCTCCAATACACTGTTGCGCCGCCGATAGTGTTCGTACTATTAGATTGTGGCTGATATCCCCCAAAAACACCTCTTTGGTAAATATGGACATCATTTCCCGTTGCAACAAATACAATACTCTCGTCAGGAGTTTTTGTGAAATCTATAATGGAAGTTGGTACAGGTTTCCAAGGAGCATAGTCTTCTTTATAGATAATTTGCCCTGTTGTATCTATATATTTAAATGCAGAGTTTGTATCAAAAAGTAGGAAACCATTTACACTAGAATCCCATTCAAATTGTGTAAAATCCAATTCAGAAGTTATAGTATCTAATAGAGTACCAGTTGTAGTATATTTATAAAAATCAAAGTTTTCCCCTGATTTCTTCATGTACAAGTATGTTCCATCAGTAGTCATATCTGTGAGGTCATCTGCACCACCTAAATCAAAACTAGCAACTTCTGAACCATCAGAGAGGTCGTACTTTCTAATAGGTCGATTGGTTACAGAGTGTTGGACATACATATATCCACCGATATAACTCATACATGTAGGCGTACCACTAATGTTTAAAGCATAATTTGCTCCTGCAGGTGTGCCATCATAGTTGAAATTCAATAAAGTATTATCGGAAAGTGCAGCCCATAAAAATCCACCACCTAAAGTAATAGTCTGTACTGTTTCAGAAACGTTCGGGGTAAATAGGTTACCTGTATTATAATATTTTATAGGGAAATTTGGATAGTTTGCAAAGTTAGTTTCCACTTCACCTGTTTTAAGATAAAGAACACCACCATCATTGATAAGTCTTTCCCTATCATCAAACTGTGCTGGAGAACCTACTGGTACAAAACCTCCACCACTCTTTATATCGCTAATCCGAATTGTCATATTAAATCCTCCATTCCGTACTACTGTGTTTATACACTACTATTGATCCCCATACACCTTCATCAAACAATAACGAAGTATCTGTAGTAGTAGATGAAATAATAGTATCTCCATTAACAGATGAGATGGATTGACTCTCATTCTTTGCATTTTCTGGTACTAAGATGTACACAGCCATATCATCAGGGACATTTTCCAGAGAAGGAAGTGTATATGCTGATGTATCTTCTAGAATATTTAACTGTGTAATATTTAGTTCACCATTTAAAGCTACAGAATTGACCTTAGATAAATCTGTTAAGTCGTCTTGTATTTCTGCTATTGTTACACCAACATTATCTAATTCATCGGTAACTTGCTTTAGAAGATTCTCTTTTGTAACCTTCTTATCTATACTTAAAGATATATCCCTAACTAGGAAAATATCCTCATCCAAAGGAGATAACTCCTCTGGAAGTTCATTTAATTTACTCATTGTTCGCCTTAATTATCTATCAAAGAGCCATCTGTACCTTCTGAACCGTAAGTAGGTGTGTAAACTACCCCTGAGACAGAATCAGTGTTTATATAAGAACGTTTAGTAGCAGTAACCGTCCCACCAGATAACATATTAGGAGACACCATCTTCAGATAAGAGTTTCTTGCAGTAACAACATCACTTGTATTATTAATAATTGTGGTATTTGTCGTTACCCCTGTGCTTCCATCTTCTAGAGTAATACCTTGCTCATTATTCTCGTACAAAGTATTTGTATCATTTATAGAACCAGCAGCATTCGAAGATATGACCCCTGATAATGAATTATCTCTAGAAATAGAACCAGAATCATTGCAAGTAGAGCCGTCAGATAAAGACTTACCATTCTTACCATTACCTGTAAAACTGCTTCCAATAATTTCTGATGAACTATTGAGTGTCAAGTTAAGTCCGTCATCACCATTACCACAGATAATCACCGTGTCCACTAAGCAACTACTGTTATTGAATACAGATAGTCCGTCAAGAATATTGCCTGTAGATAAACTAGATTCAGCACTAAAACTTCCATTATTGCTTGTATAAACTCCTTTAGCACCATTACCGATAATGTTTATACTTTTTGCTTCAAGAGAACTATTGTTTCTAATAACAGCACCGTTCCCGTGATTATTAACCACATTTAAACTCGTCTCTGCTTTTAATGAGCTAGAATTAGAAAGGACTACAGCATCACCATCCCAGCCAATTAGAGTTACATTACTACCTAGGCTGATAGGATTGTTACCGCTGTTATAAATACCCCGTAAATCTTTAGGATCAGAAGAAAAACTCCCATCCCAATCACCTACCAAAGCTATATTATCTAGGTTACCTATAGAACCTACAATACCGTCACATCCGTTAAAATTGAATACTGTTGAATATCTTGTATTAACTAAAGCTTTATTATTGGTTAGGTCGGATGTTATAGCTGCTTGTCTTATAGCGGTATCTGCTAAAACTGATAGAGAACCTGCAGTATTATAAAATTGATTAGTACCTCTTGACGGCACTACAGGAGAAGTCTTATCACTACTCCAATCGGAAACTACTGCACCTTGTGGTTTAACCCCTGTAAGAGCATCCCCATTTATGACTATCTTTTCACTGTAAGGGTGTTCTATAACAAGTGGTGTTAGGAAAGTGTATTCACCTCCTAAGCATTGTATAGTGACTGTAACGTCATCTGCTATAGGTTGCCCTTGTAACGATTCTAAAGCTTTATGTGGTGTAGCATAGGGGTTAAGTATAGTACCGTCACCTACAATATCTGATCCTGTTACAGACACATACACCACTGTATCTACTACAATAGTATTGTTAACTGTATCTAAGTAATCTATCCACTTTGAAATATTATCAAGAATCCAGTTAAAGTGAGATCTTAATATCGGTTGTTTTCTTTTATTACCTGATACCTCATATTCTGAGGAAGGTTTTTCTTTATTTGGAGCACCTGTTATAATATCATTTTCTAATACAGAAGCCCACTTAGGTTTATCCGTTGGTCTTGTTGCCATGTTATACCTTAACTTATAAATTTTCTATTGGTCTTGAATGTAATGCACCTTCTTCGTACAAAGGGTCTTCTGCTAAATAAGATTCTTCTATATAGTCAGCATCCGTTTCTACACTCAATATTAGCGGTGTTTCATTAGAGAGTATTAGAATACTATCATCACTCAAATCTAAGAAATCATCTGTATACACTTTATCATACGGGGTAAAGGCATTTAATATCGGTTGTAAAGAAGGATCTATAATATCAAGTTCACCGCCACCTAACTCTAAGAAGCCAAGTTCATAATATTCTGGTAAATCTTCATTTGTTTCTAATAACTCCTCATCCGCACAATAACCTATGTACCCTAAACTAACACCTGCAGGAAGTGCCTCTTGTATAAGATCCTTCAACTCTGTGGCTGGTATTTCGGGGGTTTTTATATAGATGTATATACTTGCAGGTTCGTGCATAAATATCTGAATAAAATAAGGACTTTCAACTTCCGTTAGAATTTCTTCTATATCAGAGATAGTGCCACTACTTTTATTGATAATAGTTCTTACAGATATTGCCACCCTATAGGAATCATCATCTCTCCCTATCCTAGCTTCTCCGACAATCTTACCTATTTGATCTAGCTGTACACCTACTGCATCACCAATGTTTCTGTTATTATATAAACTTGAAAAGGTATCCTCTAAAATAGATACCTCTTGTAAAAGAGATACCATCAAATCTGTAATATTTTTAGAATCTTTGAATCTGTAGAGGATCTTTTCTATTTGAGATGTTTGGTCTTTTGAAATATCCACAACACCTCCTTTAATTTATATTAGTTTCTGTGACGATAGTTCTGTTAGATGTTATTAGTGCTAATTCTCGGCTTCCCACTTCTACTCTGTCCTGAGTATATTCACCTACAGGGGATATATCTGTTTGAGATTTAGAATAGCTAGCAGTAACCCTAACTTCTCCAATACCAACAACGGCATTATAAATAACACTATTTAGACTAGAAGGTATTAAGTCTTGGTTTGGTTTTAAGGATTTTGAGTATTCTACTAAGGCATTTCTTATCAGCTCATCGCCATTAACAGGGAACTTATTAAACTCTTCATACCTTTCAAATTCTACTTTCAAGAAAATATAGACATTTTCAGGTCTTGTAAATGAGATAGGATATACACCACCCTGAGAACCTTCAACTCCTAGTTGTATATTCCCAAATGTTCTAATACCTGCTCCACCAGTATCTAAGATTGATTGTGCTATATCGATATCTTTACCACCAACTACAACAGCTTCATAAGACTTAGGAGGTTGTCCATTACTAAATGGTAGTATCGTGTTATTGATACTTAGTGATACACTATCTACTCCTGTAACTTCTGAGATGTTTTTCAGTAATGCGTCTGGAGTTGCTTTACCAATTACAGAAGATAATCCTTTCAATCTTGACCTTAAAGACTCATCACTCTCTTGTAATGAACCTCTGTCAAAATTTGTTGGGTTGGTGACAGAGATATTACCACTTACACTGCTTAATAAGTTAGTTGCTGTACCGCTGTTTATTACAACATCTCCAACAACTTCAGCTCTAAATAGAACTAGAGTTGAGAATCTACTAACAACTGTATCTGTATTTGTAGAAAACACTTGATTTTCAATAGTGTTTACTTTAACACTTAGGAAACCTGTTCCTGCTTCAGTTGTGTAATCTCCTGTAGCATCAATCTGAGATTTCAATACAGAGTATACAGTTGTTAAACTATCTGATGCAGTAGCTTCATACGAGAAACTGTCATTGCCAATGGTGATATAATACCTCTCACCAACAACAACTGTGCTTCCACTGTAATCAATAGTGAATGACCTAATTAGGTTTTTATTTAATGCTCTTGTCTCTAGGGAATATATGTTTTGTCCAGATGTGTTTTGTATTAGTGTAGATGTTGTTACATTCCCATCTCCATTTTGGAAAAACTCTACATACCCTGTTGAATACTCATCTGTCTTTCTTTTAGTGTTGAAGAACCCTGCTAGTCTATCTAGTGCAACACCTTCTGCATTATCTAAATCAAAAGAGTTCCACAGTTCTTCACCAAGCTCGTAAGCTTCTGCAATAGCTAAAAGAATAGGATTTACAATATTGTTAACTACTTTATTAGAAGTGTCTGTAATGATAATATTACTGTTATTGTCTTGTAGGCTTTGCTGAACATCCTCTACTAAATCTCTAAACCTCTTAGCTTCATAACCTGTTGAGGTTAAACCTGCCATATTAAATCTCCAAATTATTTACTGTCAGGACTTCTCCTGTTTCTATCAAAGCTTTGAAACTTACTGAATATTTATTTGTTGTTTTATTGAAATCTGTCTCATAGTAAGTTATTCTAGTGACATAAGTAGATTTCTTTATAGCGCCTTTAATGGCAAGATCTACCTCTGTTTTATTATTTCTTCTAGAGAGAATACCAATCCAATCAATACCCTCTGTTTGGTCAAGAAACCACTCCGTAAGGATAGTTGTTAGATTTATAAGTACACTTTGCCTTGCTAGTTCAAGTTTGGTTGTTGCTAAGGTTAGGTCACCTTCTGGAGTTACAACTATATCTCCGTCTTTAAGTAAATAATCATATGACATTATTCTAACCTTTTAATGAATTTATTCTACTTGCTATTGCTGTGAATTCAGCAGCGTTTGTAAGTGGTACTGGGCTTCCTCCTACAATAGTAGTTGTTTTACCTGTGTTACCAAGGAGAGCAGCTAACTCTTGTAATAAAGAAACAACTTCTTCACTACCGTTTGTCAGGACAATCTTCCCTGTACTTTCAACTTCCACTCTGCCACTTGATGTAGTAACCTTGTTACCATTACCATCTTCTAAAACTGTATTACCTTCTGAATCAAAGGTTAATGATGTCCCAGCGTCTTCTGTTTCAATAACAATACTTTTATCCGTATTTAACTTTACAGATGTTTTCTTCTGAACACCTTCTAACCAGATATCCCCTTCTGGGGTCATTGTCATTTTGGAGATGATTTCTTGAGACTTACCATTCTCATCTACCTTGTGAAAAACTGTCTCATAGTTAGTATCGCTCACTCCAAGCAACTTATCCTTACTATATAGACATGGTGTAGCGGTAGCATCTTTAAGTGCGTGAGAACGTCTTGTAGAAGGTGTAAGAACTTCCTGATATTTTGTTAACCATTCATCCAATGCCACCATCGAGCAATCTATCCAAACAGTGTCACCCTCTTTAATAGGATAAGAGGATATAACACCTCCACCACTAGGAAACTTTACTGGGACATTTGTAATGTTGCCAACCTCAACTGTGTCTCCATCTCTATACCTAAATCTAACACAGGGTTTAACTGTACAGAATTGATTACTATAGGTTATAACTCTTGCTGGAAAGCTGGTGAACATTTGTGTGTTGTTATCTGAGATACGTTCATCTATTAATTCTAGTACAATATTTGCATCAGACATTTTGTAACTCCATTGTGGTAAACCACTCTTCACCTTCATAGTTTAAATTGTGAGTAACCTTAACTACTTTGAAAGATCCTTTAGATTCACCTTCAACAGTAAGAGTTATAAAGCTTCCTACTTCTATTCTTCCATCAAGATAAGTTTTTAAAATGTAACCAGTATTTTGTTCTTGGTTATCTTTAGCGTTGTTATTTGTTGATACTGTTGACTCTTTTAGTGAAAGTATCTGATCATTTGTAAATGTAAAGTTACTTACTGTTTGTGTGTAGTTTTCAGGTTCAATATATAATTTTGAACTAGATAAGTAATAAGTGAACCCACATTCTTTACAAACCTTGCCTAAGCAAGTATCTAAATATCCAACAAGATTATAACCATTTTCTAATTTTATTTGGTCTGCTGGAAGGTCAACCCCTACACCTTGCAGAGTTTCTAAAGAACCTAAGTCTCTCCCTAAAGGTATACCATTCTCAGCATAAATGTTTGCTAAATCTTGAAGTATAGCTAAATATGAAACCTTGTCGGGGTAATCTCTACTCACCTTTACACTGGAAGTGGGGATATATCCGTCAGAAATTGAAATCTTTATAGAGCTAGTATCACCAGAAGTATCAACCTCTTTCTTGACAATTTGCCCCGCTAAGAGGATAGGTAATGAGGGAGTATCTTTGTAAGCTCCCTTTAATATTACGACACCATTTTTCCTGATAAACCTCAAATTATCATCTGACATACCCTTAACTTCTATATTAGATGTTTGAGAAGACCCTTTCTTATTAAGACTTCCTACTGTACATGTTAACTGTAATTCAGTAAAAATCTTTGCATCAAGTTCATCTACCGTCCTAAAGTCACCTTCCTTAGTGACTATTTTAGACGTATCTTGAGGGGTTATATTTTTAGCAGTGCTATCTATAACTGGAGGTGATGAAATGATCAGTTCATACTTTCTATCAAACTGTGCCATTCGCTTCTTCCACCTCCTCTGTAGTTGAGAACACTAGTGTATGTGTTTTATTTAAACCAAAGTTATTTCTACTAACTCTACTCTCTAAGAAAGACTCTATTGAAAGGTAACCTCCTAATACATCATCAAGAGAATACCTTGTCAATAGTTCCTTATTCGGCATAGCCTTTTCACCTAGTAATATACTATCCCCTTTTGAATCGAAGATAGATATTGTCCAATAATCAAATCTTGAGTTATATATGAACTTTAGTGTATAGGTTTTCTTTTTTAAAGTGACTGTTTGCTTGGAAGATGCAGCGTCTAACAATCCTATTCCAAGAGCCATAAATTACTCCTTATCCTGTTAATGTTACTGGGATTGTTGTTGCTTTAGGTGCTCTATACTGTGTAGGAGCATTACCACCATCTTCTGTTTCTGAAGTAGTATCCTTACTTACTGGGGCAGGGATTCTTGTTTCCTCTGCCGCCTCAGTAGTTCTTATCTGTTTGCAAGTTAATTCAACTCTCCAAGAAGACCTTCCTTCAGATTCAGATTTGCTAAACGATAACTTTTCTATAAGACAATTGTTTATCGGGTCTAACCTGTCATCTAAATTACAAGTTATAAAAAGTTTACCTTTTCTGACAGATTCCAACCCCTCAAGGTAATCCTCTGCTGTTGATAAACTTCCTGATTTTGCCCCGATTGATCTTATAGAAGATATGATACCATTATAACTTATTACTTGATTATAGGCAACTGCGTTATCAGAAACAACGGTTCTAACTTCTGTTTTATTTGAACTTATTTTGGTATCGCCACTTACCTTAATATTATCCGTAACAGAAAGCTCGTATATTTCCGCAGTATCCTCTACTGTTATATAAAACCAACCCATTATCTACCTCCTTTAAGTAAACTACTTAATCTGTCTTCTAGTGTCGATGAGAATGCTTCACTAGCAGCTTGCCCTGCTCTTCTAGCTTCATCTAAGTCAGAAGGGTTAGTGATTGTAATAGGTATCTCAAAACCACTAAGGTTGATTGTTTGATTCACAGAGTTTTGTAGTTGTTGACGTTGTTGAGCTTCCATAAATCTGTTAGCTTGATTAAATCTTCCAGAATATAAACCACTCTCTTTTATAGACTCTAAAGATGCGGTAGGATCTTCGGACATCTTAGCAGCGGAATACAGCACTGGGGCTGCTAGTGCTCCCGATGCTATGGTTGTTGGGTTAGTTAAGAAAGCTAAAAGCTCTTTCATATAACCTCCTGACTTAGATGTATTTTTAACAGCTTTATCAGGGGATTTGATACCAAAGATTTTCTCTGCAATGCTTCCAAGACCTTTCTTGAATGAAACTAGTGCCGCTACAGCTAGTATTAATTCTAAAGATAGACCACTTACAGCAGCAATAACACCATCCGAGTCCGCTATACCTTTAGAAATGCCTCTGACAACAGATGAGAACTCTTTTAAAGATAGAGCACCATCTTCAACACTAGTAATAAGTTCTTCGAAGCTCCCACCTAGTTTTTCAGCTTGTTCCTTCATGTTTTCATCAAGGGTGTATGTCTTGAGAGCTGTTTTAATAGAGTCAGATAAACCATTTTCAACAGAAGTTTTTAGGTCTGCAACTTTCATTCCCATGCTTTCTGCAAAACCTGTTGCTGTAAGATTGTTATCTTCTAAAAATTTGTTGATGTCCTCGAAGGATTTCAAATCTTTATCAACTTTTAGATTAACATTAAATGCGTAATCCTCTCCTGAGAAAATTCCTTCTTTCGTTTCAACTACTACTTCTTGACGCATGGTTTTAAGGTTTATTTGTTTACCCATTTGCTGCTCAAGCTTACCTACTAGGTCATCATTGAAGAGTGAAACAATCTCCTGTAATGCACCAAAAACAACCAATACTTTACCTAATAAGGTATTAAAAGCAAAAGCTAAAACTCCGACAGCCTTAGCAGCATCATATAACGCTGGTGACATTGTTTTAAGATTATCAGTTGCTGTACCAATTCCTTTTGCTGTCTCATAGAACCCATCTACTGAAAAAGATACAATTTGTACCAGTGACTCTAGTAATGGTGTTACAACTTTTATCCCCAAAGTTATAAGTTTGAAGAATTTGTTGTAAATATTACCGAGATCTTTTTGTGATGAAGTTGTTCCTTTTAGTTGAGTAGATAGTTCTTTATATAATTGTGACAGACCTTTTTCGAAACCACTTTTAAATATTGTATCTGCTGATCTTTGCACCTCTGTAGAGAATTGACCTTCTGTAACACGTAACCCTTCAAGTGCCTTTTTATAAGCTCCGCCATCTCTTGCTGCTTTTCTAAACTCGTCACCTACTTTTGGTAACACCTCAGAAGCTATTAGTTGTCCCTGTTCCATCATCTTGAACAACTCTTTCTCGTTTACATTCAATGCCTTAGAGAATATTTGAATAGCGCCGGGGAGATGTTCTGCAAGTTGCGACTTGAGTTCCTCAGCCATTATTTGATTTTTGCTTGCCATTTGTGAAATCTGTTTCTTCAACAAGGTACGTAAATCCTTGTCAGCAGCATTACCTGCATCTCTATGTTTCCATAGAAGTAGAGACTATATCTTCACCCTAGTTAAGTAGGGGCTGGATTTTCAACCGTCATAAACTTACGGCTTACTCCTTTCGGATAGTCGTTGATCCTATTAGTGGTTCTAAGAATAAAGTAGCTCACCAATGTGGATGCGGATTGCCCAATCTTTACAAATTTTTACTATATCTAACACATTACTGTTAGCCCTATTGCATGTTACCATCAATAGTTAGTACTGTAAAGCTCTAAGGGGTTTCCCGCAATTAACCCAGTTTTATAACACTATTACTAGTGAAAGTGCCTTCTCATAAAAGCACGTTGTGCAAGTTTCATACTTTCTGGTGCAACTTTTAAAGCTGTACCAAATTCTGCTAAGCCTGTGAAAAGATTCTTAACTTGCTTATCATCAATCTTCCCTTTTGTTGCAAACTGCAATTTTACATAAGCATCTGTTGTATTCTTAAGGTTCAGACCCATTTCATCAGCTAAATCATTTATGTAAGATAAATCCTTCCTTGCTTTCTCACTAGTACCTGCAGAGGCTAACATTGATGCTTCCATACCTTGAAAGTCCATACCAACATTCTTAATGGCAGTAGTACCCTCTATAAGAGCAAATAAACTAGCATAAGCTCTTACCATATTCCTTGTACTATCGGACAATCCATTTTGTACAGTTTGTAATCCTATCAAGCTACGTTGGAAAGATTTCACATCCCTATTAAGTGTTCTGAATACGTCCTTATCACCTGTAACTTTAAAGTCTGATTGAGCTTGAGATACACGTCTAGAAACTTGTCTTTGATCAGAGGGAGACATGCTCCTAAACTGTTCTGATCTATAAATATTTCTAGCAGCTTTTTCAGAATACTCTTCAATGGCTTTATACTTCTTGATCTGTCTTTCTAAAGCTGTATTCTGTTTAGCAATCGTATCAAGCTTATCATAATCAGGTTTTAATTTTAAAGCTTTAATCTCTTTTAAAAGCTTCTTCTGTTTTAATAAGGAGTTTTCCCTATTAATATCTGCTTGAGAACGTTTCTTTTCTTTAGGAGATCCTTTCCTTGCTTCACGCTCTTGTTGTTGGTAAAATTCCTTCATAGATTGAAGTTCAGGAGACTTTTTAGAATGTTCTTCTGTCAACTTCTTATTTGTATCTTGAGCTTGCTTTATCCTTGCTCTTTCAATCTCAGAGTTCGCCCTTGTTTCAGCCTTTTGTCTATCCTTGACAGTTTTGAGATTATCTTTACTCTCAGCGTCTTTAAAAGCTAGAAAATCCTTTTTATACTTAGCTAAATCTTGTTGCATACTCTTAAATTGAGAAGCATTTTTTAATCCTTTTAATTGCTTCTGATATGTTTCAGTTTCTGCACCAAGAGATTTTAATTCTCTTATAAATCTTTGCATCTTAGCGCGTTCTGCACCAAGGTTGAATTGATCTTTGGGAGGCTTTTTCCTAGTTACTGCTTGGAAAGATTTACCTAAGTCATCAAATGCCTTATCCAACTTATTAATCTTATCCATTGCTGGCTTGGTATCAATCCCTATTTCAATTAAGAGATCATTAAATTTTCCCATATTAGCTCTCTTTTGGTTTATTATCTAGTTGTGAGGCTAATTTTCCTCTGCTAATGATATCGTGTACCATTTTTATATTCTCTATTTCATAGAATGGTAACTCTAATATTTCATCGAGAGACATCTTATTCTCCTCAGAAGCTACAATATCCATTACATATTGATACTCTATTCCAAGGAGACTATTATTGCAGAAGAAATTTACTCTGTCTCTGTGTCGTCTTGTGTGTATTCCTGATTTGAGTCCCATAGATTCTGCACTTTCGATAGGATGCCTTTCATCATACCACTCCCTGTAAAAAAACTTGAAAAGTTCTCCTTTAATGCGAAAGTTAATAATGGAATAAGACAACCATAATTTCCCATTAAATGTTCATCCCAATCAATTGCTTTCCAACTATCACCTTCTTTAATACTTACATCAAAAAGAATACTATCGAAGATTAAAGACTCCACACCAACACTATCCATTTGTTCATTAAGGATCATAGCCATTTGCGTAAACGTTCTAGGAAGCTCTACAAAGTTATTTTCAGCCTTAACCCCATCAAACCCTTGTCCAATAAGAGGAAGTGCAATAGACTTCAATCTGAGAGCGATACTAACACCTTTTCTACCTCCAAGCATCTTAACTCTGTACAGGTTACCTTCTACTTCAATGTGTTTGTAAGACTTCTCGTTTAGTGCTGCAATTTCATCTGTAGTTTTAATACCGTGTTGTGCTGCTAATTCTTTTAAATCAAAACTCATAATTATTTATCTCTCTTTTAAAATTCTCAAACAAAAAAGGAGGCCGTAGCCTCCTTTATATTCAGGCTTTATTAACCTGCTAATTTAAGGTCTGCGGCATGGAATGTCCATGTACGTAAACCATCTTCGTGTGTCTTACCATACGTCACTGTTGGTGCAGTTCGGATACACGTATTAATACCTGTGTACAAACTATTACCATTTGGATTCAGGATTAGGAAAGTACCACGCTTGATCTGACGACCTTCTTTTTGTGCAGCCAATACAGCAGTTAAAAGAGCGTGTGTTTCTGATTCCTGTTGAAGAGTTACTTCAATAGTTCCCATTGTAGCGGGTAAAAGTGAATGTGATACAAAACCATCTGGACCTTGTGAAGCCGTGATGTGGTCTTCTTCAAAAGACACTGTTACAAATGTATCTGCTTTAGCTACGATTGGAATACCATCCCAAACTAAATCTACGTCTTGTGATACGTAATCTGTCAATACAGTACTAGCCATTATTGTAATACCTCGTCAAGTTGAAGAATACCACGGATAGCATCAACCATCGTGATTGCACCAGTTAATTGTGCAACGAATGTCATGTTATCTAGTTTCTGAGTAGCTTTAATACCACCCGCAATTAAACGTGCATCTGGTGATGTAATAACATAACTATTTTCAATGAAATTGCGTTGAACGTATGTTTGTAAAACACTGTCTACAACACTTTCAATTTGTGCAATTCCTAAATTATTATCGTTTGTGTTAGAGAAGTTCGTTAATCTTCTCCTGTCCTTACCAAGTTATTTGTTTCTTCTTGTAGTTGCACCATTAATAGCTCTGGGAGTTCTCCCTTCACACCATTCGGCAAACTCTTCATCTGTCATAGCTTTCAACTTTTCATTGAAAATTTCATTTCTTTTCTTACCTATGATAGAGTTAGTTCCATTCTTAGCTCTAGTTTCCGCACTCTTTCGACATATTAAATGGTTTCGGGTAGTACCTTTATCATCTACTACCTCTCTTCTCCATTCATGTAATTTGTCAAAATGTTCTTGAGTTAGAGTTTCGTGTGCAGCTTTTAAGATTTCTAGTTTTTCTGAATGTGTTTTATCTTTCCAGAAAGCTTTCTTTCTTTCAGAAATCTCGTACCTTATCTGAGTACCTTCCTCTGTATTGTAAAGAAAATCTTTAAGAGCTTTAACACCTTGTTCCACTACATCTTTAGTTCTGGATGCGCTGATAAGAGAGCCTATGTCTGGGTGTTCTCCAAAATTCTTACCGTAGCACATGTTAGCCCAGTCGTCTTTCAGAAAGATTCTTTTATTCACCTGATACTCATGTGAAAGTGCTTCATCTACTGTATCAAAAGTCCACTTAACAGTGTATTCAAATCTTTCCGGATGCTTCTTAAACTCTTTTCTTAATTTACCAGAGGTGAAGTACTTCTTTCCGAAATCTTCTTCAGGGCTTAAACCCAACTTGGTATTTGCATATCGTACACCGTGATATTTTAAGTTATCAGACTTACGTACAAGTAAGTAAGTGTAAGGTAATGCTTCATTAAATCTTTTATGTTTCATATTTACCTCCTACTAGGTAAAATAGGGTGGTGTGAGTAGGCACACCTTAAACCCTTAAATTATGAAACTTAATAAGGACAGCTTATACTTTCATATAAGACCAGACTATATCTTAGTGGGTTATTAAATAACTACCACCTCTCGCACTTCGGAATCACTTGATTCCTACTTCCTATCGGAATAGTCGTTGAACCTTCCCCTATTAGGGGCTTGGCTGCTGATTACCCAATCTTCAAGATTTTCAAACATTCACGCTCACCTTTATTTCAAAGTCACGTTGTAGTTCTTAAAGCTCTAAGGGCTTTCCAGCAATTCACGAGATTTTCACTAATATATTTCTATACTAGGCCGCTAACTTTAACGGTAATTTTCTACCTACTTGGTTAAGAAGAAGCTCACTTACAGCAGCTTGAATATCTACAACCATATTATCTTTACCGCGAACATTTTCAGGACGTTCACCGCTAGATGTCTTAACATCTGAATTTAAGAATTGAGCTCCGCCTTGCTCATCCCAGAAGAATGCATTACGGTCTAGTAGAGCTTGCTTTTCCGTAACACCAAGTTTCTTACCATCAGCATCTCGTGAAGCACCAATACCACTAGTCTTTGCATTACCCCAGACAATACTGCCAGCAGGGAATGGAAGGTTAAATGCTAATGCACCCATTTCTGGGAAAGTTGTTTCTGCATCTTGGTGATAACCTGATACAACACGTAAATAATTACCTGCTTGAAGTTTACCAAGTGTATCTGTAGCTGGATCAGCTAATGCCGATAACGCACCTGTATCCGATACTGTTGTCCAGAATTGTTTTTCAACTGCATTTACTACAGCCGCAAGCTCCAATAGCCAAGCTTCAGTCTTATCAGAAGTACCAACACCATAGAAGTTGTTATTCTCTGCAGAAATTGCTGTGAAAGCTTCTGTTGCTGTTTCTGTAGCTACGTAAGTATCTTCAAGTTTAACTAAGTCGCTTAGTAAGAAGAAGTCGCCTGTTGAAACTGTTGTAATAGTAAGTTTAGCAGAAGCACCTGTACCAGATAGTGTTGCTGTTACATGAGCTGCTACATCAGTATCACCATTAATTGCAGTTTCCAATGCACCTAGTACAGACTCTTGTGTAGGTGTTGCACCAGCAGTGTGGGTTACTTCTAAACTATCACCGTCATTCACTTCAATAGTGAAAGAATAGGTTTCATTTTCAGTTGGTGCTACAGGAACAGTAATCTCTGCATCTGCTTCTACACGACCAATGTATAGTTGTGATAAACCGTTAGGTTGGGCAAATGAAGTTGCTGCTGCAGCGTATGCATCGCTTCCTACAGGAAGGTCTGTTTGGTAGCTATCTGCTGTTACGATTAGCACACGGTCTTCAGTAAAACGATGAGGAGTAATGAAAAGTGGAATTCCAAAACCCTGACGTTCAAAAGAAGCTGTAGCTAATGAAATAATAGCGGTAGCCAATGGACTATATGTTGCCATTTATTTTAACTCCGTTGTTTTTAATTAATTTCAGGCATATCACCCGTCTGGATATCTAGAGGATCATTATCGTCAAAACCATGATATAAGCCTCCTTTACCTTCTGGATCTTTGTGTAAATCAGTATCAATATTTACAGAGGTGATACTACCGCCTCCAACTTCATCAATAACCCTATCTACATAAGATAGCCCTATTGTAAAACTAGCTACATCTCTATACTGATCTGATAATCGTGTTGAAGATGGAACTGGATTAGTGATAGAATAAAGACCTGTTTCAAATTGCATGAAATAGGCTCTATTATATGAAGCTTTTAATTTAGTGGATAATTCTGAAGCTATTTGCAATGTATCATCTTCACCAGATCCATACACTGTAATAGTAAATTGCATTATCTTGGTTTCTAATACTGCATACTCTGTTTCAGATAGCCACCCTTCAAACTTAACGTCTTGGAAAGGGTTTAATGTTTGAAAGAAGTCAATTGCAATGTAAGGCATTTCTGGAGAAGGAGGTGTTTTACCATAAAAAGCATTACTTTTAAATACTGCTGGTATACCATTGGGATATTCCCAAATCTTACCCTTAACCAATTCCTGAACTTTAGTAACCAACTTACCTTGAACAAATTTAGGAGAAATACTCATGATGATAAAGCATCCCTTCTCACCCAAACACTTTCACAATGTCTGAGCCTAACTAAAGGATTATTCAAATTACTATATACTCTCCAACATAACCAAGTGTACCCTTCAAATTCAATTTCATCAGGTTCTCTTTGGTCTTGCCTACTAACTCCATAAACAAGTTGGTCTGTGAAAACATTCCTTGCTGCTGATGAATCAAACCCATCTCTAAAAGGAATTGTATCTTTACCATCCGAAATATCTGTAGAGGTGTATGGTTGGATATTACCTTTCATTGGAACATCTGTTATTGTTACGGATGTAACCCAATTACCTTCTGAGTCAATGTGTCCTTCTCCAGCAGTAGGTCTTTTTACAATAATATCCTCTTTCATAAGAGTATTAAATGCTGACATATATTACTCCTATTGTGATTTATATGTTAAGGATGTTCTGTATGAAAACTTAGATTGTAAATCTCCAGTATCAATCAAAGGAGGATTACCTTCAACTGTATTCAATAGTGGTGGAGATTGACCGAATATAGCTTTTCCTTTATCTTCATAGTACTGACCAATATCATTGAGTGGTTGAGATATAGGAATGTTCTTTACAAACACACCTTTGAAAGCATTTCCGATAGCAATCTTATCTTGTTCACTAAAGAATCCACCATTCTCTGTAAGGTTTAAAACTGGACGAGCTGGAATATTCACATCTGGAGCACCGAATTCATGAATAGTCATTAACTCTACATAAGTGAGTCCTGAATCTTCATGCTCTCCTTGGTCATTGTAGTACCCTATAAAAACACTACTATTGTGAAGCGCTTTCAGTTGTTTCTTTAGTTTTGCTATCTTCTGGTTGTAGCTTCTTGTCTTCTTTACTTTTACGTTTAGGCGCATTTGGTTTCTCCTGCTTAGCAGGTAGTTTGATCTCTTCAATCAAAACACCATTTTTCTTTTTCTTTACTATTGTTGTCATATGATCCTCATTAGAACAAAATCCCGTCTAGTAATGTACCAAACTTATCAGGGGTTGTTAGTTCTTTAAAATTAGGTAGTTTTGGTTCAGTGGCTTTGAATATCCATGTATTAGATGAATCTTCATGTGTCTTACCCATAGTAAAGTTGCTTGGGGTTGTTAACACTGAATTCACACCAGTAAGGATTTCTCCATCAATATCATCAGTTATTGTTAAAGACGCAATCTGAGGCTCACCACTTTCCATTTGACGCTTAACAACATCCCATAAGAAAGCATTACTTGGAGAATAGATATGTGTATTGAATTTAAGAGTCACCATAGAAGGAGTGAGCGCTGTGTAGCATACATTTCCATCCATACCTTTCTTAATATTGAACATGTCTGTATCAAAGACCACTTCTAAGAATACATCTTTATATGCTTGAATAGGAATACCATTCCAAGTTATTCTTATGTTTCTTGCATCATAATCTTTCAATAGAGGTGTTAATGCCATAAGATAACCTCTTTATTTTTAATATTCTTTCTAGTGTTAATTATAATCTATTACACAAACGATGTCAAACCAGATCGAATATTTATAAATTAACTATTGACATTTATTAGTGGGATGATTAATATTAATGAAACCTTAGAATTTGGAGACTTTTATGAGTAAGAATAAACCAAATTATTCACCGATCTATCGAGATGTTGTTCAATATGAATTAAACAAATCAATCATTGAATACCATGATATGAGACAGAAGTACTTGAATGGTGATATTGAACGTGATGTGTTTAGAAAGCGTTTTGATGAAATTAAGAAAGAAAGAGAGGCTTTATGTGAAGGAGAAGAGCCTGTGGAGAGTGTGGTAGACTATTCTATGGAACAACGTATGATTGACCAAGAAATGTTAGAAAGCCTCTTAGAATTAGATTCGGGTGGGTTTGACGAGGATTTAGATGAATGTTTAGCAAAGTTGGAGGAATTGTTATGATTTATGTTTATGAAGATAATGTTCAAAAATTGATTGACTCTATTGAGAAACGTGTTTATGCTATAACACAGGATTACAAAGAACGTATGGAAAAGGATATTGCTCCTCTACAGGAAGCATTATTGAATATACGTTTGAATAACAAACCTGTTAGAGTTGAGATGACAGAGTTTGATAAGATTGAAATTAAGCAAATGAATGAGGAGTTAGAAAATGAGTAAAACAAAGTTTACAAAAGGTAAGTGGGTTGCTAATGGAGCGTTTGTAAGTCATGAAGATTTAGGTTGTGATGCTATTGTATCTGGAGCAGGTTGTAAGGAAATAAACTATAAAGAAGCAGAGGCAAACGCATTCCTCATTGCTACTTCACCAGATATGTACTATGAAATCGAAAAAGACATATCTATTCTTGAAAGTCAGCTTATATCTTCTGAAACTCACGGAGAGGCTAGTAGGCTTCAGGATAGATTAATCTGTAAAATAAACTTATTAAAGAAAGCGCGAGGTGAATTATGAGTAAATTTTTAAATTATAAAGGTTGGCAAGGAACATGTGAATGGTCTGAGGAAGATAAGGTTTATCATGGGAAGGTGACAGGAACTACCGATTTAGTATCTTATGAATGTGATAGTTTATGGAATATTGAGAAGGTATTTAAGGAAGCTGTTGATGATTGGTTAGAGAGTACTAATTTAAAAGTTGCTAAAAAATCGTAACTTACTGTAATACCTAAATAAAATCATCAAAAATACCTAAAAAACATCAACTTTTCTTCCCTAGTAGGGTCTACTACGCTACTGAGGCCATTATGAGCCGATAAGACAGCGACACTTTTAGAAGGATAATATTATTAATAATGTACATAATAGATCATAAGATACCTAAGTATTTATACAAGCTAAGAGATAAACTTTTAGAGGAATACTTACAATGGCTATCATTAAATTTTAATAAGATAACAGATCATAAAAGAACCCTTGCTAAAAAGGCTGTTAGTTGTATGATCTTAAATTTAAACAGTTGTATGTTGAACCATAGGGACACAATGATCCTTACTTTAAGAGAAAGCTCCTATTCTAAGACTAGGATTGTTAATGGTAAAGATATGAAACGTAAAGTAAGCTATACTTATACAAGATCTTTATACAATTTCTTAAACATTTCTGATTATGGAGATCTTACAGTTGGCGGAGAGATTCAAGATTATGGGTTCGTTAATGGTGTTTGGCAACCAACAGAATACTCTACTAGCTATTTCAAGATTAACTATAAACTAAAATCATTATACATAAAACATGTTAAAGTTAGAGAGAAGTTTGATAGAATAGAGGACGTTATGATCCTTAGAAAAAGTAAAAGTAAACTTAATGAGGTTTTTAAAATGACAGATAAGATTGAACCTATCCTTGACTTTGTAGAAAGATGGAATCAATTCTCTATGGATAAGAATATAACTTTGAAAGGCAAAAGATTAGATATTCAAATCTATAAAATATTTAATGGAGATTTTGATAATGGCGGGAGGAGTCATCACAATTGCAATTACCAATACGTAAGTAAAAGAGAGAGGCAGAATTTAGAGATTGAAGGATCTCCTGTTGTATGTTACGACTACAAAGGTTTTGAACCGTCTATCGCTTATAGTATGAATCAAGAAATAATGGATATGAATGATCCTTATCATACGGAAAGTATAATTGAGTTGGGGTACGATGAGGTGATAGCTAGAAAACTATCCAAACTTACGTTTATAATCTGCCTTAACGTAGATAGTGAAAACTCAGCAAAGTTAGCTATCAATAAGGCTATAGCTGATAACATGGATGTTAGCGATCTTTACAGTAAAGGTCTTATACCAACCAAGACAATACCTGTAAAACTTCTCATTGAAAAAGTTAAAGAGGTTCATTACATTATTGAAGATTTATTCTTTACAGCTAAAGGTTTAATGGTTCAAAATATCGGGGCTGCTATAAATGACTATATATTAGATAGTATGATGCAGAATCATAAACAAGTTGTAATGCAAGTACATGATGATTTCTCAGTTGCAGAAGAATATGAAAATGTCCTTAAAGATACTATGTTTAGAGCCTATGAGTATGTTCTCGGTTTCTCAGATAACTGTAAGATAGAAAAAGAATATTAAATCTTTTTGAAATAACCCTTGACACACAACCAAGCCCTTGCTAAGATTGCCCATATTGAAGCGAGGGTTTTATTTTATCTAAAATTTATTGAGGAGAATAACTATGTTTAAATATAACCTTAATCAAGAAGTAAAAGTACAAGTGTTCAATTTAATTACAAAAGGAGTTATTATCAAACGTACAATGTACGAAACAAACTTAGGTTGTAGCTTTAAATACTTAGTAGAGTTTGGTAAAGGTTATGATGATGTGGTGGAATCATGGGAGCAAGATTTAGATGATGTTCAATGTAAAGAATTAGGAGAGAAAATTAATGCATAAGAAAATGATTAGTGCTGCAGCAAATGTATATGAAGTTTATAAAGATGGTAAATACCTTAATGAGGTTACATTGGTAGATTGTTGTCATATGGGACGTAATATGCAAAGTGTGTATCACACGTTAAAAGCTTTAGGTTGTACACTTAAACCTAAGAAAGAACTTGGTGACAATGGTCAAGGTTTTATCGATGAATGTGGTGTTTTCTATAATCGTGCGGATGCTTTTAAGATTGCATCTACAAGTGGACAACCTTTCAACCCAGAATTTATTTTACCAACAAATAGACTAGACAGCAGTTGTATTCGTCATTTCCCAGAGGATACTATCCTTAAAGATTGGTGTGATTACAATTATATTAGTGTTGAGGATAGTGTATCGGCAATCCTAGATAACATTCCACCTCCACCTGTCATGCCAAAAGCACCAAAGTATAGACGATTAGGTAAATAATGAACCCAAACTATCAAAATTTATCTTTACACTCACAAAATGATATGCTAGAGTTGTCCAAGAATAATTTCCTTATGAGAATTGGATACACAAAGGAGCAAGCGGAGAAAATTAGTTTGAAAGAAGCAGATGAGATTGCAAATAAATTATTAGAGGAGAAATGAATGAACCAAGACGAATATTTAATCAATAAACTTACATCAAATATAGATGTAAAACATTTTTTAGATTACATGAAAAACAATAAACACCAATGCTATATTGCTGGAGGTGCATTGACATGTATTGCAAATGGCACTGCAGATCAGATTGAAGATTATGATGTATATTTTGCAAATAAGAAAAGTTGTGTTGAAGCTATCCGTTATATGAAAGAAGATGATCCTCACGTTGGATTTATTTCTGACAAGAGTATTACTTACGTAATGAAGAGTGGTGTTAAGATTCAATTCATTTACTATGACTTTTACGAGAAAGCTTCGGATATCTTTGAACATTATGATTTCACTATCAACATGGCTGCTTATCGTTGTCTGGAAGAAGATTTGATTTATGATGAAAACTTTTGGATGCACAATTCACAACGTTATTTGAGTGTAAATGTTAAAACAAAGTTCCCTATCTTAACAATGTTACGTTTGGATAAATATAAGTCTCGTGGTTATAAACCTTCACGTAATGAAATCCTCAAACTTGGATTAGCTATATCACAACTTAATATTGATTCGTGGGAAAGCTTTAAAGAGGCTATCGGAAACTCATACGGTTTTACATTAGCAGATTTTAAAGCTTGTAAAGATGAAGAATTTTCTATTCAGAAAGGCATTGACATTCTACTATCTCCATCTGATGAAAATGTCACTGCTCCTGAATACTTATACCCTGTGGATTGTATTGATTTCATTGTTAATAATGAACCTTTAGAAGTTGTGACACTCAATGGGGAAGAATACTTCGTTGATATTAATGCTGTTGACTGTGAAGACAGTTTAAGAAGTTTAATTGAAGATGGTGTTCTTTCTAAAGTAGATGTTTCTAACCAAGGTATTCTTTCCGATACCTACTATGTTATTGCACCAGAAGGGGAGAATATTGGTAACGAATATAAATCTTATGGGTATACTACGTGTTACACAAAATCAGGATTTGAAAATATGTATTCTTGGAATTATAGAGGAAAGGTAATTTACAAAGTATCTTTTGATGAATGTGGTATTAAAGACTATTCAGAAGGTAAGGTTAAAGTTGATAAATGTAATCTACTAGAAGTAGTTTGTAGGTCTGAAGATATGCAGCGATTAATTGATGGTGAGGAAGTAGATTATCATCCTAAAGTCAAGAGTATGGAATCAAGCAGTACAAGTCCTAAAGGATATGCTTTTAGTGAAAACAGTGGTTATATACAAGGAGAGATTGCTACGATTAAACGTTTAAGAGAGCAGCACCTTAAGAAGTATGTAAGAATTTCAGGAAAAGAACCCTATTATGCAAATAGTAAGTTTTCAGGGTATATCTTAGAGGGTGGTGAAGATATTACAGCTTACGAAGTATTATTGTTATCTGATGACTTTAACCTGTGTTTCGGAGGAGAGTGTAGTGTAGGAAGTGATGGAGAGTTTCATGGACGTTACAACACAGATTAAAAAGTTAAAATAATTATTGACAACAAGAAGCTCAGGACATATCATTTGTTCTGAGCTTTTATTTTATGAGGAGAAGTATTATGCAATATAAAAGAAAAACTTTACCAAAAGTGGAGATTATACAAATGAATGAAGACAGTGTTGATGACGAAGGTAATAAAGTTGTAGGTGTTGTTTCTTATATTAATGAATTTGGCAGCAAAGGTGTCATGACTTATAAACAGTTTATAGAATTATATGAGGAGATGTAAAGATGGAATTTAACGCATGGTGGCACGCTGATGAAGCTCACGAAGGCCAAAAGTATGGAGAAGATGATTACATCCTACACTTAGAGGATGTAGCTGATATAGTTTGCAAATTAACGCATGATTACAAATGGGATGGTTATGTTTGGAGAGATGCGTTAGATGTAGCTTATCTACATGATTGTTTAGAGGATCAGCCTGAATACTACAATAATATTCCTAATGTACCAGAACACATTCATGAAGCTATTGTTTCTATCAGTAAACAAGATAAAGAGACTAGGTCAGAATATTTAAAAAGATGTTGTGAAAATAGATTAGCACACTTTGTTAAGATATGTGATACTATGAGCAATCTGAATCATTCTGTTATGGATAAGAATAGCAAGAGAGTTAGTAAATATACAAAGCAATTAGCAAAATTAATTGAATACTGGGAGAAGAAATATGATTAAATCTAAGAACGGAGACTATTTAACAGAGTATTCTGTGGTGATCGATCCTTACGGAAGACTATATTGTGTGGATTCTTTTGAGGAGTCTGGTAAGGTTAAATGTAGAAACGGCTGTGTCTTCATTTATTGGAATCCAGAAGACTTAACAACTGTCGATTATAGAGAGGACATTGAGTAATGAAATTCAATGATAATCAATTAGAACAAATGCTCGACTGTTGTAGATATGTTGATGAAGTATTTGTTAATTTTAGAAAAGGTAAAGCACAAACACGTTATATTGTTGAAGTTGAAAAAGGATCTACATATTTCAACACAACCACTTATTCTTTTGAAGTTGTAGACGAAGATTTAGTAGGATTTTGGATTCAAGAGTTTGAAACAGATAATAGTTGGGACGGGTATTTTGAGACTTTAAGAAATAATAACGGATGGGTGAAATGTAAACCTGTTGAAGTTAAAATGATTAAATGGGAGAAAACAAATGAAACAATTTAAAGAATTATCTATTGATGAACAATTAGATTTGATTAAACATTTATTGGAAGGAAATGATTTATCGTACCGACTATTACCAGATCACGAAAGTAGTGTTCTTAAAGGTAAAGATACAGCTTTCCTTATTGATAAGGAAGCTTATTACGAAAAAACAACGTCTAAGTTAGAAGCTCTTTACAAAGCACAGGAATCTATTCAGAAAGATATTGATGCAGAATTAAAGCGTCTAGAAAATCCTGTAACGAAAGATAATACAGAAGTAGTACAATCACCCTCTGGAGAGGAGAAAACGTCTGAGAATGCTTCTCTGGAACGTATTACACTGGAAAATTGGAAGAGTTTAGGTATTAAGGTTGGTGATGAGGTTAAAGTTGTAGGTGGAAATGGTATTCTAGAGGATGAATATTTCGATAGTGTTCTTGTAACGGATTTGGAAACTTTATGCTATGAAGGTTATGATTTCATAGAACTGGATGCTTGGTGGGTTGATGTAGAGACCGATTGTGATGAACTTTATCTGATCCGTACCAAGGAGGGAAGTTTGGATGACTAGCATAAAATTTTCAATAAGAGATGTAGATTTCATTGAGTGGCTATCTGATAAGAAAACAGGTATTAGTACATTAGGGATTGATAACTTGTTAAAATATTATATGAAAGAGAATACTCCTGTTATCATGGAAGATCAGTTTAGACCAAGATTCCCTGAAAACAGTGAAATGATTTGGTGGTACGATCCTATTGAAAAAGTTACGTATTATCAACAGACAATTAAAGATTAGGAGAGAATATGAAACCAGTTAAAGTATTTAAAACAGTTGTTGAAGATGAGATTATTCCTTGTGTAGACAGAATGGAATTTCAAACAATGAACCTTTCAAAATTTGTTGATAGAAATGAAAACTTACTTTTTGAAGATAACTATATTACTACGACAAAAGTTTCTCCTGTAAGACGTTTCTGTAAAGCGACTGCTTCTGAATACTTTGACGTTGAACCGTGTGTTGAAGAAACTTTTATCGTATTTGATCCAGCTTTAGAAGATTATGTTTCTATTCTTCTCAGAGAGAAAGAGGAGAGTGTTTCTCAAGAGTTACATTCTAAATATGGTAAGAAACTTTCAGAAATGGAATCTGAGAAATGGAGACATTATTTTGAAAAGGAAATGTTGAAAGAAGATGCTTGGTCAAATAGACAGGTGGCTTTGAAATTGATGGATTTAGAGTGTAGATTTCTTGGTGTAATGTGGGTGTTGTTATTTATTGGGTTGGGAGTGTTGTTTTTATGAAAACATATCTGGTAGGTGGAAGTATACGTGACAAGCTATTAGGACTAGAACCAAAGGATAATGATTTTGTGGTAGTTGGTTGTTCACCACAAGATATGTTAGATAAAGGTTTCAAAATGGTTGGTAAGGATTTCCCTGTGTTTATCCATTCTGTGTCTGGTGATGAGTATGCTCTTGCTAGAAAAGAACGTAAAATTGGGAGAGGCTACTACGGGTTTGAGTGTGAATGGGAAGGTGTAACTCTTGAGGAAGATTTATCTCGTAGAGATTTAACAATCAATGCAATGGCACAAGAAGTTGTTGTCGATGACAATGGTAAGTTTGAAGTGGTTGGAGGTTTAGTTGATCCTTTTGGCGGAGTATTGGATTTAACAAACAAATACCTGCGTGAAACTACCAACTCATTTAGTGAAGACCCGCTCAGAATCTTAAGAGTAGCAAGATTTCTGGCAAGATATAAGGATTTCCAAGTAACACCATCTTTACTAGAAGCCTGTAAAAGAGTATATATTTCAGGAGAGTTGGAATACCTTACACCAGAAAGAGTTTGGTTAGAAATGGAAAAAGCTTTGAAAGAGAATCATCCTGAAAGATTCTTCGAGTTTTTATTTAAATTTAACATATTTAAGGAAGTGGGTATGATGTACGGCGTTCCACAGAAGCAAGAACACCATCCAGAAGTGGAGGATCTATGAGTGAAAGGAAGGTATGTGGTATAGGTATTAATGACGCAGATTATCCTATAGATAAGAGATATAAGTGTAAGGTTACTGGAAAGAATAATGTCCTGTGGGTTTGTCCTTACTATTCAAAGTGGAGTAAGATGTTATATAGATGTTACAATAAAAATGTTTGGAAAAGCAACCCCAGTATTTAAGAACCTCTGTTTGCAAAGAGTGGTTACTATTTTCTAACTTCAGGAAATGGATGACTGAGCAGAGGTGGTATGTAGACGAAGAAGTCCTGCAACTAGATAAGGATATTTTAGGAGACGGCACTCTTTATTCACCAGCCACCTGCTGTTTTGTTACTAGTAAAGTAAATAATTTTGTGAAAGACCTGCTTAACAAGCCATACGGTATGTTGTGCGGTACAACAAAAGTAGAAATGAAAACTTGTACTAGGTATAGGTCAAGAGTTAATAATGGGAACGGCAATAATATTCATCTAGGTTACTATGACACAGCTTTAGAGGCGCATCATAAATGGTATGAACACAAAGTTAATCTTTTATCTGAGATGAGGAAAGGTCTAGACCAATTAGATTCTAGGCTTTATAGAAAAATATTGGAAAATATAAGAGGAAGGGTCTATGTCAGTATTTAAACATACAATGCTTGCTATAGAATATGCTGCAAAAGAATGGGGTGATGCCGAGATCAATTTTTCAGTATTATGTCACGATTTTGGTAAAAAATACTGTTGGGATAACTACCAGAATGCATATAATCATGAGAAAGAAGGTTTACCTTATATCCTGTCTTTTTGTAATAAATGGAAAGTTCCTAATAGGTATAGAGATTTAGCTTTATTAGTCTGCGAATACCATACTAAAATACACGGTTGTATGGGTAGGAGTTCTAACTCTTGGATGAGGCCTAAGTCAATACAAAAGCTTTTTGAAGAAACAGGCGCCTACCGAAATCCTGAGCGTTTTATAAAAATTCTAAAAGCCTGTGAAGCAGATAGTAAAGGACGAGGTTTACCTGAACATGAAAATCATAAATTCACCAGAGAATATTTCTTGAATAAACCTTACCACCAAAGAGAATACTTAGAAGATTGTCTAGATGCTGTAATTAGTCTTGACACTAAGGAAATTTCAAGTAAACTTATTGAAAATGGTAAATGTGGTAAGGTTATTGGATTAGAAATACGTGCTGCAAGAATCAATGAAATTAGAAAAGTGCAGAAACTTTGGAAGGAGAAGATGAAATGAGAACTTGGACAAAATTTTTAAATAACGACCAAATAGATTGGGTTGCAGATAAATTACAACCTTACAAGGATAGACTTGTTGTTGTATCTTTACACGGATCAATGTTGTATGGATTAGAGCGAGAAGGTAGTGATGTAGATGTCAAAGCTGTGTACTTACCATCTTTCGAAGATTTATTATTAGGTGAGAGCATCAAGACTAAGAACATTAAAGATGTTAATCTTAATATTGAAATCGAGATTAAATCTCTACCTAGTTTCTTAAAGAGTTGTAAATCTTGTGACACCAATTGTATTGATATGTTGTGGACTCCTGATGAAATGATTATGAACTGGACGAGTATTTGGGAAGATATTAGATCCCACAGGAAAGATTTACTTTCTAAAAACATGAAGGGATTAATTGGGTATATCAAAAAACACACACATACGTATTCTAATAAGATTCAACGTTATCAAGAAATGAGCACTCTATTAGAAGAAGTAAATTATGTAGAAGATAATGTCAAGCTGTCGGATACAACTTTACCAGAAATTATTAAACGTAATAGTTTTAAGTATGTTAAGTTTGTAACTCAGGTTACAGATCATGAACAACAATATCTGGAAGTGTGTGGTAAGAAATATATCCTGTCTTGGGAATGTAAATTATTAAAAGAAGCTTTGAAAAAAGAGTTGGATAGATATGGTAAACGTTCCAAAGATGGCGATAAGAAAGGTATGGATAGTAAGAGTCTAAGTCATGCTCTACGCGTCTTACTACAATTAAAAGAACTTATTGAAACAAAGAATATCACGTTTCCATTAGTAAATTCCGACTATATCAAGAAAGTTAAACTTGGTGAGGTAGAGTCAGAGAAAGAGGTTATCGATACAATTGACGAACTTTTTGAAGAAGTGATGATGTTGTTAGATTTATCTGACTTACCAGAGGATAGTAATATTGATAATATGATGAAACGTTTAGTAAACTATTACAAATAGCTTCTGTAACGAACCCTAAGAAGATTAAATAATTAATAAGGTGATTCATCCTCTTGGAAGTTAAATACTCTCAGAATCGTTTGTATGAAGAAATAAGCCCTCTTTTGAGGGCTATTTATTAATTGAATTCTTTTCTTGGTAGATCAGGTTCACCTTCATACCAAGTAGTGTAACCAAATAATCCGCTACAAGCAGATACACTTGTTCTTCTAAGAAGGTATGTAGTGTTAGGTGCTAATATGTGATCAAGCCCTATTAAAGTGTTCCTAGAGGAATCACTACTTCCTTGTCCTGTGATACCTAACGTAACTAGAGTAGGTTGAATCTTAGTACCTGTGTCAGTGATAACAGGTTTACTTGTATCATCTGGAGCATAATTCCCTGTAGTTGGATCTGCAGGAGTAACACCGTATAATTGGATAGTGGTTAACTCAGGAGAGATTTCAGTTTGATTATAAACTCCTTGTGCCAAATCATCCCCTAGAGAGCTGTAAGTTGGATTTTCATACCAATTTAACATCACATCACCACCATCTCTTATCCCAGTATATTGTGCTTTAATGATAACTGGTTTATCTCCAGTGATAATTATCGTATCTAAATGTTCGCCAGCAGTTAATCCAGTAAAGTAAGACGATGCTGCAAACTGTAGTCCATTTTTAACATTAGCTTCTGTATAGAATTGCACCGTCCAAGCACGTAGTCCTCTTAATATATTAATAAACAGGTTTAATATTTTCATGGCGCATAACTCACTAATATGTTTATATTTTCTTTGTTACCTTTTAACCACAGGTTTTCACCATCTACAGAAGTATATATTTCATTCTCTGATATAAAGGGTTTGTAATTATTGTTTTGTGTAGGTGAAGAATCTCCTTGATGAATATAAACACTCCCTACAGATACTACTTGAATATTTATTTGATCACCATCCTCTAAACCTAGACCAACCAAGTAAGTATTAGCATGAACATTAATCCAATCTTCACCGACAGTGATAGTATTTAAAGTTGACATATATCACCTCTTAGTGCTATATTTTCTACAAATAGAATTTTTACGATAAGGAGCTTTAACATCCCAACCATTAAAACTATCTGGGTTATTATTAACACGATCTCTTTCAGAAACAGACACACCACCAAAGTAAACACTAGGTTGACCAGAAAGAGCTAAATCTTTCAACTCTTCGCAAATATATTCTGGATGTGAAAGATAATCCTGTAGCAAATTCTCCCAACCAGTATCCTCAGAGGGGGAATCTTTGTAAGTAGTGGATATCTCAGTATTACCTACTTTTTCTTTAACAGCAGCAACACCATCGCTACTTCCACTTTCCATATTACCTTTTCTGATTAACCACCTTAATGTTTCAAGTAAAGAGTAGTAAGTCGCTTTACAAAAGTCAGAATCTTCATTATAATCCAAGTTATAACGAGTCATCACTCTTTCAACAATACTTGTTAGAGTGGTATCATCAATCACGGTTTCAGGGGGATTCCCTAAGAAGTATTTAACTTCCGTGACTACTTGTTCGTTTGTGAAAGCCATTTTCACTCCTGTTATTTTATCAACAAGGTATTATAACATAATTAAATTAATATTAGGAGACTAGTAAATATGAGTAAATTATTTAAAGAAGTTATTAAAGTTGAAGATAAAGGTATAATTTTGAAATCTAAGACATTAATAGCTAAAGGCGAATATTTTCACCCAGTATTGTGTACATATGAAGTACAAGATAAATTTTATGTAACACTTGGTAAGAAGGGTAAATTTTTAAAGAATAGAGACTTCAGGGAAGGTTTCAAGAAGTTTTTCACAACCGATAACTATGAAGCTATGGAGATAGATGAAAACACCTTTAAAGTGCTTACAGAAGCTTGTAACACATATGATAAGGTAAAAGATTTTACTTTGGTATCATTCTCCTTCATATATGGGTACTGTTTAGGTAAGAATATTGATTTATATGAGAAAGGTGTGTTTAGAAAATAGGTAAAATACTAATACAAAAAAGCCCACTCTCGGTGGGCTTAATATCATTAAATAGATTCTTTTAATATTTCTAACATGTTCTCAAAAGAAGCTCGTTTATCTAATTCTACATTGAAAACTTCTTTAGCATAGTCTTCTAATTTAGACTTAGCTTCCTTCTTTGAAGAAGATTCCTCTAGAAAAGAATTAATCTTATCTTCATCTAAGGTTACGCTATCCTCAGAAACTTCAATAGCTTCTACAGATTCTACAACTTCTTCAACAATTTCCTCAGAAGACTCAGATTCTTCGTTACCTTTGAAAACTATTAAGTAACCGTTTTTACCTTTAATCATTGACTTGTTTTCATCAATATTAAGATTAGAGATCTTATTTATTTCTGATAACATTCCAACTAGCGATCTATTAAATTTATTCTTTCCACCAATAACTAATGAAAAACGATAACCTTTCAAACTAGCCATAACATCGATATCAATACCGTTGTCAATTAACCAGTAGTAGAATGGTACGTGACCTTTAAAATATAAACTTTCCATCTTTATTCTCTCTTATTAATTTGTTTCTCTTTTTATTAATATACTTTTATAATTAAATACACTAATAAAAAGAGAAGCGATTAAGCTTCTCTTTATTTTATCTTTATAAATCAATATTATACAGTGAACGTATAGTGCGCTACCAATTCTGGGCGTGTATTAACAGCTACAATACTAGCTTCACTCTCAACGATTTGACGGCGGCGTTCAGTAGTAACATATAAGTATGCTTCTGAAATTTCTTCATCACCATTCTCAGCATCGATTGTGTCACTCTTACCATACATAAGCTGGAACATTTCATCAAAACCACGAGGGAAGAAATAACCTTCATCAGTAGGAATTTCACCAGAAATGTCTTCAACGTACGTAACACCTTGCCAACGAAGTACACGGTTATTAGCAAGACCACCTAGACGACGACGAAGAGGCTCTTCTTCAGACGCATAGTTTGCATAAGCTTCAACGAAATCAGGGTGATTCTTAAGAGCTGTGAATGCATCACTACCTAATACAGCAACAATCTCATAGTTGTCACCTTCGTCACCTGCTTTGTCGATAACATGCTTACGAACTTTTTCAAATTCATCAGCAGGGTTTGAAGCAGCATCTGTTAAATCGTAAGACTTAGCACCACCTGCAGCACCATTGTACATGTCAGCATCCGCAACATCAAACATAGATTGGAAAGTCTTCTGTAAGTTTGGTACTGGGTTACCGTCTTTATCTTGCGCCCAAGTACTACCTTTTAACGCTTGATACATAATCTTTTGGTGTAAACGTGCATGAGACTTCTGTACACGAGCAATAACACGTTCTGCTTTAGATTGTACAGTTTCAGGGTCTGTTGCTGTTGCAAAAGCACGTAAAGCATGTACATCTTTTGGCTTGATGATTTTATCAAGTGTGAAGAAAGGCATACGTAGGATTGCTGTTTTAGCTTGGTTATCACCAGCTACTTGACGATCAGCACCACGAGCAACCGCATACATCTCGTCATAACCGATTTCAATTCGTTCAAACTCTACTTTATCTTCATCCGTAAAGTCTACAGAAAAGATACCCATACGCTCTAACATGTTCTCCACACGAGGCATTAGAGTCATTAGTGGTGTAAAGTTAATTAAACCTTGATCACCAAAACGTAAATCTGCCATTATAATTTCCTCTTATTATTCTTATTATTAAAGTACTGCTTCAGTAGAAGCTTGGTAACGTTTACCAAACGCAGTAAGCTGTGCGCCTGAAAGTGGTGTAGAACCTACACGTAGTTGTTCTGGACGGAAGATAACCCAATCTAGTTGTTCAACTAAACGAACTAAACCTTCATCACCTGTTTCTAGTTCATCAACTAATAGATCATCAATTACGTATACAACGTCACCATTTGTAATATCTGCATCAGCAGCTTCAGTACCATCTGCTTTTAACAGAGTACCATGTGTCATAGTAGCAGTTTTAGTTAATGTTTTGCTTGTATTAACCATTGCATCGCCAGTACCTTCACCTTGAAGAGCACGTAACACCACTTGTGGACGAGTTAAAGTAGCCATGTTTTATTTCCTCTTATTGTTTGTTCTTAACTTTATGAACATTAGCTTTTAATTGCTCTTCGATACTTAGATGCTCAGCGATAACATCACTTTCATCTGCTTTTTGTTCTTCATTGGCAAAAGTAGTTTTGATATCATTCATCTTAGTTTCTAAAGATTGTTTTTCTGTTTTGAAAGTAGTCTCTTGTTGTTCTAATTTTTCTGTAAGAGTGTTTACTTCAGCAGCAGCATCTGCTACAACAGTATTAAGTAATTCTTTATAGCTGTCCTCTACATCACTCATTAAGAAACCAACAAGAGCTTCTTGAGTATTTGCTAGGAAAGCATGTTGTGATAATTCTTTTTCCAAAGAATCTTTCTTAGCTGAAATCTCTTTAGTTTTATAACTTTCAAGTTCAGCTTGCATTGCTGCTAATTGTGCTTGTAGATCAGCGGCTGCTTTAGCATCTACATTCATAACGTCAGCATTTTCTTGAGTATCAACTACAGGAGTCGATAAATCCTCTTTAGACATAGAAATTTCCTCGTTGTCTTTTTGTTGTTTTTCAACTCCTGATGGAGAGTTTTCTTCTTTATCTTCTTTATTCCAAGAAGCACCTAAATATTCTAGGAATTCATCTTCTTCCATAATCTTATCAATAAAGCCAATCTCTAAAGCTTTTTCTGCTTTAAATACTTTAGCTTCTGTATCAATAACATCTTGGACATTCATACTGCGCATAGTGGCAACATGAGTCGTAAACTTCTCATAGAGAGTGTCTACTTTATCTTGGATATCGGAAAGGAATTCATCTTTAAAAGCACCTTCTTTATCGAACGGAACTTTTTCTTTACCAGCAGTGATAAACTGACGGTTAATACCTTCCTTTTTAAGCTTCTCTGAATCATTGATTAGTGATACAACAACACCTACCGAACCAACATCAGACTCTGGATTAGCAATCAATTCATGACATGCAACACCAAGACCTAATGCCGCAGAAGCAGCCATTCCATCCACATAACCAATTAATCGGATATCATTATCATCTGCAATCTGACGTAGCTTATTCGCAGAGTAAATCATACGAAAACCTTGCCCGCCACCGCTATTGATTTGCATCAGAACAGTTTTAACACCCGCTTTAGCAAAACCTTCCATTTGTTCAATCAAGCTTACATAACTACATCCACCGCAAAGGGCTTCCCATCCTGTAGGTTTATATGTAAGTGGACCTTCAACTTCAAGAACTCCAATAGATTGACCATCTAAATTACTAGACATATACTCTTTATCGTCATCATCAGATAAGAACATACCTTCTTGATAAGATTTAAGTAATTCACGATTGTCAAGAACTTCAGCAATTTCTCTAAACTTTGCTTCTGTGATTAATTGGGGAGTCTCAAGGAGAGATTTAGATAAGCGAGGAAGTTTATGTGCTTTAGACATATTATTCCTTAACTAACTATTTAAATTAATTATAACACGATGTTACCGCTTATGCAAACAGTAACGATTCTTATTAAATATTACTATGAGACATTCTCATTATTATTATCTGAGGAAGAACCTCCAGATTGAGAATCACCTGTCCCACTAGACCCATCACCTTCTCCAGAGTTGTCCTCAAATCCAAACATTAACTCTCGAATTTCGTCAGGAGATAGATCATCTTCTATGCGGTAATTGATTCCAGCAGTTTTCAATACATGGTTAACAACACTACTGTGTGCAGGAAGGAAGATTTTAACCCTTTGTAAATACTTACCAGCTTCGTCAATAGATATTGGTTGTATTTCACCAGACTTCCAAACAGGTAGATCAGAGTCTTTATATTCCCATCCATTCAACTTTAGAAGAAGAGGAAACACTTGTTTGTTGAACATATTATCAACAACCATATTATCCAGTTCAACAAAGTGAGCTTGTATAGAAGACTGTCCTTCTAAAAGGTTGTAAGAACCACCACCGTTTTCACCAGAAATGATATTTAAACATGCGAACGCACTAAATATTGCACGTCTTCTTTGTTCAACAAGTTCTGCAATTTCAAAGTTCTTACCACCACCTTCAATACCTTGGAATTTAAGTTCAAACTGCTTCTGACCAGAACCGTTTTCACTATGAGTATCTGTTGGTAGGATAGAGTATGCCTGATCACCAGCATGAAGGTTTGCAAGATTATCTTTCATCTGCTCAATCATTCTAGCTTCTGGACCATCTGGGTTTTCTTCTGCAGCTATAAGAAGTTGAGAAGGAGCACCTAATATTGGCATACCAGCTAAATCTTTTTGAACACCTATTAAAGTAAGGTCTTGTAAAAGTTGTTTCTCTTTCCAAGGGATATAAGCTGCTTCAAATGCACTTTGACCCATAGGTTGTGATGAAGTAGATGAGTATGAAGAATAACAAACTCTATTAAAGTCTATTTCTTTTACTCCAGCCCATCCTGTATAACTGTAGCTATTAACACCATTACTTCCTTGGAAAGCTTGGGGTAATTGTCTAAGATAAGAAATCCTATCACCACCAACAGCGACTTGCCAAGGTTTAGACTTATCCAGACTTAGTGGATGTATATAAGCTAATTTCTTAAGCTTCCAAAAACCTTCCCAATCTTTAGTACCATCTTCAAAAACCATTTCAAAAGGAGACCAACCATCTCTAATCATATGACTTGCTGCCATACCTATTGTGAGAGTAGATTGATAATCTCTTAAGTTTCTCATGTTATATTCTAGAAAATCTTTTAAACGTTTAGATTCTTCAGAATTTTCATCATACTCGAAACTTCCTTTGGCTTGAGCTTTTGCAACAGCCATTGTCCTTGCTGCAAAACAGGTTGCAACAGCGTCATCTTGCATCATAGCTTGAAATGTTTCTAAACGTTGTGTTCTAGAAAGTTCAAAAGGCTTTAGAATATCAATCTGCTTTCTTACAAATTCAATTGCAGCAGTAGATACTTGCTTAGAAGCTTGACGCTGTTGGCGGGTGGTTTTAGGAGGCTTAACGGATTCTTTTGCCATTAAACTTTCCTTCTATGTAATTATTCTGTTCAATATAGTATTGATTATAACACAGTATTATATTGTTTACAATCGGCTACTATCTTCCTACAGATTTCTTGTATGCATAAGTTTTAGTAGTTGCAGAAGTACAATCTGGGAGGTTGAAAGGTTTGATGATTTTCTTCTTCTGTAATATTATCGTGCAATCACTAACAACGTCAACCCAATCATCTTTAATAGTGTTAGTAGATCTCCATTTACCGTTAGGGTCTGGATTGAATTTTTCAAGTTCTGTAAGGAAAGCGTTTAGCGTAGCTTTGTTTCCAAATGTTTCTGGTAAAATATATACCATTCCCTGCTCTGCTTCAGCGCAGAATGTTGCGAACCTTAAAGCCTTACCATTCTTTTTATTCCCTGTTTCTGCACCCTCTACTTTGAAGTTGGCATCTTTAAACATTGCCCTTAGCTGTTCAAACTCTCCTGCCCCAGCTCCGTTTTCCTTTGGTATAACTACTGTACACTCTCGTCCATCATATTCAGCTTGACGAAGCATCCAGTCATTTCTGACACCCACGTTCTTACGAAACCTCCCGTATATCTTATCTTCTCCTTGCTTTACAGGATCATGAAGATCTGGATCAAAGTTACCAGTTATATATAAGTTGCACAATTTATCCTTCCACATCTGAACACTTGCAGTATAATCTGGATACATATAGGATTCAGATGGTTCTTTATAAGCTTTATCCCATGCTCGTACACAAATTGCATCTTCAGGTATTACAGGAGTTGGTTCAGTGGGTTTCAAACCCTTAAGCATATCCCTATTGAACATAGTAGAATTTTTAGGCTCTGCAAACCAGTTACCGAAAAGTTGTGTCTGTCTTTCATGTTCAGGTAAACTGTTAAGTTCACTAAGATATTGAGGGTTAAGCTTCATACCAATTTCGTTATCAAAGATATTAAAGAAATAAAATACGAACTTTTTAGGTCTTACATAAGTTCTTTCTTCTGTCTCCAAGTTAGTTATTGGATAAACTAAATCATAATACTTTTCTTTAAAAAATTCTTCATTTGGTCCAAATACGGGTTTCCCGTCAACTATCAAGTAATGTCTTATCTCACCACACTTATCTAGATCTGGGAATCCCGTTTTAGGATCAAGATAATATTCCACAAAATCCATACACCAAGATGACCTATCTGGGTTCAAAGTGCCGATCATAAAGCTATTCATATCTGCTTCAGAACGAAGACACGTCTGTAACATTTTTACTTGATCCCAAGAAAACTGGTTTATCTCATCAAAAATTACAGCAGAATAACCTTTACCACGGTGTGTTTCCTCTTCACCATCATGGTACATATGTCGGTAAAATGTTTTAGCTCCAGAAGGGAAAGTCCAATACTTTTCAGACTTATGTGGTTTTGCTCCAAAAAATGTATACTGGTTTTCAGCCTTCTCCCATAAGGAATTGGCTCCCATAATTTCATCGTATTTTTTTCTAAATTTTATACTTCTGTATTTAGGGTCATGAGCGAAGAGTAAGTCCACCATAGATATTACTTCACTCTTACCTCCGAATCGACTACCACCTACCAAATAAAAGTCTGCTTCTTGGTTGGCAATCATCTTAAAGAGTTCAGATTGCCTACCCTTTTGTGGTCTTACATCCTCTTTGCATTTATAACTCATCTTTAGGTAACCTCTTACAATTATTATCTAAATAATTACAGATCTCATCTATATATGTAAGGGAACGTGTTTCTGAGTAACCATCTTTATATTCTTCTACGGAGAGATACTTACCCTTAAAACTAGTGTTTATATAACCCTCTATTTTCTTACATGAATCATAATCTTTTGTCACCCAGACTGATAACACCTCTACTTCATAAATAGAATTACTAGATTGTCTGTTCAGTCTAGTCTTGTAATCAACAGCTCGTCCTGTTTTAATAGCTATAGGAGTATTACCATCTTTTATCACAAATATATAAATCTGCCGTTGTTTATCGCACCTGCACAAATTACAACCACAACCACTTAAATGATCGGACGCCTTCTGAGTAAAATATTTATTACAGTTTAAGCAACGTATGGTTACATCTTTAAAAACTCTATCGTAAATAGTCTCCGTATAGTCGTATCTATCTCCGTGTACAATTTTACATTTCGATACAAAATCTTCGGTATTGCTTGCCTTTACTTCAGATATTTTAGTAAAACAACAATCTTCATGGGGACAGTCCTGTTTACGAACAGTATGATGATAAAGATCTGTTTGCCAAGAACCGTGTACAGGACATATCGCCGTAAACTTATCACGATTATTAGTGACTTTATCTAAACCTTTGTAAGTGTATTTATCCCCTCTTGCATTAACGATCTTCTTAAGAACTTTATCTTCGTTATAATTACGTTTATAATTTCCAGCACACTTAGGGCACTTTCTACCCGTAGATAAGAACTTACTGACTGAAGTGCTATCATAAGTATGTCCCTTATTACAAGTAATATTGATCTTAGTATTACTCTTCACATCTTCAGTCATATAACCATTAAAAGTATAACCATACTCTTGACATAATCTTTTTATTCTGATATCGTAATGACTCTTATTTGGTTTTAAACCTTTTGGACTGCAATAGCAAGAATCTCCCTTGCGTAGAGTTCTTATTGTTACCTTAAAAATACCTTCGCCGTACTGTTCTGGATCCTTAGCGCATTCAGAACATTGTAAGAAAAATCTCTTATAACTGCTATAACCTTCATTAAAACCTAGATAAGTGTGCTTATGGTTATAAGGAGACTTACAACCTACTTTAAATTCCTCATGGTCTTGTTTTATAATTTTATCCAATACTATAACCTCCTAATTAATCCACTCATCTCCCATCAGACTAGAGGAAGTTTCACTTTTACCCTTCTCACCAACATCAGCACCCTTACCCTCTTCAAGCCCTTCCTTCTCCTTAGCAAATTCATCAGCAGCCTTATAAATTTCTTGCAAAGCCATTTTGTACTCTTGTACAATCTCCTTATTATTACTAAGAAGCATATTCTTAGCATTTTCAACCACATTAGGACGGAATCTATCTCTATCATAAACACTTTCATAAGATGTCATCCAGAAAGGATTATCCCCTTTGCAAGGACTTGTATCAGAATCAGTTCTTTTCTCTTTAGGATTGAATTGAGGGTTAGGAATCTTAATCTCTCTAGATTTACCGATATTCTTAGGATCTAAACTTTCCAGAATATCTTTTACTTGAATCTTGATTAGCTTCTGAATATCAGGCTGCATTTTAGCCATCATCTGTTGAAGCTTGTTAAAGTGAACTATATGAGTGGCAAAGAAACCCTCTGCACCATCAGGACAACCTTGCCCAAGATCAGGAATATCTACCCTAACCTTTTTCATCACCTCCTCACTTACTTTCTTATCTAATTTTCTACCACGTCTGCCAATTGTCATAGCATATTCCTCTTAAACACGAAAAGTCCACCTCAAAGAAGCAGACCTTTTAAAATATAAACATTATCTATAAGATATTATCTTTAGGATAAGTCTATTATAGCATAGATTTATTGTTTTGTGCCAATACAGCTTTCTTACGGAGACTTTCTACACGTTCCCACACTTCATCTGGAATAAGTTTAATATCTTTATCAATACCGCTGTCCAGTAAGTCTAAGTAAGCAGAATCAATTTCAGATAAATCTTCTTGTAAAGCGCTTTCACCAACATTTATAATAAACTTTCTAAGTTCATCACGAGACAGTCCCTCTGGTACAATATGCACCTCGCTATTTAAAGCTTTCTCCATACGTTCTCTATCAAATATTTTGTTGTCACTCATACTTTCCTTCCAAACGAGCTAACTCTACAGCACAAATAATGCTAGATAACTTCAACAATTTCCAAAACGCATCTATCTTGTACAAAGGGGAATCTTGCCTAATATCATGTAACACCATATCTAACTCTTTACAATTCAACTCATCAACAATTTCATAGAAAGCAGATTCAAAATGTGGCACAATCTCACATTCCATAAAGATATTACTCTTGATACAAGATACTATCTGTTCACAATACTCCAATTCATTAACCCACTTCACATAAAGAACATGTCCTTCCACGAGAACACCCTTCTTATTAACAAAATCACAGTATGTAATCAAAGCTGTGTTACCAACAGAATCCTTGAAAGGCAGAGTGTATTCCTTTTGTGAATGACACCCTTCTCGGTAAGGTGTAGTTTTATAAGGTTTAATTTTATTTCGTTGCTTCTTCACCATCTGATATTCTCCTCAATACTTCTTTAAAAACTTTTCCCACATAGAATAACACACACTTCCAAAATAACAACACTTTCTATAAATATATTTCTCACCAAATTGTTTCATAACATTACAGAAGATGATATCAATATCTTTACGAGAGTAAAAGTCCCTTCCGTGGTGAATATTATACAATTGTGTAAGGACACTTCTCACCAACAAGGCATCTTCTACAACAGGAACATTCTTGTCAAACTTATACCCTTTAAACACCTCTAGATGCCCTTGTGGAGAGATTTTAGCTAACACTAGATGACTACGCTTACAAACAATAAACATCTCCACACCGTTGTATTCAGGAAGGAAATATTGGTGATAACTATCTACTACGACAGTGTTATTTAGAATATTCATATCTTTGCCTTATGTGTGTTTTGAATATCGTATAGTTTAATATAAGAATCTTATTTGTCAAATATTTTATTGCAGGTATAAAAAAGCCCGCACGAGGCGGGCTGAGGAGGAGAATACAACTTTACGCAAGTTGTCAGCGGAGAGATTAAAAAGGAGAAGAAAAATCTCTCGGAAGTGTTGCCCTTAGAAAGGCTTATTATTAGAGGAGAGGCATCTTTTGCTCAATGCTCTTATTATTGTTGAAATTTAATATTCGTCAAACGTATCTGAGATAGAAGAGATATCCACACCAAGAGAAGATACATCGAAATCCTCATCCTCAATGTAGCCATTTGAAAAGTTTTCTGAAATAGAGATACATTTACGACAAAGGTCTTCTTCTTCATGGACGATTTTATAATGACCTTTTTGTGTAGGATGGGGAACTTTGATTTGACGAGTTGTTACATAACGTATTTCTGCGTTACAACATTTACATCGCATATTATTGTTCCTGTTTATTATTGTTATTAATTTGGTGCTGAACACCAGCGATCAACAACCTGCTATTAGAGGTGATTGTGAAAGTTTTATCTGGTGCAGCTAGAGATTATTTTAAAAAGAACTCTAAGGTTCTTGTAAGGAGTATATCATGAATAATAATATTTTGAAGATTTCTTCTGAAAAGATTTCTTTTTAAACTAATCTATAATTTAAGTATATATGAGTATTTTGATGTTGTCAAATTGTTGGAGCTTCTGAGGGGAATTCAACCCCTATCATCTGGTTGGAAGCCAGAGGTAATAAGCATTATACGACAGAAGCGTGGACGAAGGTTTTGAATATTTTTACATCAGGATAACCAGTAACCTCGATAAACATACCTTTACGGTAAAGTAACTTCATTACCTAGATAATCTAAGCCTTGATCATCACCAATTAAAGGTTCATAATCATCTTTCATATTTATTCCTCTTACAATGCATTTAAATAACCCTGTTCACGTAGCGACTCGTGTGCAGATCGGGTTAGCTTCTGCATAGACACCGTTTGCTCGTAAGAACAACAGTCCTAAGTAGTTCTTTATTTGAGAAGTTTAAACGGGATACCTCACGCTCGTACGTCAATGAGTGGGCTTGACAAGAGTTGCTTTGCAAACCAGCTACAATAATATCCACTGGTCGTAACGTTTGTTTCTCTACGAAGGATGTCGCCATCACCACTCGCTTTTGATTGAAATCTTCCTTTCCCTCAACTCTTAATATTCATTATATACTAAAATATTACGTTGTCAAATACTATTTTAATAAACTTTGCACATATTCCAACTCATCACCTTTCAAATAGTTATTCTTCAAAAGGAAGTTTACATAATCAATATCATCTTCAACAACTTTTTGCCAAGGGATATCCAGATACTTAGATTTCTTACATAACTTAAGCTGGTCTTCCTTAAGATGTTTATGTTTAGAAAGTAGTTCTTCTAGATAATCCAACTCCTCTTGATCAAGCTCTGTATTTTCAAAAGTATACTGTACGTAATCATAATCCTTAGTAATAATATCCTCCCATTTCTCAGACTTATACCTCTTACCACCTTTACAAGTTTTAAAATCGTAACATAATTCCCAAGCTTGATCAATAGTTAAATCATTATCAGCTAACATATATTCTAATACTAAACCTGTAACAATAGTGTCATCTTTTGCGCTGTGGAGTTGTACATCCATAACTTGTAATCTAGGATCTTTATAAATTCCCCACTGATAATACAACACACCTAACTTATGTGACTCTACTTCACCAACAGGGTAAAGCAACTTAGCAAGTTTTAACGTACAAAGCTTACGAACATTTTCAGGAAAGTAATCCTCTGGTAACACTGCAAGTTCATAAGATAAGTTATGCGCTACAACATAATCACTATCGGCTAGAGGATGGTCTTTCAGTACATCGTTAATTTCTGGTGCATCTTTAACATCTTCTTCTGTGATATGATGTACGTTCATTGCTTCGAAAGATATTGGTGTTTTTGGATTAACACATGTACCAATAGAAGATTCAACTTTTAAGAATTGATCACCTTCAAACGTTGTTATACCAAATTCACAAATAGCTCCTTTCATAGATACTGTTTCTGTATCAATTACTGATATCTTAGTCATTCTTTCTCCCAAAGTTTAAGAATCTTCAAACAACATTCTTTACAAAATATAATATTCATTCCACGATTTGCAGAAGAATAATGAAAGAAACCCTTATCAACATGACGTTTTAAAGTTTTATCGCATCCTCTACATGAACAGTTTCTTTCTGCTAACCTTACTTCCATATCACCCTCCTCCTACCAATTATCATAGTTTGTAATATCTGCTTTCATATCAGTATTAATATCTGTTGCAATGATACTAACACCAATACCACTCCCGCGTTGGTATGAAATATTAACTTCTTCAACACCAAATTCTTCTATAAACGCTTTTAATTTTTCAAACTCAACGTAATCTAATCTAAAATTCATTATTCTTTCCTTTTTCGTAAATAAGAAACCAATCGAAGCAATAGTTTCCTGAGATCCTTTCTCCAAGAATATTTTCAATAATACTAATCTCTTCCTCATTACCTAGTACCATATATTCAGCTAATGGTGTCTCATGCAATATATGTTTTGGTAAATTATTTATAACATCACGATCCATAATTATCTTCAGATAGTATCCATCTTCTTTTATGACTGATACGTTACTCATAATTTTCTCCTAGTATTTAAACACCTTGACAGGCTTTCCTAATTCTTCCATATAGCTTTTCATATGTTCACTTCCAGTAGATTTACCATCCCAGAATACAACAGCATGAGTAGCTATATCTCCCATATTTTTATTTCTATTTAAACCTGCTAAACAGTTATACTCTCCATAAGAATTACTTTTTATCTTACAAGGGCGCTTAGTTAAATCTTTCCAATCTGCTTCGAAAGTTTCAAAGTAAATATTACGACTAATGGCATATTCTCTTCCAACCCTATCAGCACCTGTTGCACCACCATCTAATATCATAACATCACCTTTGTTATAATTCTTAAGCATGAAATCTAAAGCTTGGTAAGCATATGTAGAGTCTTTGAAATCTCTCCCACCTGCAACAATTAATCTAAGTTTAAATTGCTTTTGCTTATCTGTCAAACCTTGATTCATATCTGGTACATATTCTTCACCTCTGATAGAAGCATAATACTTCTTGACATCTTCGTCAACCAATATGTCAGATTTCTGGATAGGTACTTTGAGATACAACCCTTCAACTTTGCGCAACCTACTCACAGCAACATACACCTGCCCATATTCGAATGCACCTTTAGATAAATCAATAGCTACCTTATCTAATGTCAAACCTTGACAAGCGTGTATAGATACAGCAGAACACTGTTTCAAGCCAATTTGTGCAAATCTACCAACCACCTTACTTTCTAATTCATCTTCTTTGTTTGTAAAATACTCCTTATTCTCCTGCATCTGAGGCTCAATAAGACAAGTATTACCATTATCAAATTTAACTTCAACACAATCTTCAAAAAGGTTTAAAATAACACCACAACTACCATTTACGAAAAGGCTTTCCTCGGACGTATCGTTAAATGTACTACGAACTCTTAACCCTTCTTTTAGTTCAATAACATCAGGAAGTTTCCTATCTCGTTCAGGAAATTTACCTGTAACTTTAGCTTGATAACGGTAAACAGGGTTAGGATTCTTATCGAACACTTCCTGATTAATCTTATCCGCTGTAACGTTATGTGGTGTTAGGTATACAGCATTCTGATCAGGTTCACGTACATATTGATTAAGATATTCTAACACATTGTCCAAATCCTTACCTTCACGAAGATTGCTCAGATGGCAGCTAAATACTTTATCATCACCACTTCTTTTATTTTGGTCAAGTTCAAATACCTTTAAATCTAGACTTTTGTACATCTCACTATTGATCATTTTGGTTGTACCGTAACGCTCTTTTAACATTTTAACCGTTTTCCTTGGAGTAGGACTAGGGATCTGGAAAAAGTCACCGAATAGTAATAATCTCACCCTTTTATGTTTAGATGTCTTACTTGCTCTTTGTCTACGTTCAATCAACCCTTCTAAAGCATCCACTCCGAACATAGGGAACTCATCAATAATAATATTTTTTACAGGATGCCCTTTCTTAAAGATACCTCTATAACATGAACCCACCTTACTAAGATCCTTTTTAGTAGGAATACCTACAGGTATCGATAACGTCCTATGTGTTGTCATACCATCGACATTTGTAGCTGCAATTCCTGAAGTACCTGTGATAATAGTGTCTGCATCTGCGTAGTAGCCAAGTGCATCGATGATGAAAGACTTACCAAAACCTGCCTCCGAGGTAATCAGTACATCCCCTTTACCATACCTACATTCAAGATACGCTTCTTTCTGAGCAGGGTACATCATATCAATGACCTGTTGCTCTGTTAGTTTACTAAAATCTAAACTCAATTCTCCTCCTCCAAATATTCACTCGCATAACCAAACCACTTACCTGTAGCACTATCAAATATACAATCTTCACCACAAGGGTGTAACTCTATGATAATTCTTTCAATAGGTAAGCCTGTGCCCTTACTAATTTTATTCAAGATATGTTTATAATCTTCTGTAATGTTGTAATAATTATTTTCATCCAATATTAATCCTCCTCAATCTCATCTCTAATCTTCATAAGTAGTTTCCCTAAACGATTCTCACCTTGCTCTGTCTTCAGACAAAATCCCCAATAATTATCACCATGCCAATTACCTTCCACTAGTTCAATACCTTTTGTGGCAGATAACTTTCTCCGTAAACGTGGATTATTCCAAGAATATTTATACCTTAGACCAAACTCCATCACCTTGTCTTTAATATCATCCCAATCTTCTCGTAAAGGTAATGTGTTTCCAAAAGATTTTAAACCTTTCAAAGGATGTTCCGACACTTGCTTACGTAAATCTTGATCTAACGTTTTCATTGCCACATAGAAATGCTCATTTGTGGGAAAGGTTAAATCTCCATATTGCATTGGTTTATCAAAATATTGAAAATTTGATAAGAAGCTGTACTCTCCTCTGAATCTCATTAAATATCCTCCTTAAATAAAAGTTTCATAAATCTTACCCTCAACATAACAACTTAAGTCATCATATACAATAGCTACATGACCAACACGAATATCCTTATACGAAAGATATTCTTTACACGCTTCATAATTATACTTCTCCCAATGTATATCCCTCTGTAGTTGTTGTCGAAGATCATAATCTTGCTGTAAACCTGTAACACTATAACCTAAATGTTCAAGTAGATGACTGAGAAGCTTATGTTTAGTCTCAGCGTATAGTACATAAATATTGTCTACATGTGGATCTCTTTCAATACAAGGGTTAAAATCAAACCCACTCATAACAACCTCCTAATTTTGCAAACAAACTCCACCTCTGGTATAATAATAACTATGTTAAAGAGGTGTTTTAAATAACCCATAGAACGTCATCTTAGCATATCTTAAAACGAAGTCAACAATAAATAGGAATAAATATGTCTGCTGAATTAGGAGCAGTTGTTGCTATTCATTGGTGGAAAGCAGTTATAGGTATTGTGGCGGGATATTTCGGTTTCAGGTTAAAGCAAAACTATTCTGAAAAGGAAGCCCGTTTGAAGAACCTAGAAGAAAAACATGCTGAATTAAGTGAAGCTCACATTGAACAACGAGGTGAACTTAATAATCTTAAAGAGGTACATAAAGATTTTACAAAGAAGTATGAAGAATCTCAGAAAACCTTAACAGATATCTACACCAGTGTACAAGTGATTAAAAACGATATACAACACATTAAAGAAGGAAAATAATATGCCTACTAAAGCTACACCACCTGATAAAAAGAAAGAAGAAAACAGTACACCACCAAAAGAACAAGAAAATAGTTAATATATGACTATTCAGGAAGCATACAGTTACTTAAACTTTGACTACTACAACTGTGTACTTTTCGTAGTACTCTTTTTGCAGGAACATGTTAAAGATTTTATTTCAACATTGGTGTGTTTCCTAATGAGTACTTTGAGTGTTCTACTTGCAGACATAATAATACAACAGGGTTTTACTTTCTTCGAAGCAGTTATGTTATACGAAGCAGGTATAGCGTTCTCTTGTGTGTTATTAGGTCTTTTGGGTTGTAGGATAGGATTAATTTTATTCACTGTAAGTTGTACAGCATTCTTCATTAATTTTGTAGGGTATTGTATACCAGATGGAGATCTGTATCAACTTTATAAACAAAGTTACGGTTATCTAAATGTAGTATTCTTCGAAATACTTGTTTGGGCATGTATCGTTAACTCAAGATTAAAACCTTATATAGAAAAATATATAGCTAAATTAACACCCTCTAAGGAGGAAAAATATGATTGAAGGTATACTAACTATACTCGGATCTCCTTTACTTGGAGGTTTGGTAGGTATGGTAGGAAGTTACTTCACAAGGAAAGAGGAGAGGAAGTTTAAGGAATCAGAATGGGCGCATGATTATAAGATGTCCCAACTCAATGCAGAGAATAAGAGAAAAGAATTACAGCTTCAAGGAGACCTTACTGAGAAAGAGCTTGAAGGAAAAGCTTTTGTAACATCCCAACAAACTACATCTTCTTGGGCAGATAACATTAGAGCAATTGTACGGCCTATTATAACAGCTTATCTCATGTACCTTATGACTATGATAGGGTTGCAAGTAAATGAGCTTGTAGGAGGTATGGAAGCCCTTCCTATGGATCAAATAATCTTGTTATACAGTGATATAATCTCAGGAATTGTATTCTTAACAATCACTGCTGTAACGTGGTGGTTTGGTACAAGAAATACTCAAGCTATTAAAAACATGAATTCATGGAAGTAGCTTTATGAGCGATAAGAATTTTTCAGATAAAATTAAAGAGTATAGAGTATTTTCTTTATCAGCATGTATCTTCATTTCATGGATGTTTTATGAAATAACTATGTGGATAACAGCATTTGGTATAGAAGAATTAACAGCACTAGGTACTGGGGCAGGAGTTGCTATCAGCGGTATCTTTGCAAGCATATCTGCAAGTTATAAATTTGTTTATGATTTTGCAAGGAATAAAGAGAATAAAGAGGAAAATGGTAAATGAGTAGTATTTTAAAAAATGATTATGTTGGGAGAGTTGACCTTACTGATCCTAATTATCCTTGGGGTAAAGGTCAAAATAGACTAGGCAGTGTGCCAAACACAGGTACTCCATTTGATGAGAAATGGTTTAATGATTTTGAAGGTAATAAACAAGCCTATCTAAGATTAGCAGGTATTGTTCCAAGTGGTACTCCTGACAATGCGGTAGAGAGTGATCAACTTGAAGCTATTAAACGTATTAGTAATGCATTCTTAGTAGGTACTCCTGTCGGTAGTTTTAGATACGGGTTTGATTTCACTAGTGCAAATGATGTTGGTATTGCAAATGATGGCACTTTCTGGAAGTACTCTGGTACTGATCCATATCCAGTAACTGTTGCAGAAGATACTGATCCTACCACAGGAGATTTCACACAAGCTTTTGCAAGAGATGGTCAACCTAATCCAGTAGGTAGTTTCAGTGACGTTGGTGGAGTTACTTTCAATTTTCCTAATGATGTTGCTAGAGACGCTAATGGAGAATACTGGTCTTGGACAGGAAGCTTACCATATACTGCTGCACAAAATACTGTCCCAAGCGAACCTAATTATAGTAAAAGATTAGCGAATGTTGCAGAGAATATTTCCAATGATGATGGCAGTACTGCGCAAGATACTTACGATGCTTTGAAAGCAACTTTGATAGCACAAGGGTTGAGTGGGAACTTTGGATTCTTTGCGAAAGGCTTTACTTACAATTTAGTAGGTGATGTTGGGATTGATGTTGACGGTACTTTATGGGGCTACAGAAACGCGCCGACTTCATACCAAGTAATAGGTGGCACGATACCTAGCGATAATCCGTCTCTATTTTTTAGGGTTTCGGTTTCTCAGCGTACTAACGCATCAAGTAGTAGCGTTACACAACCAAATCTGATAAACGGTGGCATAGGAAATAGAATTGACCCGACAACCAGTGGCTCTACGATAGGAGGTGGCGGTGGTACTACAGAGTCAACACTTAACCGTATTGGCGAGGACGGCGATGGAAGAGCTATAGTTTCGACAATCGGTGGGGGTTATGACAATGAAATTAACTGTCAAGCGTCCACAATTGCGGGCGGTGCTCATTCTGTAATTGATACGGTTGAAGGCCACTCTTTAATTGCTGGTGGCTCTTATAACTCGATTTTAGGTCAAAGTAATTATTCAGCAATTTGGAGCGGTACACACAGCACAATAACTGATGCATCCTTTTCGTGTATTGGTGGCTCTAGCAATACTATCGATGGCTCAACTTACCAGTCTGGAAATCCAGCAGTTAACGATTTTTCTGCTGCCATACTTTCTGGTAGAAATAACAATATTTCTGGGGTAAGTTCAACAATTTACGGCGGATATTCTGTAATTTCTGGTGGTTCAAACCACTCAATAAAAAATCTATATTCAGCTATCGTTGGCGGTTTTAACTGCTCAATAACTGGAAGTCACGGCATAGCTGGAGGATACAAAAACACAGTAAGAAGAAACTACAGTATTGGCTTTGGTTATCAAAATGACGTTGGCGTGGCATACTCTTTCGTTGCGGGTCAAGGCAATTCTGCAACAGAAATAACACCAAGACAGCAAGTTTTTTGCTTTGGCAAGAATTCAACGATAACGGATTGTGATTTTGCTACAATATTAAATGCTGAAATAAGCAACATTGAAGGAGATTACAGCGCAATTATCACTGGCAATAACAACTCTGTAACTGGTAACAAAAGCGCTATCATATCAGGTATCTCTAATTCTGTAGAATCAGAGGAAAGCGTTATACTAGCTGGTGCAGGTAACTTATTAACTCACAATCAAACATCAGCGCACGGTCAAAATATAAAGTCTTATAACACTGGTGAGAAAATAACTGGCAACGGTCAACTTAGAGCGCAAGGCGACTGCCAGCGCGCTACAAATATTTTAAGACAAAAGACAGTCGGGGCAGAGGTTAAAAGATTAACACCTGATGGCGGGTCTGGCACTACACACTTTATACCTGAGAAGTCTACCGTGACAATCCGCGGAAACCTAACTGCAAAGCGCTCTATAGGTTCTGGTATTAGTGATAGAGTTGTTTGGGATATATTTTTGGTGGTGTCAAAAGGTGGTGCTGGTACATCTGTAACTATTGACTTAAACGAAGTTACTGAAAAGTTCGCATCAACAGCAACAAAGCCAACCTTCACGATCAAACCTGAAACTATAGACGCTGTTAAGTTCGAGGTGACGGGTGTTACTGGTGAAAACTGGGACTTTGGCCTAAGCATATTTGATGAGTTGGTCATAGTTGACTCCATTTAGAATACTGCCACTTTTGTTATAGATTGCTAATTAAACCCGCTAATTAAAGCGGGTTTCTTTTATCAACTCTATTTATACCCGATTAGTTTGTTGTCAATCCAAACTTGATTATCAGCATAAGATTTTATCCCATCACAATTGTACATAAAAACATTATCATGTGATGCCGTACAGTTTCCTGACTCCAGTAAACAAACCCCTTTTGGGGTATGGTCAGAACTCTGCTCAAAAGCGCTCTTAATCTTTGAGAATAGTGAATTACTTTGAATTCTCACGTCTTCATAATACTTTTCAAGAGCCTCCTCACAATTAGATATACTACCTATAACCTCATCATCACTATCAAATTTAGAAATTATAAGTAATGGCTTTCTCAATTCAAAGGAGCCACACGCGACAAAATGATCTTTAGGCACTTTAAATGGGCGTGAATTTGTAAACTCAACTGTAATACCATTATCTTTAAGTTTTTGGATTCTTGAAACTACTTCACTCAATTTATTTTCTAACATTTTTACTCTCCGTTTATTAATTTTGAAATTAAAATATAACCTAAAATTTTAAAACAACAAATCCGACCAGTTGTATTTTTAAATAAATATAGATTATTTTATCATTAATCTTGGTTTATCTGCACTACTAACGAACATAACAATTATTTACTCCCTTCTATTGACAATCCTTTCAAAACATCCTACACTCTCCTCATATTAATTTATGGGGAGAATCCTTTCATGCAAAACATTATTTACACAATATTATCATTTCCACTGTTAATGGTTCTTATCAGAATCATATCCTTTCGAATACAGTCATATTCCATCGAAGAGTCCTCTTCAAAAATATTCTACTTAGAAAAACCTTGGTACTTAATGTACTCTTGTCACAAAATAGATCCGTCTGAAAATTACAATTGGATCAAAATCGACGCTGATATAAAGAAGGGTGTTGATGAAGTATTAGCTGTTCAAAGAGAATTTGTCATAGCTTTAGAAATTGAGATGTATAATCTAAATAATAATTATAAAAACTTGCTTGTGTCAAAACAAGATGGTAAAGTGTTGCTCAAGGGTTATGAAAGATTCTTAGCAGAGCAAATAATTCTTCTAGAACAACTTGAAGCAGAGTATAATCTTAAAGTAAATTTACAATCTTTAGAAGAAGATACTTTCAAGGAGCTATTAGAAGCATTGAAACATCCAGAAAATTTTGATAAAGAGGATTAGTTATGAAAATATATTATACAAGAATTACATTTGAAGCTCCGTGGCATTTCCACCCATCACCATTCTTTTTAGATATTGAAGTATTGGCAGAAGAGACTACTTATGGAGAGGTGAAGAAGTTATCTTATGAGAAAGCTTCTAAGATGGAAGTTCCAGAAGGATATGTTAAAATTGAAAAGTTTGAAATTCTGAAAGAGGAGACTATCGTATGAGTGAATATTATTTAAAAGATATCCCAATCATTGTGAAGAAAGTGGATTACCCAAGAAAGTTTACTAAAATGTCACACAGGAAACGTAAGCTTCAAGAGCCGCCTGTTTTAGAATGTGGTAATGCGAGTGTTGTATTCCAATTTGAAATGTGTATAATACTTCTTCAAGATATGGAACTTTGGTGGGAATACGAATATGCTTTACAAGGAGAAAACTTTAATGTAGAGTTATACACTGACTATCAGAATAAGATTATAGAATTACGTTTCTTCCAAGAATTACCATTCTACAAACCTCGTGGGAGACATTCTGACAGCATTGTAGATGATATTGAAGCCAATGTACTACAATGTTATGAAAAGCTTCCTGTGTCCTTCCAAGAGGCTGTAGATGGTGTTTATGTAGGGGATTGGGATTTCCTAGAGTATGCAGAAGAGTATGTAGAGTAAAGATTTATGAAGGAATTAATTTAAGGAGAAGTGGTTAGTGAAAAATAAGAATGGTTTAACATTTGGAAAACGTTTATTACAACGTAGTAATATTGCCAAAACAACAGACTTTTATAAGGTGGAGAAGTTTCATGAAAGAGGTATTCGTACAAAAGATGTCCCTGCTTATAAATTTCCTACTTGGGCATCATTGGGACGTTGCGATGAAGCTGAATTTGAAACTTTGTGTTATGGAGATAGTGGTGAGGATATTAATTGTTGGGGAGAATTTGTATGAGTGTTAAATCAGTTTTAGATATTATTAAAGAGTTGGAAATCACCCCTAGTAGTAATGATAAGCTTGCTATTTTGAAGCGTGAAGTTGGTAATGAAAAGCTTAAAGAAGTATTCCGATTGACATACAGCACAACTATCAACTTTGGTGTTAAGAATGTACCAGACTATACCGTAAACTCTATTTACAACGTGCAGATGAATACTTTTGAGTATATGTTTGACTTATTAAATAAATTACGTACTAGAGAATTAAGCGGTAATAATGCTCAATCTGCAATTAGTTTTTATTTGTCGCAAGTCGAAAGCGATACTTCGGAACTATTTATTCGTATCCTAAAGAAGGATTTGCGTTGTAATACAGGAAAATCTTTAGCTAATAAAGTCTGGAAAGGTTTAATTCCCGTAACGCCTCGAATGGGTGCATGTTCAATGAACGAGAAATCATTAGAGCGTATGAAGAAGTTTAAGAATTTGGCTGTAGAGTTGAAATCTGACGGTACGTATGCTGCTAGTGTTTGCGGTGAAACAAGTACAATGATGACTCGTAATGGTAATGAACTAATTATCCCTTCTTTACAAGAACATCTGTGTTGCGGGGAGTTTGATGGATTTGCTTTAGAAGGTGAACTTATTTATGATCCTACAAAGGCTACTCGTGAAGAAGGTAATGGTCATATTACACGAATCGTAAAAGGTACTGCCAGTTCAGAACATCTAGATAACGTTTATTATCAAGTGTGGGATTGTATTGATACTAGTTATTATGAACCAAAAGGAGAATATCCTCTCACTAATAAGGAGCGTAGAGAACTGTTGGAATCAATGGTTGAAAGCTACAATGGCTGGTGCGTAGAAAATAGAATCACTAGCCGTATTTTATTGATCCCTCGCCAAGAGAATGTTACTGTTGATGAGGCATTTGAAGTATTTGAAGGTTATGTTAAAGATGGGATGGAAGGTGCTATCTGTAAAAATATGGAAAGCCCGTGGAAAGATGTTGGTAAACCTTCTTGGTGTATAAAATTAAAACGGAAAGATCCTGCTGACCTAAAAGTGGTTGGTTGGTATAAAGGAGAGGTTGGTACAAAATATGAAAGCTTTCTAGGAGGTTTACATTGTGAATCAAGTTGTGGTACTATCAAGGTTAATGTAGGTAGTGGTTTCTCTGACGAAGATAGATTTAACTTACCAGATAATCTTCCAGAGATTGTTGAAGTAGAATATGATTCAATCACAGAAGATAAGAAAACTAAACAGAAAAGTTTATTCTTACCTATTTACAAACGTCCACGTTATGATAAAGTGGAGCCTGATTCGTATGAAGACATTTTAGACAAAGTGAGAATTAAATAAGGAGAATATTATGAATGTACAAGAAAAAGTGATTGCAATTTTAGAAGAGCAACTTGGTTTACCAAAAGGAGAAGTTCTACTAAAGTCTACAAAAGAATCTTTAGGAATGGATTCTCTTGATGAAATTGAAACCATTATGGCTTTGGAAGAAGAATTTGATATTGAGATTAATGATTATCATGCAGCGAAGTTTAAGAGTGTACAGGATATTGTAGATTTTATTAAAGCTACCCAACTTTGTAACACTATGAGCACCTTAGCGTACAATGACGCAAAGGAAGTTTTTAGTGAGGTGTACAAGAGTAAGAGTATTCATGATGTTGCAACAGAGACATCACACCCACTTTCGTACACATATGAACAGTTAGAGGGTAAAGATTTAGTTGCTCACAAAGACGGTTATATGCATAAGGATAAAAGTTTATTCTGTAAAAAGGGTAACACTTATAAGATAGATACTCTTAGTGGAGAAGAATTAAGTTTTATTGATGAATCTGGTGACAACCACTATTGGGATTTGTATGGTGTTGGTGAGTATTTCTATCCAGTAGAGAAGCTAAAAGACGACCTTTACAACCCAGTAAAAGATATCTCTTATAAAAAATATCTACGTTGCACAGATAGATTACCTGCTAAGATGTTTAACAGTGATCAAGGTTGTTTATGGATGTATAAATCATCTTGTGGGAAGTATTACTATTGGGCAGAATACAATTGTGCGAATAGAGTCATATACCGAAGAGAAGAGGTTGATTGGGTGGAGAGTAATTATGGAGAGTATTCTGTAGAAGATGAAAATATTGTAGAGATTAATGATTTTGCAGAAGAATTTTCTAGTACGATAAGCTCTTTAGATACTACAAAACGTACAAAGTTAGAGGGTACTAAGGAAGAAAAGAAAGAAACTTTATTAAAAGAAGTGATACCTACAACAGAGTGGACAGATAAACATTATGATTTCAATTATACGTTGACGGAAAATGATATTGAGAATGGCGTGATTAAGATTGATCCTTATTTTGTAGCAGACCAATGGAAACTCGGAGAAAAAGATAATTCTGGTGTAATTTTTCATATCCTAAAAACGTGTAGTAGGTATAAAACCAAACATGAGGAAGAACGTGAGATTAAAGCTATTCATGGTCAGATTAAACGTTTAGCAGAAATTAGGGGAGTGGAACTGAAGTGATTGAAGTAGGAGATAAGTTTTATTCTGACAGGTACGGTGAGTACGTAGTAAAGAGGTATAACGGATGTAAAGATATAGATATAGAATTCATCAACACGGGTAATATGGAGAATGTAAAATCATTCCCTTGTAGTAAAGGTCTTGTGGTGGACCATAAAGAAGTTTCCAGACAGAAGGCAGAGCATCTTGAAAGTTTTATAGGGAAGAATTTCACAGATCTTACTGTGGTAGGAGTATCAGAAAGTTCGCCTTACAAACTACAGTGTTTATGTTCCTGCGGAACAGTTAAGTACATAACTAAAGTAAATCTTACAACAGGACATGATAAGAGTTGCGGTTGTAAGAGTTATCTTGAGGATGTTAATTGTATAAAGAAGGTGTATAAGGCAGAATACAACTCATATAAATCCATGTTAAGGAGGTGTAAATACTTTAATTCTGTTAATAGAAAGTCTTACTGGGATAAAAACATATCAGCATGTGATAGGTGGTTGCTATCAGGAGAAGAAGGTTTTAGTAATTTCTTGGATGATATGGGGACAAAACCTGATGCAGATTACCAGTTAGATAGAATAGATACTGATGGAGATTACTGTAAAGAAAATTGCAGGTGGGTTTCTAGAAAAGTAAATATGAATAACAGAAGTATCACTGTAAAAGTAGCTATCCTATCAAAGGAAGTACCTTTAAGATATATTTTAGACATGTTAGGGTTAGATCATTATACTGTTAGAGACAGATATAGCTCAGGACTCCCTTTTACTTTTGTATTTCATAAAGGCAGCTTAAGAGCTAACAGTGATTACAAGAAATTCAAAAAGGATAACAATGTTAGTGTAAAGAAGTTAGCTAGTGGTTTAGGAGGTGATATAATGAAAGACTCAGATAAATATAAAACTTTTGAAAATTTATATGGAGAACAAATACTATCTTACATTGAAGAAGAATATGGGGTGAAACTATAATGATTTATATTGCTTCGCTATATTCCAATGGTATGGATAAATGCCCTTGCCCTAGTGTACTCCTTGAGAAAAGAGTTGCGTACACTATGAAACGTGTGAAGGATTTATTATTGGAAGGTAAGTTTCCATATAGTCCTATTTTACATTGTCATCAGATGAGCAAGGATTATGATTTACCAAAGACTTATTCTTTCTGGCAGAATATTGACCGTAATGCGATAGACCATTGTCAAGAGGTGTATGTTCTTATGATGGTAGATAGCTGGGGTAATTGGACATTATCTCAGGGTATTACAGATGAGATTAAATATGCTGAACTTATTGGTAAGAAAGTGACATATTTGGAGTGTGAGGATTATTTATGAGCAATTTTACCATAAACTTAGAAAACGATAAATACACAATCCATTATAACAACGGGGAAATCTCTTGTGATAGGTATGGAGAACCTTGGAGAAAAGAAGACTTAGTTGGTGATAATCTTATCCATGCTTTAGTGGTTGAGCTGCACGATATGTATAAAGAGTTTGATATTGCCGTTGATATTATCAATGAGCAAGGTGGTTGTTATGAGGAGTTGAGGGACTTATATGAACAAGATTAGTAATCAACAGAAAATAGCAAGAGAAATATTGCACAGTTTAGAAATTATAGACCCTAATTGTATTTTGGCAGGTGGAGCACCTAGGAATTGGTTCTTCAATAAGTTAGCTAATGATTTGGACTTCTATATTTACATACCTGACGAGACAATGTTCAGAACTGAATTACGATTTAAGAGGCTAGGCTTAGGTGTTAAGCATGTTGCCTTCTCCTTTGAAAAGTGGGAAGATTATGGTATTATGGAACACCTTTTCCGTATTTATGAAATGGAATATAAAGGTGAAAAGGTTCAAATCATGGTTATGAGAGAGCCAACTTTCAATAGTGTAGTTTATCATTTCGGTGTAAGTATCTGTAAGTTTTGGTGGAAAGGTGGTGATGTTATCCCAACAAATGAAGCGCTTATTAGTATCATTAATAAAACACTTTATATCAAAGATGATTACTCTGCCAAAGAAATACATGTTGAAAAGCAGAAGAAATACTTCCCAGAGTATAAAGTAAGACCTTATTCCGAATTTAATGTTGCTGAAAGTTTAACCTTTGAAGAATATACGGATATCGGATTTAAAGGTACAATAAGTTATACACAAAGATTACTTGAATTAGCTAAGGAGATTATCAAGAATGAACAAGATTAACGTTGATAAGAAAGTGTTATTATACTTCGCAGAACAATTGTATGTGAAAGCATATTCTGATGGAAGCAAGGGTAAATCTTCTGCAAATATTGAATCTGTTGTAAAAGAGTTGTCCGAGCAATTTGTTAAAGATGTAGAAAGGTGTTCTTTGGCGAAGGTTGGTTAAGTTATGACAAAGTATGATATTGTTCAACATTTGGTAAATAGTTATAGAATAGTCGAAGATATTAACTTGACAGAAACAGAGTCATATGAAAAGGTTAGAAGTTGGAAAGAAAGATTGTTTACATTTCCGTGGAAACCTTTACAAAAGGTGAAAGTTTGTCATAAGGTAGTTCCTTCAAAAGAAGTATTTGTGACAGACAACATGTTAGTTTGTCATCCATTCGTTGCTCAAGAATTGAGAAAGTTACCTTTTTAACAGGAGGCTTTATGAAAGAAAAAGATTTACCAGAAGATATGAAATTGTTGAAAAAGAATCTTGAAAAAGAACGTGATAATTGGCTGAAAGAGAAGAGGAGTAAGTAGTATGACTAAGTTAAACAAGATTAAATACACAGAAGAAGATTTACAACAATTAGCAGAAAATATTCTTTGTGACATTAATTATGATATTTACAAAGAGGAGATGGTTGATGGGTTTGGATTGATTGAAGGAATCAAGAGTAAAATTATAGGTTTTGTGAAGAATGTGGAGGTTGTTTATGAGTGAGACACAAACCTTCAGAGGTAAGTTTGCATGTACAGATTTAACTGTTGAAGAATTTGTTGGTGATAATATTAAGTACCTTCCAGAGTATTATGATCAAGCAAGCTTAAATGAAAAGTTTCATGAAATTGTTTGGGAAATGTGCCATAGTAAAAAATTCTAAATATAATGACTTCTTCCAACATAATAATATTGTTTACGAAGTGACAGAGTTAGAAGATTTACAATATAATTCATTTATTGAAATAGATAAGGTATCTGGAAAGTTTGTGACAAGTTTCCATGATGGTGGTACTGATTTAAGTGAGATGTTGAGTAAAGGTATGGAGGCTTAAGTATGGGTGTTGATTATTCAGGTGGTATGATTGTTGGTAGGTCTGCCAAGGATATTCCTTATGACGAGGAAGAATTTGAGTGTGGTTGGGAATACGCAGAAGAACACGGCATGGACTGTTATTCTTTATGGTACGATGCAGATGAAGCAGGGCAGGTATGGGGATTTACTGTTAAGGATGTTGTCGTTTTATCAGATGAATTTGATGATTGGGTTAGTATGGTGAAACGTAAAGCTGAAGAGTTTGAAGAAATAACTGGCACAAAAGCACAATTAATTGGTATGCAGAATATTTGGTGAGGAGAGAAAGTTTGAAAGCAGAAATAATTCATCCAAAATTAGGTTCTATATCTATAAAAGCACCTACTTCTACAGGAAAGAGTATAATCTTATACAAGATAGCTGAGATACTAAAGAATGAGTTTGGAGCTATCGTAGTTAGGCCTTCTCTAGATCAAGAGATGAGAGGGAACGATTATACAGAGTTGTCAGATTGGCAAAAAGAAATGATAAAGAATACTATTTGGTATCTTGAAGAATATCAGGATTAAGTTTATTAGGAGGATTGATGGGACTTTTAGAGGAGAAGTTAAATAATCTTAAAAGTTTACTCGGTAGTTTAGAGAGTCTATCTTTAGAAGACTGTGACTTTCTTTATGGAGAGATTGAAGCGTTGCAATATTTTGTTTTTGAACAGGAGAAGAAAATTTGAGTAAGAATAATAAGGGTACAACCAAAGGTTTAAACAAGGGTCAGATTGACACGGTAATTGAGTTACATTTAAAAGGATTATCTTCGCGCAAGATTTGTGATGAATTAGATATTCCTCGTAGCCGTAAGAGTACTGTTAATAATATTTTAGCTAAGTGGCGCAAGGGTGATATTGTTCATAGTGGTGAGTTGGAAGATTTAAGAAAACATTTACCTAAGATTCTTGTACTGGATATAGAAACAGCCCCAATTCTGGGAGCTGTATGGAGTTTATGGCGGAACAACGTTGGTTTAAATCAAATATGTAATGATTGGTTTATTTTATCTTACGCAGCTAAATGGTTAGGATCTGATGAAGATGAAGTATTCTATAAAGATATGCGTGGTAAGGTGCATACAGAAGATGACACTGAAATTCTAGATGATTTATGGAAACTCTTAGATGAGGCAGATATCTGCCTTACACAAAATGGTGTTAGTTTTGATGTCCCTAAGATTAAAGCTCGTATGGTATTAAACGGATACAAACCATTTAGTCCCGTTAAGCATATTGACACACTACATATTGCTAAAAGAGAATTCAACTTTACATCTAATAAGTTAGCTTATATGACAGATAAACTTTGTGAAAAGTATAAAAAACTTGATCACGGTAAATTTTCTGGTTTTGACTTGTGGGCTGAAATGATGAAGGATAATCTAGAAGCTTTTGAAGAGTGTGAAGAATATAATAGGTATGATGTCTTAAGTTTAGAAGAGCTTTACACAAAACTACAAGCTTGGGATAGTAAACATGTAAACTTTAATCTTTACAGTAATGAAGATGAACATGTTTGTCGCTGCGGTAGTAAACGGATTAAGGAAGATGGTTTTGCTTACACAGGTGTATCTAAATTCCAACAATATCGTTGTTTAGATTGTGGAGCTACCACCCGTGGAAGAGTGAACTTGTTTTCTAAAGAGAAACGAAAGTCTTTACATATGAATGTGAGGAACTAAGAGTAATATAAGATGGGAGTTGTAAAAGATTATGGATATGACAGTGGAGGTCTGTATCTAAAAAGAATAAATCGAAGCACAAAAACTAAATGCTATAACACTTGGATAGATATATTAAGAAGATGTTATAATGAGGAGTGGAAAGCTAGGTACTGTACTTACAAGGATGTATATTTGTGTGAATCTTGGCATGATTATCAAGTGTTCGCTCTGTGGTACTATAATAATTATAAAGATGGTTATCAAATTGATAAGGATATACTATCTGATTATTATGGAGAAGGTGTATACTACTCACCTAAAACTTGTAGAATGATTCCAAGAGATTTAAACATGTTACTGGTAAACAGGGTCGGTAAAAGTAGGAATATGGGTACACCTTTAGGTGTTTCTTACAGCAGTAATAGAAACAAGTACACTGCTTGGTGTAATAATGGTGAAGGTAAGACTATTAATTTGGGTTCTAGAGATACGCCAGAAGATGCATTCAGGCTATATAAAGAGTACAAAGAAGACCTTATAAGAAGTAAAGCTTGTAAATATTATGGTGAGGGTGTTATAGATGAAAGTTTATATAAGTCTTTACTATCTTACGAGGTTGAGTAAAATAAACCTAAAATAAATTACAAATAACCCTTTACAACCACAAACATTCCTGTACAATGGAATCTATACGGTAAAGTATCTACTTTAAAGTATAAACCTTGAGGGAAATAATCTCTTTTCCCTCAAATATTAATTACGATAGGAGAAAATACTATGGAATCTAAAGAAGTATCTGCAGAGGAATTTAATACTTTCTTAGAAAATTACCCCTTTCCCTTAGAAAAGGATGTGACAGGTATATCAGAACCACCTACACTGACTTATAATGACTTTTCAGAAGGAAAAGTTTGGCCTGAAAGTGTAGTTTGTTCTGTACATCTGTACGAAAGTTATCCAGATGATAAAAGCTTCTACCCTTATTGTAAAAGTCCTAACGTTTACAAAATATATGTATGAAAATAGGAGAAGCATTATGAAACGCTCTAAAATTCTAGATGACTTTCCTCTGGATTATGATAAAACTGTAGAGGAGCAAGAGGAAGATTTATATACCTATCTTTCTTCGGTAATTGATCATTTTGAAAGTAAGTTTAACGATATTAAGGATAAACTTGAAATCCAAGACTTAGGTGAACTTGATCAAATTGAAGAAGCTTGGCAAATAGTAAAAGATACAGCAGACGATTTATATTAATAAAGGAGAAAACACTATGACAGATAAAATCACAACATTACCATCAGACCAAGTAGAACGTAAACGTTTAAAAGGTGTGGTAAAAGAGTTAGTTGATGCACAAATCCAATTAGATGCAGCAAAAGACTTGATTAAAAGTACCCTTGAAGTCGAAAAGGAAAAAGGTTATGACACTAGCTTTATCAAAAAGTTAGCTGAATTATCCTACGATATTGAATTTAATGAAAAGAAAAAGGTAGCTGCAATTGAACTTAGTGCAGAACGTATTGCAGAAACAGAAATCCTAATGGGTTATGAAAAGGATCAATAATGCGAGAAATATTCGACATCTTATCAATCGTTATCTTAGGAGGATGTATCGCAGGATTAATTGCTTTCGTAGGTATTGCAATTAGAAATAAATATTTTAATAAATAATTGTTGACAAAGTGGAGAGTCTTCTGTAAGATGGAGTCTCTTACTTAGAGGAGGAAAGTTATGTTTAAACAGATTAAAGATTGGTGTGTACCACCTTTCACAGAAGAAGAAATTGCCAAGAACGTTCAAAAAGCTAAAATGCGTGAAGTTGTTAAATGGACTAAACATCTTAGTGATAAAGGAAGTACTTCTATCAACAAACATTCATTTAAACATTATCAGGGTTTATTGAATAAAGGTTATGTAATGAGTGAAGTATCTTATGGTGAGCGTAAGGGAGAATTATGCTTGTATAACCGTAAGAGTGATGATACAATTTTTGCAGAAGATTATTAATAAAAGGAGATAAGTATGAATAAAGAAACATTAATGAACAATTTAAGTAAGTACGGTAAAATTATAGGCGGCTGCGTTTTTGCAACAATTGTTGCACTAAACTCCTTTACTACAGTAGGTAGTGGTGAGGCAGTGCGTATCCAAAACAACATCACTGGTGGTTACTCTTGGAAGCTTGACGAAGGTATTGCTTTAAAAGTACCATTCTTCTCTCGGGTAGTAACTTACTCACAAGAAGGTACTGTAGCTGTAACAGATAACCAAGAACTTTGTGAAGCTAGTTCTATTTGTGCTAGTCCACGTCAAGTTGGCTTTGCTGACACGTATGGTATCACTATTGAAGCAAGCTTCCGTTACTCACTATCTAAGAATGTGGAAGTATTAGAACAAATGCATGATAAAGTTAAGAATAGTGAAAACCTTTTCGGAAACACACTATTACCTTTCTCACAAGATTTGATTAACTATACAGCTAGTCAGTTTAAAGCTGAGAACTTCTTACAAGGTGCTCAAAACCAGTTTAAGTCTCGACTTGTAGACCAAGCATCTAATGGTATGTTAGTGACAAAACGAACTAAAGAGCTGGTAACATCTGAAGTAGCTGATCGTAATACAGATCGAGATAATACAAAGGTTGGTCAGCAGTTCCGTTATGAGATTAAAATCTTGGAGGATGAAAAAGGCTTACCATTACGAAATCCAACAGCAATTGCAGCTTATGGTATTACAGTTGTACCAGCAGGTATTAACCTTGTAGATTACGACCCTGAACCTCGCTTACGTGAATTTATGGTTGATAAGCAAGACCGTGTACGTGCTCGTGCTAAGATTGTAGAGGACCAAGAAAACGAAAGACAATTGGCTATCACAGCACAATTAAAAGGTGAACGTGAACGTATCCAGAAACAAAATGTACTACTTCAACAAAAAGATGCTGCTAAGATTGCTGGCGAAAAGGAAGTGTTGCAAGCTGAACTACAAGCTCAACGAGAAACTGTAGAACGTAAGAAAGTGGCAGAGTTAGCTATCATTGATAAACAACGTGAACTACAAATTGCCCGAGCAAACGAAGGAATTCAGTCAGCCAATGCAAAGGCCGCGAAGTTTGAAGCACAGGCTATCAAAGAGAAAGGTTTTGCAGAAGCAGAAGTTGACCGAGCTAAATTAAAAGCTAAACAGGATAATAAAGATATATATTTAGCTGAATTAGACCGCGATATCCAAGTTAAAATGGCAGAAGTATTACCACAAGTTAAAATTACATCCCCACAAATTGTTATGGGTGGAAGCGGTACTAGTGGTAGTCAAGTGAGTGATTTACTATCTACAAAACTTGTCCAAGACGTTATCAATAACTCAAAGACAAATAAATAACAGAACAAAGGATCATCTATAAACGGTGGTCCCTTTTCTCCAAATGTATTTTTATATTTATTAAATGAGATTTATTTGAAGAGGAGAATATTATGGATAGAAAAGTTACTTTGGAAAATGACAAGAAATCTTTTCCAGAACATTTCGAAGAAGATTTTATTGAAGTTCAAAAGTATATTACTGATCCTACAGGCGCTTTAGAGGAATTATGTAAAAAGTATAAATTAAAATATGAGGATGAATCATGACTAAATTTGATAAATGGTGGAAGCAACAAAGTTACGTTACCGATGACGGATGTTACCAAGAAAAGTACATTGCTGCACAGGATGCTTGGAATGAACAAGAAGAACGTATCCGAGAGGTGATTGACCGTTTGGAAAATTATCCTACTTGTATGAGTTGTTACCTTAACATGGACGAGTCTATTGCTGCAACAAGATTGAAGGATAGGTTCGTTGAAATTTTGAGAGAGGAGTTGCTATGAAAGAACGGATTGGTAAGTATTTAGAGGAGAAAGATATTGAAATTTGAGAATAAGTTTAAACCTTCGCAGAATGGTGCTGTTGAAGAAGTGGATGGTTTTAGAGGAGGTAATAATACTTTCATACCAAGTAAGCAAGATAATGAACTATTTAAAAGTTTACAGGTTAAAGATATCCAAAAGCTTTACAGTGATAATGTGATTAATCATATCGATTCAGATAGTATTGCTTATAAATCAGCGAGTGCTGTTGAAGATGACTATATTGAAGTTATTTGTCTTAAGGAAGAAGATACTACTGTAGAAGGATTATTTGTAGAAGAAGGAACGACTTTCAAAAATAAAACAGAGTTTAAAGGTGCTGCTAGGACTAAAGGTAAAATAACATCTGGAAGCTTTTTAGATATTCTAAATGTAAAGCGAGAAGCTGAGGGTATCGAACCTTACACTTTAGACGATTTTGAAATTAAGCCAGTAAAGAAATTGAAGTATGAAAATGGTTGTGAGATTGATGGTTTAAAATTCAAGGATAGTAAAGAAGTTTTATATTACTTCATGGACCAATGGATTGATTGTATCAAGAAACAAACAGGTATTGATAATGTAAAGTTATATCTTGGTGAAGGCTTATCTCACAGACACTTTATCAAGTTACCTAAACGGTATAAAGATGCTAGGAAAGACTTAGAACGGCCCTTACTACTTAATGAAGCAAGACAATACCTATTAGATAATTATACCTCTGAACTTGCTCCTGAAGGATATGAGGCAGATGAGAGAGTAGATGCTGCAGCTTTTAAAAATTATCTTGAGTATAGAAAGACAGGTAAAGTAACAGGTATAAAATCTTCAATAGACAAGGATAATTGGAATTGTGCAGGATTCAGTTTTAATTATACCAAATCTTTCCATTTTAAGTACCCTCAGATTATAAAGATTGATTCTACAGATTTGAGCGTTGGTACACTAGAGTGGTGTGGAGATGATTTAAAAGGGACGGGGTTATTGTTTACAGCACTACAGCTTTGCTTGCAAGACACGGCTGACGGATATGGAAGTAGATTACATTTACCTCCAGAAGCTTATAACAATGTACAGTATGGTGAGAAAACATTCTATAAAGACTTTGTACATCTAGATACACCTCAAAAAGTGTTACAGAAAGTGGTAGATTTATTTTACGAATGGTTTCCTAATGGTGTTAAGTATACCTCTTGGGATGGTGATGATATTGATGAAACTACAATTGAATGGTTACAAAAATGTTTTCAATGTGTTTATATGATGCGTAAGGAAAATGATCCTACTACAGTATATGATTTGTTAAAACGTTTCAAAGTAGATACAAGTAAGATTGAGAACAACAATACCTTGACAGCACCTTACCAAGTGTTCAATACTGACTTGTCAGAAGAGTTACTTACCAAGATGTTATCGGATTTGAAATCATTGAAAGAAGCTCAACTGAAAGCATATAAATCTCTTAAAAAGGATTTACTTGTAGAAAGGTTGGATAACACTTTAGAAATTGTTGATAAAAGTATTGCGGATATTGAGTCTAAAATGTTTAAATGGGTTCAACGTAACAAACAAACTGGTGAAATTATGGAGGTAATAAATGAGTGAATACTGTAATAAAGATAGTGTAGACATCTCTATAGACGGTAAATTAGTTAATATATCTCTAAATAACCTCAATGATAAAAGAGTGGATTATACGCAGATACACACATATAAAGACTTACCAGAGAATAACATTGTATATCAAAATGACTGTGGTTGGTGGTACGATTGGGATTTATCTGGTAAAAGTGTAGATGAATTAGAAACGTTGTTTCAAACAAATATTATTTATAAGCGAGAGGGGAAACAATAATATGGCGAAAGTAAATAAACAAGAGTTGGCAGATAAAATCCTTGAAACATGGAAAATTTCTGATGAAATCAATATGGCTGTAGGACTAGTCACTGATTCAGATGAAAACTTAGTTCACCAAATAGAAGTTGCTTTTGGTGAATTTAAAGAAGGTGTTATGTCTATTAAGAATCAGATTGAGAATGAGAGTTATGACGCATTACTCGATCTTCATGTAACGGTGCCAACTTGTTTAATGATGTACTCTGGTAACAAGGATTTACTTTTAGAAGCACCTCGTATCTCTGAAACAGGTCTTGATTTTAGTGATTTACTACATGAAGCACAGAAAGCTTTCTTATCAACTAAGTATGGGCAATACCACTTTGTAGATGCTGTAGATTGTCTAGTGGATGCTGTAGTAGCAACGGATATCAACCCTCAAAAGTTTATTGAATACGCAAACGCTGTAAACACTAGTAATTTATCTAAGTTTCCTTTAGTTGGTACGGTTGACCCAGATAAAGAATGTGATTATATTGAATCAAAAGGTCGATATACGGATGTTTACTTCGAGGAAGGTGAATTACTTGGTAAAAAGGTATATATTTTCAAAAGTTGTTATGATAAAGAAAATAATGAGCGTTTCCCAAATGGGAAATACTTGAAACCGAGTACTTTTGTGGATGTGCAGGAGTTATTATGCTTTTAAAAGTTGAAGCTCTGAAACAGTTTTTAGAAAGTACTGATTATCCAGTTTTAATATCAGTATCTGATTGTGAAGCTTGGTGTCTTGAAGGAGATCGTTACGTAAAATGGGTAAGTTGGAGTAATAGTGAAAATGGTAGTTATCTGGAGGGATATTCTTGTTACTTACCAGAAGGATATGAGCGCCAAGATGGATATTTTATAGCTAATCTAGATACACAAACAGGTTGTTGGCAAACCGAATTATTTGAGGAAAGCAAGGAGTTATCCACAGAAGATTTTGAGGAAAAATATGGGGAACATATGTAATGTGTAAATGTAATCCAAGTATTAGGACACCAGTCTGTGAATATTGTACTCATTTTACTAAAAAGGATTCATGGCAGGGCGAAGGGTGTCCTCCTAAAGTTATCAAGGATAAAATAGATACCATTAACCTAGCTATGGAAACTGATGACTTAATCTACGTAGATGAATTACTTGTACGGCCTCAAGCTATCCATAACAATGAATTAGAATATATGAACTTGATGTCATTACAATACGAGTTTTGTGATTTGAATGAAGTGGAGGTTAGAAAGTATGACGCATAAAGTATTAGTTGATAAAAATGGAACATTGATTGAAGTAGGGGATCGGGTTGTAGCACCTTATTATAATCACGATAAAGAACGTATCGAGCTTCAAGAAGGTGTTGTCCAAGAAGTGTGTATGATTGATAATGTAATTGTTTTAGAAGATGATGAACCTATTGAGCTGGATAAATATGAAGTGCTGGTACTTTGTCGTTGATTGAAGTGAGATTTGAATGGTAACACCTACTAAAGAAGAAATAGAAAAACGTAAAAAGAAGCTAGAACAATTTGAAAAGGGTTTGGATGAATATGGAAAAATGTCTGAAAAGAAACTTTGTTCTCAAATACGTTCAGCCATAAGACAAGTATGGATGAAGCATGATACCAAGCTTGCTAAGATTTACAAACAAACCAAACCTGATATGGACGATAGTACTAGAACAAAATGGTTAATTGAATGTGAATGTTGTGGGAAAGATACTAAATTATCAGATATTGAATGCGACCATAAGTTAGGGGAACATTCTTTAAAGACCTTGGAAGATGTCTTACCTTTCGCTGAAAGTATTCTGAGAGTTGAGTATAAAGATTTACAACTAGTCTGTACCGACTGTCATTCCACGATCACCTACGCTGAAAGGTATGGTATGAGCTTTGAAGATGCGAAGAAAGAGAAGGGTGTTATTGCTAAACTAAAGCAATCTGTAACTAAACAAAAGCAAGAGTTGAAGAAAGCTGGTTTTAAAGATAAGGACATCTCTAACGCGGATAAACGTAGAGAAGCTTATAGAAAACTTTTAAACAATCAGTAATTTCTAATAGTTGACAACGTTAAAGAGGATTGATATACTTCAATCCTCATCACAACAAAGGAGAACTTATGTCATATAAAAATCACAAGACAGCAGAAGAACTAAACAAATATACAAAAGAAGAACGTTTATCAAGATGCGGCTTTTCAGATTACCCTTGGAGTCAAAGTGGTAATTACCAAAGCACACAATATGGTTCAAAAGGTTTCTTTATTCACACAAAACAAAATACTTTCCGCAACAAGGATGATTTGAAGAATGTACTCACTCCTGAACAAGTGAATATTATGCGAAATGACTTTTGTGAAGAATTGCAACTTACTTCAACATTGTCTGATATGCGTAAAAGTTTGGAGGAAAATATTTCTTGAAAGTTTATATCGAAGAAAGTAAGATGAATGGTAAGAAAGGTTTGTTGCTTCTGAGAAGTGCAGAATCTTCTGAAGTAATTAAGCGAGGGAAGAGTATTACAAGTTTAGTAGAGTTTATTGTTTTGAATAAGTTGGAAGTTATTAAGAAGGTATGCTAAAGAGGGTAAGAAAAACTTTATAAGGATGTAGGAAGTGGTATTAATTACAACAGGAAAGGAATTAAAACCATTCTGGAACTCTTATTGCGAGGAGATAGGGTCTCGCTTGTGGTTGCCCACAGAGACCAACTCGCAAGGTTTGGAACAGAATTGTTTGAGTTCTTACTTAAGAGTGACGGAAGAGAACTCGTGGTTCTCAGTGATGAAGAGAAATCTTCAGAACAAAAACTCACAGAAGGTCTACTCACAATTCTCCATGTATTCTCATACAGGGGTTATGGAAGTCATAAATACAAAAAAGATAAGGATAAAACCTAACAAGAAACAACAACAATTCCTAAAAGAATGGATCGGTAGTGCTAGGAACGCATATAATTATGTTATATCTAAAAGTAATGACCATAGGAGTCTAAATGAAGAAACTCTATTAAGCTTACAAGCTTCAGGTTTAACTTATGATCAAGCAAAGGAAGTTATTAAGACCTCCACCTTTCCAACTTGGATGGAATTGAAAAAGAAAGATAATTTCGAGTTCTGGGAAACCAGAGAAGAATGGTTAAAACCTATACCTAGTAAATGTTTTACAGAAGCATTTAAACATGCCTGTGATGCTAGAAAGGCAGGTTTTAAGAAAGGTTCTAAGTTTTCTTTAAAATTTAGAAGTAGGAAAGATAAGATACAATCTTGTTTTATCCCTAAAAGTGCTATAAGATCTGATGGAATCTTTAAACTGAACATGAAAAGGTTCTGTGGTATAGGAGAGATAATATTTACAGAAGATTTACCAAAGAATCATTTAGATTCTGAATTAGTGCTAGACCACGGTGAGTGGTTCTTGTGCGTTCCTTACAAGAAAAAGCTAAAACCTATTGAAAGCCAAAATAGAGTAGTAGCTTTAGATGTAGGTATACGCAAATTCCTTACGTTCTATTCAGAAGATAGTTGTGGTTTTATTGGTAAAAATGTTACTGATCGTCTTTTTAGACTTTCAAAAGTGTTAGATGGAGTGGTTTCTAAGATTTCTCGTAGTAGTGGTAAACTTAAAAGAGTATTAAAGTGTAAAGCTGATAAGCTCAGAATTAAGATGAAGAACTTAGTTAAAGAATTACATTATAAAGTTTGTAATTTCTTAGTTAAGAACTTTGATCTAGTTTTACTACCTCACTATGAGATCAAGAACTTTGTGATAGCTTGCGGTAGAAAGCTAAATAGCAAATCTGTTAGGAATATGCTAAGTTTAAATTTTTACAAGTTTAGTCAAACACTTATTAGAAAGTTTAATGAAAAGAAAGGCTTCTTAAATATTAACGGTACACTTTATTCCAGAGTGGTTAGAGTTAACGAAGCTTTTACTTCTAAAACTCAAACTTGGAATGGAGAGATTGTTAATATAGGAAGTAAAGAGACTTTGAAGATTAGTGAAAATGCCACTATAGATCGTGACATTAATGGAGCACGTAATATATTTTTACGTGCGTTGGTAGATAGTCCCATTTTAAGAGATTTAACTTCTTAAGATGATATAGTTAACTTTTGTTAACTTAAAACTATCGGAGGATGTTTAGTTTATGAGTATTTTTCAAAAAATATTAAAATCAGAAATGATTGGAGGTGGTGATGTTTAATAAATTAATGAACATGTTTAAAAATAAACCTAAAAATAAACCTTTGTATACAAAGAAACAATTCACAAAGTATTCTAATTATAAAGGAGATACTTATGTTTATGATTCTTATTCTAATCAGTGGTTACTTTGGTATTTAATTGCTTCTGATGTAGATGATGGTAGTATATCTGAGTACGATATGATTAAAGATAATGAACACAGTATAATTGCAGATAAACTTTACAATACTGAATTATCAGAAGAAAATTGTTTACCTGATTTAGATAAAAGTAATAATGATACTTCTTACGGGGACTTTAGTACTAAAGATAGTTATTCTGGAAGTAGTTCTAGTAGTTCAGATTCATATAGTTCTTCTAGTTATGATTCTGGGTCAAGTAGTACTTTAAGCTCAAATGATAGTGGCGGTTGTTTCTGATGTTACAGTATGAGAAGGATTATCTAGACGCACTACAATACATCTTAGATGAAGGTAAGTGGATTAAGAATAGACGTACAGGAGTGGAATGTTTAACAGTGCCGTTTTTAGACTTTACCTACAAACCTGAAGATGTACCATTATTAACAGTCAAGCAATGTTATCCTGTTAGTAGCTGGGCAGAAATGTTAGGATATTACCGTAGGTATGATAACGCACAGAAATTTGCAGATATAGGTAGTCCTACTTGGTTCAAAGACGCTAATAAGCATTCTTGGCAAGATAATCATTATTGTAATGGTGAGAATCATATGGGACGAGTGTATGGTGCAGCTACTGAACCTTGGGAAATTCCTTCTCTGCTACGGAAGATTGAACTACACCAAGACGACAGAGGTTTGATTCTTAATTTTTGGCGACCTGAATTATTTGAACAGGGTTGTTTACGCCCCTGCCTCTTCGAACACGGGTTTACTATTGTAGACGATGTTTTGTACTTAAGAAGTAACCAACGCAGTGCAGATTTTACACTTGGGTTACCATTCAATTCGTTTAGTCTGTGGATTAAGAATAAGATATTCTCAAAGGTTGCTGGACTTGAGCAAGGTGTTGTAAAGCACAACATTACCAACGCACATATATACCGTCCACATTTAGAAGGTGTGTATGAAATGTTGGAACGTAAACCTTTAGATATTAAGCCTGAAGTAACTGTTAATCCTTGGGTGGAAACGTTTGAAGATATTATTAGCAGAGAATTACATGCTAGGGAATATTTTACGTTGACAGGCTATGAACATCAAGGTAAGATACCTTTTGAAATGATAACTGATTAGGAGGGTATATGATTAAAGCAATATTTGCAGCAGGATTAAATGGAGAGATTGGTCAAAACGGTGATATGCCTTGGGGAAGGGGTTTACCTAAAGATTTAGAATATTTCAAGAAGGTGACGGAAGGTAACACAGTTATTATGGGTAATAATACGTTTAAATCATTACCATTTAAAAACGGATTACCAAATAGGGATAATGGAGTCCTGAGTAGTGAAGTTCCTGAACTATCTAAGGCAGGGTTTATCAAGAAAGGTGAAAGACTATTCTTCTTAAATAAACAATATACTTGTGCCATACTGGAATTAAACTTTTCACCTAAAGACTACTATCTTATTGGAGGAGCTTCTATTTATGAACAGTTTTGGGACTATGTAGAACAGGTACACATCACAACAGTGAATAAGGCTTACCCAGAAGCAGATACCTATTTCACACCAGATTTATCTAATTTTGAAAAGGTGGGTGAACCTGTTGATGTAAGTAGTGAGGATTTAGAGGCAAGTGTGCAAGTATGGAGACGTAAACAGTAAGCAACCCTTAACAGCATAAAAGATATTGACATAGGTTACACACTTGCTATAATCTATGTCCGACATAATAAAAGAGGAATAATAATTGAATGATGTAAAACAAATCCCTTTATGGAAAATACTTGGTTTTGAAAATGAGATTGAGTATAAAGGACACCAATTTATGAATAGGGAAACAACAGATTTAGATTTAGAAGAAATGGCTATTTACGAATGTGGAGGTGTTGAAGATTATGTTTGAATTGGATAAAGATTCTTGGGATGAATTGCTGAAAATGGCGGATAGTGTTATTGTGACACAAGAAAATATTGAAAATGGTATTACAGAAAGTAATGGCGTAGTTTTAGCGGCAGAGGCTTTAGTTAATATGATTAATGTTGCGAAAGATAGAAATCAGGAAAGTATTCTTGTTAATGAAGAAGAAGTGATGTTCTTAAGTAATTTATTTGGAGAGGTGTGATTTGGAAGTTGTTGTTTATGGTAAACCAGATTGTCCTTACTGTGAGAAAGCGAAGTCAATCTTAGATAATAAGAATATTGAGTATACATACCTTGACATCAGCGAAGATCAGGAAGCCTTTAACTATATTAAGTTTGAGAAAGGTTTTGCAACAGTACCACAAATCTTTGTGAATGGAGAGTATCATGGAGAGAGTGATAGTGCTAATACTGTTGGTGACTTACAGAATAAACGAGTAGTGTTGAAGCGTGACGGTAATAAAGAACCTTTCCATCCTGATAAATTAAATTCTATGGCAGAGTGGGCTGTTGCAGGTAGAAAAGGGGTTAATTGGTCTAGTATTGCAATGGAAGCATTAAAAAAATTACCTGATGATGGATTGGTTACATCTAAGAATATTCAAGATGCACTGATTCAAGCTTGCTTAGATAAAGAGTCCTTTCAACATAATAAAGTTGCTGGACGTTTGTTGCTGGGTGATTTACGTAACTCTAGTATTGCACCAACTAGTTTCCCAGAGTTCTACGAGTGGGTAGTAGAAGAAGGTTATTGGCGGGAAATGGATTACTCGGAGGAAGACATTCAATACTTGTCAACATTTATCGACCATGATTACGACCTAAACTATGGGTATCCTGCTGTTCGTCAATTTTTAGATAAGTATATGCGTTACAGTAAAGATGGTTTCTTGGTGGAACTGCCTCAGTACATGTATATGGGTGTGGCTATGAGTCTGTTTGAAGGTGGTGATATAGAAGATGTTGTAATGTACTACTTAAAAGCACGAGCTAATAAGATTAATATCCCATCACCTATCTTATCTGGTCAACGTACAAAAAGTAATATCGGCGTCAGTTGCGTAATCACTACAGCAGGTGATAGTTTACACGGTATTGAGGCAGCTAAACATATTGCATTTATGGCTACTGCATCTAGCGCTGGCTTAGGTGTTGAGTACGATGTACGTAGTCCTAAAGATGATGTACGTAATGGTTATGCTAAGGCAGGTGGTAAACTCCCTCATTACAAGAGTCTGAATGCTATTGTTAAAGAAGTAACACAATCTGCACGAGGTGGCAGTGCCACTGTAAGTTTCGAGTGTATCGATCCTGAAATTTATAATCTGTTACGATTAAAGTTACCTCGTAGTCCAGAAGAAAGACGTATTGAGTTGTTAGATTACTCTTTCAAGATCAATCACGACTTATTGAAACGAGCATCTAAACGTAAGAAGTGGGCTTTAGTAAGTAAAGTAGATTATCCTGAACTGTATGATGAATTCTACTCAAAAGATACAACTAGGTTTGCTGAAATTATGGATTCAATATTAGAAGACGATTCGGCAAAGAAAACTGTTGTAGATGCTTATGATATTGTAGATTTGTATTTAGAGGTTAGATCTGAGACAGGTAGAGAATACCGTTACAACGTGACAGAGGGTAACAGACACACTCCTTTCAAGGAGACAATACGACTGTCCAACCTCTGCCAAGAGGTGTTGCTACCAACAAAACCATACAACCATATAACTGAGTTGTATAAATATACTTATGAAGAAGGGGATGGTATCACTGCGCAATGTTTTCTATCTGCTATTGATGTGAATAACGTTGAAGATGATAAGGATTATGAGGAAACAGCTTATATTGTGCTTAAATCATTAGATAACCTTATTGATAAAATGGATTATCCGTTTCCGCAGTTTAAGGCTACTGCACAGGGTTACCGTAGTGTTGGGGTTGGTATTACTAATCTGGCAACTAAGATTGCACTGAGTGGTAAGAGCTACAATGATACAGATTTTATTCATGAGATCGCAGAACGTCATTACTACTTCTTATTGAAAGGTAGTTTGCGTTTAGCTAAAGAACGTGGGGAATTCAGTTTCATTGATAAAACTAAGTGGAAAGAAGGTTGGACTCCACTAACTACCTACAACAGAAATGTGGATAAGGTTGCAGCACCAGTTTATAATTATGACTGGGATAACTTAGCTGACCAGATTAAGGTTCACGGTGTACGGTTTAGCGTTACGGCAGCTCACATGCCGTGTGAATCTAGTTCAACTGCATCAGGAAGTATGAATGGGTTGTATCCATGCAGAAGTACGATGATTTACAAAGGTAGTAAGAAGGGACGAGTTCAAGTGTTTGCACCCTACAGTGACGAATATGATTATGAACTTGCTTGGGACTTACATCCTAAGAGTATCTTAAACATGTACGCAGTTATACAGAAGTTCACTGACCAAACTAGTTCAGCGGACACCTATGTAGATTTTAGTAAGTATGAAGGTAAGAAACAACCTAAATCAGAAATGATGGATTTATTCTTCTATGGTAACATGATGGGTGTTAAAACCCTGTACTACTCTAATAGTAAAACAGGTAGAGGTGAAGTTGCTGAGAAAGAGTCTGGTTGTGAAAGTTGTTCATTATAATAAGGAGTAATAGTGAGTAAGAATTTTAATATTAATAATAAGGGTAACCTTACAGGTGAATATCCGTTATACTTTGGTGAAGACTTAGGTATCTTCGATAGTTTTAATATCCCTTATCCAGAGATTAGAGAAGCTGACCAAAACCAACGTGCATTATTCTGGACTAGTGACGAGATTGACTTCACACAAGACTACAAAGATATGCAGACGGTTACTGACGACGAAAAGGAATTGATGGTACGAGCATTATCATTCCAAATGGCGGCTGATAGTATTGCATCGGGAAGTATTCAACAACTATTTTTACCAATTGCTAGTAACCCTTACTTGAAAGGTTTAATATCTTATCATGGGGATGCAGAGTATGTTCATGAGGATACCTATGGTCGTATCATTGCTCAGTGTTTTGATGACCCTAGTGAAATGATTGAGCGTATTAAGAAGGATGAGGATGTTATTAGACGTCTAGGTGGTATCCTATATGCTTTCAAAGATCATATGGATATGGTATACAACATTGAAGACTACACATTACCTGAGAAACGTAAAACATGCTTGCGAACATTAGTGTCATTACTAGGTTTAGAGGGTATTATGTTCTTAGCAAGCTTTGCATCAACATTTGCATTGTGTGAGAGTACCAGTAAGTTTGATGGTATTGCCAAGGCTGTAGGATTAATCAATAATGATGAAGCTATTAGTCATGTTGATAATATTGTTGTTCAGTTAAACATTATCCGTAACAAGGAGAAATGGCCTGAGTGGGATAACGATGAGATTAAGAAAATTCTTGACACCTTTGTGGAACAAGAGTTAGATTGGGCAGATAACTTGTTCAATGGTATTTCTGGTGTGGTAGGTTTTAACTCAACCTTATTAAAACGATTCGTACTATTGTTAGCTAAAAATGTTTATGATAGGATTGGTATTCAGTTTGACTTTGAGGTTGTAGAAGAATCACCATTCCCTTGGTTGAAGAATTACGTATCACCTGACATGCTACAAACAGCTAACCAAGAATCTCAGAGTGCCAACTATATTGCTAAAGGTTTCGTCAATGATGTACCTGATGATTTAGAGTTTGAGTTTGAGGTAGAATAATGAACAACTGGGATGAATTCGACCACAAATATTGGAGACAAGAAGATAACTGGCGTTTCGAATTCTACCCTCTTTCAGGACAAGTGGTGTGTTTCACAGATGGTAGTCTTTTAAAAACTATCCACCATTTTGGAACATGCCTCCTTGATGTAGATTGGAACTCTTTCAAAGGTCGTTCCTTTTACATCAAAGTTCCAGAGGGTATTTCAGAAAGGCAGCTTATTCAAAGGCTATCTCGTGCGGTAAAAGACCTATTGTCCGAAGGTAAATTACGTTCTAAAATGGTGTTGTCCGAGAATATCAATAATGCAACAGGGAAACCTTTGGATATATTTCAGATTAGGAAGTATGTATCTGGTTTGAAAAAGGATGTTCGAGAAAAGAGAAAGAATCGTCAACAAGTGTGTGATTTCTTCAATCAATATAATATTGAAGATGATGATGAACGGAAAAGGTTATCTGTTGACATAATGCGTGTTCTCAAGAGTAAACCATCTTCAACAATGATTGAGGAAGGGAAGAAAGCTTTAGAGAGATTATATAAACAAGGAAGGTTAATTAAGTTGACAAGGGAAGAATATAAGCAGAAGATGGAGAAGTATGGCAAGTAAGAATTCTTCTAAAAGAGATAAAGCTACAAAGAATAGCAATCGTAGGAAAGCGATTAACCGTTTAAGAGAAAAGATGAAAGAGGAAAAGAAGAATGATTAACAGTTACAATTGTTCACCTCCATTCGTGCAAGAGTTTATTGACCACACAATTTATGTGGAAGGGGAGTATGTTAACGACCCAGATGATAGAGGTGGTGAGACTAGATATGGTATTACTAAACGTGTAGCAGAAACATTCTCTGATTATTGGGAGGACTATAGTTGGGATGGTGATATGCGTACACTCCCTTACGGGTTTGCACAAGATATCTATGCACATGAATATTACTACCGCCCTAAGTTTAACCTGTGGGAAGGTGTTAGTGATTATGTTGTAAAAGAGTTATTTGACACTGGTGTAAATATGGGAACTTCTGAACCTGTAAAATATATTCAACGTTGGCTAAATGTTTTCAATCGGCAAGAAAAGTATTATCCTGATTTAGTGGTTGATGGATTATTAGGTAGTAAAACTATTAATGCTTACAAAGTTTTATGTGATAAGAGGGGGAATTCAACTGTAGAGAATATTATTTACAATTGTCTAAATGCTTTACAATGTGTGAACTATTTGGAGATTGCGGAAAGTAATCCTAGTCAAGAGAAGTTTGTATTTGGTTGGGTAGCTAATAGAGTGGATTATAATCCTTTTTAAGGAGAGTGTTTAGATGGGTAAATGTGACGCACAATTACTAAAAGAAATCGGTGTTCCTGTTGAAGAAATCCCAGAGTGCAAGAAAAGGAATCGTAAAACAGTACAGAATTGTAAAGAAGCTAAAAAACGTCATTTGGGGAGAGATAATATTAAAAGTGAAAAACATAAAGAATCTCGTAGAGATAGTGTAATACCTCTAACAGCGAAATCTGATAATCAACGCAAGGCGCTAAAAGCGTTTACTGAAAAACAGTTTACCCTTCTTAGTGGTTCAAGTGGTGTTGGTAAAACTGAGTTAGCTTGCTGGTGGGCATCAAAACTATATCTGGAAGGTAAAATTGATAATATTATTATCACCCGTCCTCACAAACATCTTGGCGAAGACTATGGTGCTGTTAAAGGTAATGATGCGGAAAAGCTACTACCATTTTGCATGAGTATGTTGATGAAGTTTAAAAAGTACTTAGGTGTCGGTATTTTACGATCTGATTTTAAACTTGACGGATTTGATACCTTATTTTCAGAAGCTAACGGAATACAGATTGTACCTATTGAGAAAATTCAAGGATTATCTTTCGATGAACGTACTATAGTCATCGCGGATGAATTACAAAATTGTACGATATCACAAGTAAAAGCTTTGTGTACTAGACTTGAAAGTAACTGTACCCTTTTGGCAATGGGAGACAAAATACAAAGTGCGTTGAAGTCTAAAAATGGTCTAAATTATTTAGAGGAAGTACTAGACAAGCACCCGCATGATCTTATAGAAGTTGTTAAATTTACACCTGCAGATAATTGTCGAGAAGGTGTAACTAAACACTTAACAGCGATTTTTGAACAAGATGGTCAATGGTAAAGGAGAGATAATATGTACGAGAGAGATACACACTTTGTAGAAACATTGAAGGTGGCAAGTTACCCTAAAGCGCAGAATCACGTTATCTTTTTAGATGAGGTTATCAGCGACTCAAGTTATTATCGTAACGCTATCTTAGTATTGAAGACAGCTTCACAAGAAGATAATGTAACTATCATCCATAATACCGAAGGTGGTCAATGTCATACAGCGTCCGTTTTTGTCGCTGCTATGAAAGAATGTGCTGCCACTATTACAGGTGAACTTTGTGGTCTAGTTGCTAGTGCTGGTACTAAAATTGCCCTTGCTTGTGATAATTGGGTTATTGGCGATGATGTTATCTTTATGGTACATACAACGACATACTCAGCTTATAACAGTGCTGAAAAACTACGAGACCATGTAGGCTTTATGGATGAGTGGACTAATAAACTTAACACCGATACTTACACAGGCTTTCTAACAGAAGAAGAGCTGAAGAAGATGTGCGAGGATGGTAAAGAATATTGGTTTAATGCTGAACAACTTAAAGAACGCCTTTCCAGTTATGCAAAGTATCGAGAAAGTCAACACTCATCAGCAATGGAAGAAATGTTCACATTGCAAAATGAACAATCAGAAAAATATGAGGAAGTCCTTATCAAACGTTTACTTGCGACAGGAGAAATCACTCAAGCAGAAGCCGATATTGCAAGAAAGGTTCAAGCAGCTACAATCTCATTAGATGAGAAAGAAGGTGATTCACTTTTCGAAACAATGAACAATCCTTGTGAAGATAATACCTGTTGTATGCCCGAAGATTCTGGTAGCGAAAACCTCATCTTATCGGATATAAAAGGTACTAAATGGCACGTAGATTTCACTATCGATGAAAATGATAATATTTATGATATTTTTATTGGTAACACTGATGAGGACTATTACACTATTAATAAACGCGATTTATCTGACATGAGCATCATTTTGTTAAAAGCATTAGCCGATGATTGGGAAATCCCTTACGTACACAATATTGGTGTTGAAAAACTATCAGATAAAATTGTGTCCTATTTCGAATTAGAGATTATTGAATTCTTATCAGAATAATTGTTGACAAAGTTAAGCCTTATTTGCTACTATGCAGATGAGGCTTTTATTGTAAGAGGAGAACCAATTGAGGAAGCGTGACAAGGCTTTAGAATTAGCTATGGAGAAAATAGCTGTATTCTACTATGTTTTATATTATATTATTGGTAACAGTTTGGATATCCTACCCTCTATACAAGAGATTGGGGAAGGTAACTTCACAGAGTTCACCATTGGGATGATGGTTGTCTATATGGTAGTAGTGAACCTTTCTCATTGGATTACCTGTAAGGGGATAGACTTCTTTACCAAAGAGGAGAAATGATTATGTTAGAAACTATATTATTGGTTAGCACATTTACAATAGGAAATATTACAGAAGAGGGTATTGCTAATAAGGTGTGTGGAGAAATGTCTAAAGGAGATTTTGTAATCTTCGACAGTAACGGAGGTATTGTAGATGAGTTCTTAGAACTTGGTAACTGCATATATGAAAAGGGTGTTAACAGTATTATCATAAAAGCTCGTTCTGCAGCAGCTTATGCAGCGAGTGCTGCAGATAAGACATGTTATTATCAAGACAGTGAAGTTGGTTATCACACACCACATCATCTCATAGATAAAACTGTAGTAGAGTTATCTGTTGGACAACTAAGGGAACATCACGCCAAGGTGTCTAAGTATTTAAACCACTGGGGAATCGATTTCCAGACAATTGTAAATATCAACTACAGTGCTATGATGACACACCCGACATTAATGTTCACTTTAAAAGGGGATGATATTAAAAGTATGGTTAAGAAATCTGCTCGATGTGAAGATGTTATTGGAGGTGGGAATTGATTACTAATAAAGAATATTTAAAGAAAACTTATGCCAACCCTTTTAATTGGACTGGTAGTAAGCATAGGTACTTGAAGGATTTGTTTGAAGTTTTACCTGTTGATAAAGGTAATTTGAAAGTATTAGACCCATTTGTGGGAGGTGGTGACTTAATATCTAAACTCCCTGATACTTGGATTATAACTGCGTCTGACACAATGAGTCAAATAGTGGATTTACACAATGCTTGTAAAGATAAGACTTTCGATACTGAATCTATACTGAACGAGTTTAATCTAAGAGGTATGAGTAAAACCAATAAAGACGCATATTTAAAACTCAGAGAAGAGTATAATAAAAACCCCTCGGTAGAAAAGTTGTACCTTCTTATGACAAATAGCTTTAATAATCAATTAAGGTTTAATAGTAAGGGAAGTTTTAACATGCCTTTTGGTAAGGACAGAAGTAGCTTCACAAATAACATGCAAACCAAACTTAACAATTATCAAGGTTTACTAGAAAGTAAGAATATTAAGTTTGAGGTGGAATCTTGGGACTCTTACAATTTCTCTGACTTTGATTTAGTATTGCTAGATCCTCCTTACAGCAACACCTGCGCAACCTACAATGAGTCTACGGGTTGGAGTGAAAAGGATGATGAAGCACTGTTCTCCGAGTTAGAAAGATCAGGAGTAGACTACATTTACTTTAACCAGACATATAGTAAGGGAGTTTCAAATAACACACTTATAGATTGGTTAGATGGTAGGGATTATAAAGTTCTCAAGGAGACATCTACTGGTTGTAGCTATAACAGGGATAATGGTTTTACACAAGAGATTATGGCTTGGAAGATCAGCAATGTCTGAGTATAACCATATTAACTTAGGTGATGAAAGTAAAGGTTGCAACTCTCAGCGAAAAGACGGTATTACATTAGAAGTTTGTATTTATAATTAGGAGGATGAATGAAGATTAACCATACACTTCTGTTATCAGAAATGGATATTAAGAAAGCCATTGAATACTATATTCAGAAAGAGTCTAAGGAAAAGTTTACACTTGATCATCAAACAAAGTTCACTTATTGGAACGGTAATGTATTAGAAAATCCATGTTACACTCATATAGAAGTTTCTTGTAAAGAGTTTGATAAATCTAAAGGAGGACACTAGTGACACAAACATTTAGTTATGAAGAATTGAAACGTTTTGCAGAAAGAGGCACTTTAGAATCAATGATTCTTTCGCATGGGCTACTCCCTCTTAAAGTGTTAGAAGATTTACTCCTGCTAAAAGACCCTCGTGAAGAATATATTCTTGAATTGGAGAAGGAGAATAACTCTTTGAATAAGATTGTAGAGGATTATGAAACGTTAAAAGCTTCTGTAAGCGTTTCTAAGACGTTTTAAACACATACCCTACCCAACCGTACTACTTTATATAATAAAATGCCTCTGTGTTGATTACAGGGGCTTTATTTTGGAGAAACAATGTATAAATCTGTAGTAAAACTTCGCTGTAGAGGAAACACTCTTTTCAAAGTGTTGTTTATTGGAAATGAATTAATTGTTGTAAGGGATTATTCTGGAAAGGAATATTGTGTCCATAAAGAGAATGTTCTTTGGGGAGAAGAGGGGCAGCAATAGCTGCTCCAATGTAAGTATATCCGATTACTTTTCTAATTGTAATCAATAAGGTTCACATTCATTTAGAAAATGTGTTCCAACAATCCCATAACACTTGGTTATAGCTTCTAATATATCTCTCCTTATAATGTTCACACTCCCATTCATCACTAACATACTTCATAAAATCCTCATAATCATGGTCATTTAACTCATCCCAAGGGTAAGATGATTTCACACTAGCACTTTTAATAATCTCTGTTTTAAGTTTCTTCTCTTTACTTCCTAAATACTTCTGAAATTCATCTTCCAGTTGATAAATTAAATCCTCGTTGTCCAAACCTTTTATTTCACTCATGTTTGTCCTCATATGTTCTACTTAAAATTCTCACAGCTTCCCCAATCATCCAGTGTCTTTCTTTCCTGCAAGTGGTGTCCGCTACTTTAGAAAGGTTCTCCATTACAACTTCATCCCTAATGACATAATTCCTTTGATAATATGTTTGTAACTCTTGTGCAAATTGTAAAGGTACTTCTAAAAGAACCTCCTGTCGAAAATTCACATACTTTGCAATATCTCCTTCTACAATAACAGAGACTATTTCTTTATTGTAATCTTTCACGTTTTAAATTCTCCTGTAGTTACTCTTTAGATTAATGTACCAAACAATCACTACCTTTGTCAAATATAAATTTATTTATAAAAGTAGTTGCAATCGATAAAATGTTTGTGTAAGATGTGAGTGAAATTGGTTATTGAGGAGAACAATATGAAATTTAGTGGCGCTGTATTGGTTGATAATAAAAGGATTAACAATGCTTACAATAATTACAGTAAGATTAACGAACATTATAAGAAGCTATTGGAGGATGCTAAGAAGAAAGCTATTACAGAAGTAGATAATTGGGGTAAGTTTGCTAAGTGGTGGTATAAGAAGCCATGCTACATACATATGTGGAAAATGCGATATGATATAGACGGTTGGACACCACTGAGAAGGGTTTTATGGGAACAAGGGCATATTAATAAAGAAACGCAAGATTGGCTGGAGAGATTAGATTATGGTTTAAAATCAGATATGAACGACTTATATGCTTTTGTGTCTTGTGGAGAACCAGTATACCTTAATCCACATCAAGCAAGATTAGTAAATGAATTTTATAAAGAGGAGGAATAATGATAGAAAATTTCAACCAATTGCAAGAATATATTGAACACCATGAACGTTCGTTAGCGAGTATTAAAAATGATGTGTACAGTATGTGCAGATTTATGAGTGAAGTTACATACGAATGTGTGGATGGAGAAGATTTAAGTGTGTATAACCCTTTTGATTTTCCCAGTAATGAGAAGGTTGAAGGTATGTATTTTACAGAGAAGTGTTTTGTTGTAATTCTTAACTATTATGATTATTATGAAGGTTTTCATACAAACTCTAGATTGGAAATCCCACGAGACTTAGTGAATATGTGGTTAGATGGAGAAAAAGATAAAATTACCAAGGAGGTTTTACGCTTATGCGAGATTAGTAAGAAGTCTTATGAGCAAGGTAAACTTGACGATTTGCAACGACTAGCTGACGAGCTAGGTTATAAGATTATTAAAGAGGAGAAATAACATGAGTAAAGATATTTTGAACAACTTAAAACTTCCAGAAGATGTCCTTGGTTTCTTAAAAGAGGTAGATGACCTTACTAAAGGTTATGATGTTTATCTAGGAATTAAGGAGAGTCATTGTGTATGAGAAACTTAAAAAACCTGTATTCGGGGTAGGTATAAATGATTCACCTGACTTAACAAAGAAAAGAATCATATACCGAGATGCAGAAGGTAAGAAGAAAGAGAAGATTGTGTGGGAATGTCCTTATTATAGGACTTGGCATGATATGTTGCGGAGAAGTTATTCTCCTATATTTAAAAAGAAATTCCCTACTTACAAGGATGTGACTTGTTGCGAAGATTGGTTATTATACAGTAACTTTAAAAAGTTTATGGTAGAAAACTACGGAGTGGAGTCAAAACTTACTACCAAGAAGAAAGTTTTGGATAAAGATTTATTATTCAAGAGGAATAAGATATATTCCCCTGAAACTTGTGTGTTTGTTATCCCTCAATTAAATGCATTCATTTTAGGAGATGATAAGGGAAGTAAATATCTTGTAGGCGCAAGTCGTCATATAAAAGATATAGCCAAAGGAAATAATGCACCTTTCATAGGGAGATGTAGTGATCCTTTTAACTTAAATCCTAGAGGTAACAGGACTGAATACTGTAAGGTGTTCCCTACTGAAATAGAAGCTCATGATTTTTGGAGACAACATAAACATGCGATAGCTCTAAAATACGCAGAATCTCCTTGTACTCCTGAAAAGTTAAGAGGATTGTTACGAACCAGATGGGCAATCTTAAAAACAGATGGGGTATATACATGAGTAAATTCAATAAAAATTCTACTGACCAACAAATAACAGAACAACTCCGCAAAGAAGGATATTCTGATAAAAGGATTGCATCTTTCTTACGTGGGTGGTATGCTGTGAAAAATTATAAGTCTTAAGGAGATGTTATGTCTTTAGCACTTGAAGAAGAAGCTGATTTCTTTGCGCATGATGTGTATTGGAAAGAAGGGTATGAAGAGTTGTCAGATTGTTATGTACGTTTCTATGACCCTGATACAAACTGTTGGGTAGGGAGTTGCTTAGGAGTGGAATTTCTGAAAAGATACCCTGATTATAGAGTTTGTGACGGGTATAGCCATAATGTGATAAGTAGTTTTAAAGAAAATGGTGATTGGGTAAAGATACCTGATATCTGTGAAGAATTTGGAGGAGAAGATTTATGAAGAATTTAATAAATTTATTGGCAAGTGCCTTTATAACAGGCGGATTAGTTTTATCCTACGTTTACACATTACCCCAATTGGAGGTTTTTATCTTGACAGTAATGTCTATGATTATGATTATTGCTGCAATAGGTAATATTTTCTTTATGTTACAGAATCATGGGTATGATCAAGGGCACCTGAATGAAGAACAACTTGAAAAACTCTATGGGAAGGTAAATGACATCAGTATGTTTGTGAAATGTTTTGGAAGAACTATGAGTGTTATCAATATCACCATGTTTGTGATGTTGGGACATCCCGTATTCGCAGCAATGTACTTATTCTTAGTATTAATATCTCTTAGTGTAATGAGTGCTAAAGAAAAGCGCTGTAAAGAATATATAGGTGATAAGATATGAAACCTCTTTACACACCATCTATGGCAGGAAGTGGACAATTCTCAAAATGCGCCTATTGCAAGAAAGGCCCTATTGTAAAAGGTAACGAAGTTTATGATGGATGCCTTGGAGAATTAGACCCTTCTGTAGTATGTAATGCTTGCTGTGGACATGGCGATAATAGTGTTGCATATGTACAATTTTGGGATTGGAGTTGTGTTCGCGGAAAAGAAGCGATACAATTACAGAAAATATTAAAGGAGAGTAACCATGTTAGAGAAGATTAAAAACTTATTCAAAACTGAACCTAATATTGAAATTTATCACATGGTTAAATCTAAACCATTGTACTATGGACTTTGTGGTGTGGAATATACTAAAAAGGTTGTGGAAATGAACATGTCCTGTAATTGGGATAAATGGGAGACACAACACACCATTGTAAGTTTGTATGAAAGAGGTTATCGTCGTGTTGACAAAGAAACTTTTGATAAATTAAAAGGAAAATAATTATGAAAATAAAATGTTATTACAATAAGAACTTAAAAATGTCACCAGAAAAACTAGCTGCGCAAGTAGGACATGTTTTGATTCAAATGTGTGACTACTATGAAGTAGATTACCCTTATCAAGATAATAAAATTATTGTACTGAAAGCTTCTGCAACAAAGTTTAATATTCTGCAAGAAGAATTATCTGAGAAAGGGTTTAACATCTTTGTGCAGAAGGATTTAGGTTTAACAGAAGTTGAATCTGGTACAGAAACAGTATTTGGTTATGTGGAGGAGTTTGAATGAGTGAGTATAATCCAGATAAATGGTTAGTACTGGAAGTATTCCCTGATGATGAAAGCACACCTTACCTAAGAGTGTTTGGTACTTGGGGAGGTGGGTATCTTTCTGGAGATAGTTGGAGGGTAAATTCTGGGGTGGTGGAAATTACCCAAGATGAAGAATACTTCTATTTTCATGGATCAAGTGGAAGTGTGTATAAATGTCATAAGAGTAGTTATGGTGTGGCTGGTGCATCTAATAATTATCTGATAAAAGATTTCACTAGCCAAGAAGGTGTGCGTTTGCTAGAGTATGATGAGGTAGATGGGTATGAAGTTTAAACTAATAGCTTACACCACGAAAGATAATAGTATAATACCTTGTGGTTATGTAGGACAATATCATATTCAAAGTCTGTGCGGGAAGTATCGTAAAAATATCAGAGGATATGAATACAAGTACCAACTAACCAATCGTGAGGGGAACATTATTTCTTATTACAATGAGTGTGCTTTAACACGGGTAGTGAGGAGACTTGAGAAGATTGGTATTAGCATTGAGTTAAGTTGTAATGTTCCTTGGGTGTATTTGGATTCAATTAATGGAGTAAAAGTCGCTGAGAAGAAGAATGCGAGACATGGATATTGTATAACATATAACACTGTTGACCGAAGAAACTTGAATTTCAGGAAGGATTTGTTCAATAAGATTAGAGAGATTTTAGGAGAGTAAAATTATGAAAAGTGTATTATCTATTATTGTTAGCTTATTAATGACAAGTTTATTATTAGTATCTTATGTATTAGGATTACCAAACTTAGAGGTATTTATTATCACACTGTATAGCGTTCTTGCAGGAGTAACTGTATTTCTGGTTGTTATGCTTATACTATATATTATAGGATATGATAATGGTCATTTAGAAGCGGACAAGGTTGAGAAGGTTTTCAGTGTATATAAAGATAAAACTAGTTTGATGAGGAATGGGTATTCAACGGTAATAAGCTTAACCAACATTACGTTATTTATCTTAACAGGTCATCCTATTTTAGCTGTTGTTTATTTATTGACTGCATCAAGCATTATTAAACTAAGAAAGTCTTGTAGAAAACGTTATTTGGAGTTTAAAAATGTTCAAAACAAAGCGTAGAAAAGAATTAGAGGCTGCAGAAAAGGAACTCTATATCTTAAAAAGTGAAATAAGAGAAATGATGTATTGGTGCGCAAATGATTCTCCTGAAATTGGTTTTGCTATGAAGAAGCTTTTACGAGAAGATCCATATCCTACAGATATCCATACATGGAGAGAAAAACTTCGCAATAAAGAGTTTACTTGGGATAATTATGTTGCTATTATAAAACGACCTCCTACAGTGGAGTATCGTGGAAAGAGGAGAAGTCATGAAAAATAAGTACCCTATTGGATACATAGCTTGTGTATTCTACAACGGTGTTAAAACAAAATATAAATATGCTGGAAATGGTGAGTGGGAATTCTTATCAGGTATTAACTCTCCTTATATGTATCAATGTTTGTTGGAGATGGTGGAATGATACTACGTGAAAAGAAAACTATTGAAGTCCAGCTACAAACCAGTGACCAAATAAAGGATTCCTCTGGAAAAGTTGATTACACTGCAACAAAGAATCTTGTTCGTGGCAAAGTACAAGCAGCTTATGGTTATGGACTGCTATGGTTTACCAAACAAGATGATGTAAATGGAGAATATATTGTAAATTTATATTTGGAGAAAAGACTGTGAGTGACTATCCAGACACAAGTTGGATTAAAGAGGAGTAATATATAACATGAAGCTAGTAATTGAAAACATAGTTGTTACAAGTGTACGTACACAAGAAATATTGTTAGACGTATGGAATTCTATTTACGAATTAGATTTCACATCTGACGGTAAGTTTGATACAGTGATTTTAGAAAATGATGAGGAAAAGATTACATACAACTTTCCTAGTAAGGACGTAACAAATAAAATTGTACAGCGTAAGGAAGAAGATTGATGAGTAATTTATGGTTTAATATCAGAATCGGGATGACACACTTTCAGGTGACAAATGATTGGAAATTTTCAATGGAGAAGAATACCTATCATAAAGATAACCCTAAGAAGTTTAAAGTATACACTCTGTTTGGTAAACATTTTATTTAGGAGAGAAGTAATGGTAGAACTTGTTTATCTAGATTATGATGAAATGTTCTGGAAGAAATGGATTGAACCAGAAGGTAAAATAGAAGATACTTTACAACTAGTTTGTAGAATTGAAAATGAGCTTCAAACCTTGTTGTATGATATTGTGAGTGCAAATAAGCTATCATATAGGGATATTATCAAATTTAAACACTTGGAGTATTATTTACATGAAAGCCGTTGCAATTATAACCTAGATAAACTAAACTCAGTGAATAAGGTATACCTATTAATGTGGAAAGATTATAGAAGTGTTATTGAGAATTTCAACCATGATTGCGAAAAGTATGGTTTAAAAGAATTATGGAATTTAGAGGAGAGGTAATGAACATAAATAAGTTCTTAACCCATTACTATAAAATTACTCTTAGAGAAGATGGTAAGTGGTGTTTCAAAATGGAAGGTTGGCGAAAGAAGTCTTATGAGCAGTTGTTAAGTGATTACAAAACCACTTTACTAATTGCCTTTTGTTATATTATACTTGTATTGTTTATTTAGAGGAGAAAACAAATGAAAAAGATTAATAACGTAGATATGAATGGTAAGACATATGCAATAGCTATAATTGTAGGAGCTATTATTTATGAAATTGTTAAGCGGCTTGGTTGGGTAGATACATATACCATGATAGTACCATTCCTTTTAAGTGCATTTGTACTATTTGAATCTTACGTCATCAGTAGACGGCTATACAAAGGATTTAAAAATAATGTGTGGGAAGTAACATTGCACACCAACCGAAAACTAGATACATTTATGAGATGGCTATGGATTGTGGTAGGGTTACTATTGTTGACGGAAACCAAGCTTATTGAAAGTATTATTGGTGTAGGATTCTTGTACACAAGTATTGCAACATTTTATTTGAAGAAGAAATGTGAGGAGGAAATATGAAATTTAATTTACTAGATACACTGAATAATATTGAGATTGATATAGATATCAAACAAGTGTTACAAGATAAGTATAAGACGTTATGTAGGAAGCATAGTAAAAGTGATTACAACTACGATGATAGTTATTTAAGTTTTGATGATGGTGCTGTAAGACAGGTACATTACAGTCAAGGTTACTCTTATGGGCATTATGACCAAGATGATAAATATGTGAGTACGGATGTAACAGAACAATTTGATGAAGATTTCATCAAAAGGATGTGTGCTTTGCGGGTAGTTATTGATAGTTGGGATGATTATTAATGAAACTAAAATGTAATTGTTGCAATAAACAACTCACACAAGATATGTACCCTGTCAGTTATAAACATTACGACACCAAAAAGGTGTGGGAGAAGATAACTTACACAGAAACAGTAGACTTTGGTGATGGAGTTACAGAGGACTATATAGAGACTAATAGAACCTTTAAGAAAGGTGTGTTTGTATTAAAACCTGTAACCAAGAAATATAACTGGACAGTGTTAGATATGTATGGTTATATTTCTAAACTTGAAGCTAAGGCTGACCATAATGTTTCTAAAACAGATTTAAGTTACAACAGAACTTTCGGAGGTAGTGGTAAACGCTTTATTGTAGGGAAAGCGTCCGTGTTGGATAATATCATCCCGCCGTTTAAGTCTGGATATGGTTGTTGTAATTGGAGCATGGGAAGAAAGCTGACATGTTCTTGCGGTAACACGTTAGGGGAAATGTACCTTGACTGTTATGAGGATGGTGTGGTAGAGTTTTATGTTAATAAAGTAGATAGAGTGTATTAGGAATAGCCATGTCAGACTGGATAGAGAATAAATATAAAGATTACTTAGGGTATATCCCTAACATGAAAACAGATGGTTCACAGGAATGGAGTATGCTAGAAGTATTTGGTAGCTCTCCTCCTTATACACAAGAAGAGTTTTCAAAACTATGTCCAAGGACAAAACTAACAGGTAATTGTAAAGAGGGAAATTCATTCTGCTCTATTTGCGGAACATTAACACCAAGTATACCAATGTCACACCACGAAGATTGTGATTTATTTATGGAAGATGAAGACCATTATCCTACAGTAGAGGAAACTTGGTGGTTAGGAGTTTGTCCTGATTGTCAGGTTAATGATTTCTCAACACTAGGTATAAATAGTAGCAGAGGATTAGGTGTATCGGAAATATCTTGTTCGGAGTGTGGATTTTCTTATCAAGATGAGTGTTGCGAGGAGGAGTTGGTTGAGAGGTTCTTGGCTAGGGTTGTGGGTAGTTGACAAACAATGACAATCACGTTATAATTAACTTAGAAACTAACAAAAGAGGAATAAATATGACACAAGTGTATAAACCAAAAGAGTTTGCAAATATTATCAAAGTAAGTACACGTACATTATCCCGTTGGGATGAAGATGGTAAGTTTGTAGCGAGACGTAATCCTTCTGGTGGTAAGTTTTACACTGATGAAGATTTGAATAAATATCTTGGTAAGGATGATAACTTTATCACAGAGGCAGAAGCTTTAATGATGTTATTAGATTTTAGTCAAGAGGATGTGGATAATGGGCGCGTTATTAGTATTGATGAACTTATGAAACGTCTTAGTGAGCGTAAGAGTAAGGCTAAGGGAGATACTAAGTATTTATTAAAAACCGATAACAATAAGAATCGTTTGAAAGAATCTATTGAACAAGCTGAGAAGCTACCCTAATAGAAATTAAGGTGATTTATTTAGCCCCTGTTAGGGGCTTTTTGCGTTGGAGGAAGTAAGTGATAATAAATATAAAAGAAGCTGCTCCTAGTTTGGGGAAGACTTTCTCCTATTATCCAACCATGCAACGACCTCATCAATATCTTTGTCAGAGGACATTGAAAACTTCTCACCCATCTTTCTCTGATAATAGTAAAAAGCCGTTCTTTCTGAAGAATTCATACCTAATTTGTCGGGGAAAGATTTTCTTGGCCTTCCTTTATTATTTACTCTAGAATCTTTGGTAGAATTTCTCAATTCCGAGTAATAGTTTTGTAAGAAATTTGAATATCCCTCCCACACAGTAGAGTTAAGTTTGCTGTAAACATACCACTTAAGATTATGTGGATTACTTGAGGTAGTTGACTCTAGATAGGCTTTATAACATTCTTGTATGTACTCTACAAAAGATTCATAGCTTGTAATGTTTTTATTTACAGAGAGTGCTTCAGAATCAGAACACCTGAAAGTATTATAATCTGGATCAAGTTCCTTTATTAACCTACTCTCTTCCGCAAGAGCTTCTTTTGAAGTTTCTAAATAGGTGATAATCTCAACCTTAAGCGGAGGCTCTCCCAGTAACTTACTTCTGAAATAAGCTTCATTTATTTTACTATTATGACTGCACCCTGATGACACATGATTTATTCTAGTACCAGAACCTTTTCCAACGTACACTACTCTGCCTTCTAGGGTTACTTTGTAGACATAATATTTATCTTTCATATTACACTCCATAAATCAAGTATATTAATTCTGCTTCTGTTAGGTAATCTAAGTTACTCTCGCTCATAAGATAACCTCTATCTCCAATATATTCGGCACTATCATCATAAACACCTATGTCATAAGAGATATCGTAATCCTCTGCACCCTTAACATCTTCTGTATCGATATAGGATAATGTTTGTGCTTCACACCCCAAGATGTCTTCAGATTTAGCACACCAGTAAGACAACCACTCATTCATCCTAGATGTGTAATTTCCAAACCAAAAAGTAAAAGGGTTTATTAATATCTTAACCGTCTTTTGTGTACATACAGATTTAGTTTCATACTTTATAAGATTTCTCTTAACCAAACTATTCAGTTTCCTATTAAGGTTAGTATTAGTACATTCAAGTATTTCACATAAAATATCTCTATGGATAAAAGCTACGTTATGAATCTTCACATGTTTTGTAAAACTGAGTATTTGTTTTAGTATTGAACTACCGTGGTGTTCGGATAATGCTTGCAACTCTCCAAAATGTTTATTATCAGAACGTGTGTACTTCATATCAGTAGAGCTTCTAAACTCTAAAGCATCTTCTTCACATTTAGCAAATCTTGGTAGTGGGTCTACTTGTTTATGTGGGCGGATGGTGTAGGGAATATTTTCAAATATCTCTCCTGTATCTGTGTCAAAGAGTTTAACTACCTTTTTACCTTTCTTACCGTTCTTATCTCTAACATGTAAGTATGTAATACCGATATTATCCCCAACTAATTTTGGTGTGGCTTTATTCATTCTTATTATTCCATATTTATCTAATCTTCTATCTATATTATAACATGAAGATATAGTAAATGTCAATTTAATGCTTGACTACAACTAAAATATACTGTAGGGATTTTTATCTTCACCTGTTAGTCAAATATTGAAGATGAAATATCTGTAAACTCGCTCATACCAATAAGCTTTTATCTGACAACTATATAAGGACACCTTTCTTGCATCGCAAGCAAATTGTAAACCTTTTAAACAAAGTATTATTGCCTATACTAACCTCCTTCAAAACTATAACACTCTTACAACTACGTTGTGAAATATCCTTTTGTTATAAGAAATAAAATATCTATGACGAATGTCATAAGGAGAGTACCTTCTTAAAACGTAGTTTTGAAAATATCTGTTTGATAATAATAAAAAATTTTAGGAGAGGTGTTATTTTGGAAGGAGGGATATCCTTTTGAGAATGGAAATATCTGTGGGAAGGGTATTCTTTATGGAGGTTAGTTTTTATTTGGAAAAGTAGAATTGAATGTGAATAGTGTTAAGTAGCGTAAATGATACCCATTCTCATTTCCCTCAGACATATAAAATATCTATCAAATCAATCCCTTATAGAATATTCTATTCCATTGGAATAATACTAAACTATTCTGTCACATTGTGACAAACAGGAATACATTATCAATCAAGAATCATTCTCATATTAGTATTATCTAATTAACCATAATATTGCTTTATCGGCTATGTTCCCCCTCCCAACAAAGTATTCCTTTCATTGCTTCGCAATAAGAATAATTCATTCCATCAAAGGGTATTCTTCAAAGTGGGAGTATTTAGAATAATGTATTCCTTATAAGATAAATGGGGTATACTTTGTTACGTTGTAACATAACGGGTATTCTTGCAACAATGTTGCAAAGTGGTGTTTGTAAAGGGGGTTTACACTTTAAAAAGAGTTATATTCTTGCAACAATGTTGCATAAGGTATTGTTTAATGAGTGTATTTGTGTTTCTCATGTGTTAAAACACATTCACAACACGAAATCCCCTCCCAACAATATACACCTTTCCAAATAATACTCCTATTATCAAACTATAACCCCTTTCTAAAATTCCCCTATTTATCGTATTCACGATAAGAGAATCTACTCTTACAACGTTGTTGTAAACATGTATATCTCTGTTGCAACATGCAACAAACATGACGCTTTCATCGCAAATGCGATAACATAACAAACATTTCAAAGCGTTGCTTTAAAGCTATACATTATCAATAACAGTTCTCATTAATACCTTACATAATTTTTATTTATGTCTATCTGTATAACATAGGACATATTTATATAATAAAGGTTCTCATTAAGCAGGATGTTATATTTGTTACAATGTAACAAGAATTGTATGTTCTCAAAGCGTTGCTTTAAGTAAGAATAATTATCAATAACAACCGCTTACTATTAATCTATCCTTCTAAATTATAGATTAAAACAGCCCATTTCAAGCAATAAATACGATTGCATATTCATGTAGAAATAACACATACTTATTCAATCACCTCTATTTAAGAACTATTCTTGTTTATTCACATATTGAATAGTTATTCAAAGATTATTCATTGTTAAAGAGGGATACACATTTGCAATAACATTGCAAGGATTTTATTTTGGTGTAATCGATAATATTACAAAGTTTGTTCAATTTTAAGGAGTCTATAACGAGCTGTAAGCTCAAAGTAGATTCACTTAAGCAAGTGTATTACCACTATAGAGAAGTCTTTATACAGACGTTTATGCAGTATTGTGAATAAGAGGGTGTATTGTGCAACGTTGTTGCAAAGAGTAGGGATTGTTTGGACTGAATAAACATGTTTATGTTATTGTAGTAATTCAAGAATTGAGATGTTACCCGTTATTCATGAAATGAATTACTATAACATAATAATCGGTATGTAATAAAAGCCCCAAATTAATGAGGCTGTATAACAATACTTCCTATTTAGGTTAAAGGGTATTACGTTGTAGTTCTTCCAACTCTTCTAATTCTCTTTCAAACCTTGAAAGTTGATTAAGACAATCGTCAACCTTGGTAACAAGTCTTTCAAATTGAACACAACGAATATCACCTTGCTCTGTATTAAGATCATGGTAATGTTTTGCCCTAATCTCATATTGGGACTTTAATGATAATAATTCTTGTTTATTCATGATAGTAATTCCTATTTAGGTTAAAGTTGATTTTCTGCATACCATTCACAATAATGTGATAATGCAGCCTTTTTAGTTTTAGCCGTGAACACCACCTCATCATCAAAGTTTAATAAATCCCATTCACCTTGATCATTCTTTTCTACACTCCAGCCAACCTGAACATTGTTAACGCGGATATTGCCTTTACTTGTTGTTACTTTCATGGTCTTTCCTATTAAATTGATTTTGTAAACATCTTATTGAAAAAAGCGAACATATTTTCATCAGTCCAACCGTTGTGTTTGATATTACCCGCTACTGTGAAAAGTAAATCTTTAGGTAACTCAGTTTCAAAACCTGACCATTTAGAAAAAGACTTGTTTGCAAGTTTCTTGGCTTCACGAATATTCATAATCTTTCCTTTAATTAGTTGTCCCGTTTGGGTATGTGTTTATAATAGCAAACTGGCATAAAGATGCAAGCACTAAATGTAATTAATTTGCATTTATTTTGTTGAGAATAGTTTGTATTTAGAGGGTGTTTCTTTGTAACTCTTCTAGCTCTTCTAATTCAAAACCTCAATTAATGCGGTTCTGTAATCATCTTTCAATTTATTTATAGTGTGGTCTGGTTCTGTAAATAAACTGATACACGGGATCAGATTCATATCATCTAAATTACAATATTCCCCTAACACATAGTCCCAGCTTTCAAGCTTAGCAATGATAGATTTAAGATATTCACGAACAGTTAAACTATTTTTAGTTATTTCTAATCCGATATAACTACATCCGTCTACATCACTTTGAAAACTTGCTGTAATCCCTTTTAACTTGGTACGTTTTTTAGGTGTACCAATTAAAGCAAGAATAACACCATTAAGATTAATTTCAGAGTTGTTATACTTATCTACTATTAATTGAACATCTTTTGTAAAGTTACCTGTAAGCTCTATACAATAACCTAGATCATTTTTAAGTGCTTCCTGTTTACTCATACCTAAAGTGTTTAAAATTGTATTTAATAATGAAGCTTTATCGATAGTTTTCATAAATCACCTGTTTAAATGTTCAATGTTTTGTTTCAATACTTAAGAGTATATAGATCTTTTCATATAATACAAGTAATAAATACAAATAAATTGAAATTATTTTACATGAGAATAGTTATCATTTACAAAAGATTACTCTATCCATTTACAAGCAAACACTATGCCAATTTTAAAATCTGTTAAAATGTTACATTATCACACATATATATTTAAACGTCCTGTAAGCGATTCTAAGAGCCTTTAGGATTTAGCCTTATATTGGTATTAGAAAATAAAGATCTCGCAATCTGGTTAATTCGTTAAAAGTTGGCACGGTACATGCTAGGGAGTAAATAAGAATAGTTATCATTTACTAAATAAGGATACTCTAGTTGTTATAATGTAATATATACTGAAGGATTATAATCATATAACAAAACGTTATTTACAAATCCCTAATTTTAGTCTAGCTTTAATGCCTGACAATATACACTATTTGATTTTGTGATAATGTTACATATATTCATATTATCAGTATTATATTTTATATTATCACTCGTTGTTACTGTCCAGAAAGGATCAACCCTTGGATTATAACAAATCTTGGTTGTATACATATATACATCAATCAAAAGGTTATCCAGTTTTATAATATTGTCCTTTAGTTCTGAAACTGGGATAGCTTCAAAGTGTTTACACTCCACCCACGCACAAACATCTTTACAGGTTTTACCTTCATAAATCATTCTTGCTTTTGGTTCTATATTCACTAGCTTACAATCGTTAGCTATAATCATATAGTCCTTTGGGTTGTAATGTTCCTTCACCTTAGTTTTAACATTAGTTATTTGCCAATGCTTATAATGCTTTCCGTGTTGTAAATTAAAACGTAGTTTGTACTTTGGGCTATGCATTATGAAAGTACCATCTTACTGATATCATATTGGTATTTCTCTCTCACTTCGTTTAATATGTCATCAGATAATAAAGCTCTTAAGATTATTTTAAATTTATTAAACTTTTCTAAGTCTATAATAATATAACCGTCTAATCTTTTTCCCTTGTACACAGGATAAGCATCTTTTAAGATATAATCTGTAACATCTTGTAAAGTGTCATAGACTTCAGGATCTATATGTTTTCTGATAAAATTATTAGTCCTGTTCAAGTCTTTAGATGTAGTTACACCTAGACGTAAATATTTTTGTTGGTATGTTAATCCTGATACTGAGTCCATAAAATTTCCCCTTTTTAAAAAGCCCTTGTTACAGGGCTGAATAGTTTATACAAATTATAGTATTACCACGTTCACAAAATAACTTTATACGGTTATATTTTAAACTGATATAAATCTCTTTTTCTGAATTGGTAAACTTCATAATATAAAGCTTATGGGTTAACCAATGAGATTTTTCTGTATCTTCTAAAAGATTGTATTGGTTTGCTAAATCTCTAGCCTTACTAAATAATTTATTATCCATAATTACCACCCCTTTTTAACAAGATGATCCAACACTGCTTGGTAACTATCTTTATTGACACGTTGACCATTGTTAGAGTACTTACCTTGCCAACAGTTAGTGTATCTAACGACTTCCATAGTGTTGTTATGGTTGGTTGATGATAAGTGTACTTTTGTAAAACGTGTATTCTTGATAAAAGTTGCTTTAATCATTTTGTATCTCTCTTTGATAATGTTCTCATTTGATATATACAAGTATTTTTACATTGTGCAAGGTATTTATAAGGTTATTTTAATCTACCAACCAATTATAACCAGTGTCAGCCTTATATTCTAGCATGGCATTATATGCTTCACTGTAATGATCTTTGTCTTCTTCAAGTATAAACTTTAATGTAAAATCGATTTCCTTATCTGAATATAAACCTGAATAACTAGCACTATAAAACCGTTGTAATAATAACCTAGCTATTATTTCATCCTTTTGTGTATCTATATTTAAGTTTACTAAACCTTTGTATTCCATAATAATCTCCTTACAATTTATCATAACTAATTTGATAACCCATCTCTTTATAATCCTGTTTACACTCTTCTACAGAATCGTACATGTAATAATTGTTTGCTGTGTGATACACATACACACATTTATGCGTGTGTCCCTGTTTAGTTACTTTATCTATGTACACTGGGTACTCATCACTGCCTGAATATGTGAACGCTAATGGTGCAAGTGTAACAGCTTCATTAAAGATTAATTCTTTAAGATGTTGTAATGCGTTTGGTGTTAGTGTATTAATTTGTTTCATTGTCCAAGCCTTTTGTTAAGTGTATTAATATTATAATGTTTTCAGTTGATGTTAAATTTGTTTACTCTTAACCCAATCTGATAGCATACCCGATTCATAAGCATCTTTAAATAACCAAGCTGCATCGTTAGGAACTTTCACAAAACCTTCATTTTCTGCTAAGCCCTGTTCTATCGGATTTTTAGCAGTAAAGATCAAACCTTGTTGCATATTCACCATAAATACATCGCTTGTATTATCTGTGAAACCTTCTTTTATATGTGACATAAAACCTCCTTACCTTTTTGTGAAATTATTTTAAAAGATAAACTCTAAATCTCCGTTACCATTCATAACTACGTCAATCCAATTACTATTGATTGCTTGCCAATCCTTTTTACCTTCATATGTAACACCATTCACTCTAAAAGGAAAATCGCGGAATGACTTCACATAATTAATGATACGTTCTTCTACGCTAAATACTTCGTCTGAAGTGTACTTCCCGATAAACTGATCATATTCCCCCGTATGAACTGATGTAAATGTTCTTACTTTATAAACGCCATCTTTTGATAGTTTTACATTACAATCAGAAAAAGCCGATAATGTAGATTTAATTTCAGTTTGTACGTGTGTTGGTAGTTGTGAAAATTTCATAGTATTGTACCTTAATTAACTAATAATTTAACGCTAAGAACTCATTCCCTAGCCGATAGATACATATTAGCAAAGCCCCACAAACAATGCAAGGCTTTATGATAGAATAATTGTAATTAATTTACATTAGTTAATTAGCGATAGCGTTTAACTACCCCTTGTAAATTTCTATATTACTAGGATGTATTCCAAACTCTGCACCGCTAGCCCACTTCACCAACGGAATAGTGTTTTCTACTTTGCTACGTTCTTCCATACCTTTAAAATGACAATTATTAGTTACTCCTACAATCATACCAAGACCATAATCCTTATCATAAACTAACACACCATAAGTACAATCTCTTAATCTCATAACCTTTCCTTATCCATTCACCTTAACAAAATCAATAACAATCAGCACAACTAGAGCAAACACAATTGCAATAAATGTGAAGGTTGTAACAATGTTCTTAGCTTTATTACGTTTGTTCATCTTTTCAACTTGTGTTTGTTCACGTTTAAATTGCTTCATACGTCTAGCCAACTTTCCCATTGTTTACACTGATAGTAATGTTTTACTGTGTCATCTGGTAAACCGTGTTGCTGAATATGGTTAATATATTCTTCAGCTTCAGCTAACGTTGTGAAAGTCATTTTGTCATAAGGATTGAACATATCGTTATAATAAGTTTCACAATCCTTACTAAATTCACTATTATATACGATGCTTATACCTAACCTGTCGTGGTTAAAACCTAACAATTCCATAGCCTGTACACTTACTTGAGCAGCTTTATTACAACCATAAGGATTAACATGATAGATTGTTTCTTTATTTACAATCAAAGGTAATAATTGTTCAAAGGTTTTAATTTCCATAATCATTCTCACTTATTTATTTAAAATTCACAGATAGCTTAAATCACCAATCTCGTGGTGTCAACATTTAATTTAAATAATTAGTGGCTCACCTTTTACAACGTGGTTGTAAAGTTCGGGGCACTTTACAGCATATTCATCTACATCAGATTGATAATAACCAAAGGACGTGTCGTAACCTAATAAATTTAGAAATCTTTCTTCCTTATTCTGGGTTGAAGGTTTCCAGTTATTAATAAAAGATACTAATTTATCACCCCTCGCCACCTGATAACCAGATGATAGTGAGTTTAGCTTAGAATTTTCCACAAGACAATAATTTTTTAATGCTGTAAAACATTCGGTGTTTAGCTTATTTTCCCATAGCTTAAGATTTTCTTGTTGAATCTCTAAGCCTTTACTTAATGTAAACTCTTTTGCATAATTCATAATATTTTCTCTCTAATTTATTTAATACTCTGTCCATACTACTATTAAATAATAGTTTGTCAACAACTAATTATGTAATTTATCAAAGCTCTTTCACAGAAATAAACACCCCTTTTGCATTAATGCAATACTCCACTTGATGATCCCCTTTCAACAATGTTTTTGTTTTAGGCATATCACTTGTTTTGCAAAAGTGTTCTATTGTTGTCAAGTCAACACCTTGTAACAATGTTCGCATATTCATTTCATCACGAATAGATATACTTTGCATAGATGGGGTATTGTTATCAAACAACTTTGCAAATAATCCCATTTTTAAAGCTCCCACTGTTGGCGTTTAGCGTCTCGCATAGCCTTTCTATTAAGCTTTGAATGTTTACTGATACGTTTATACTCTTTTGATGTGTTAACGTCCGAGCGTTGTTTGCAGCGTGTTTTAACATATGTTTGTACATTGTCGTATTGTGCTAAATTGTTAATGTTCATTTGTTATACCTCAAAACTTTCTGATTGTAATAAATTGCCATGTATATCAAACAATTCAACTAACCCACTATCAAAGCGGATCAATAGTTCCATTAAAGAGTTGTTAAATCTCATACGGTAGAGATTGCCAACAATATAGCCCGACTTGAAAAGATTAAATTCTAATTGGTAAAGGTTTACTAGTTCCCAAGCAATAGCCCACGGCGTAAATAGTTTACTTTCTTTGATACATGATCCAGTTGTAATGCTTAAAGCTGAACCAGATAAATGATATAAAACACGTTTGTTTTGTTCGTCAATTTCAACCTTTGTGACTTTACATTTTAAATCTTGTTTAAGCTGATCAGGGTATGCACAAAATGTTACTGTATCGCCTTGTTTAAATTCTGGAATAATGTTTTTCATAATTATTGATCCTTAAAGTTTGTAAAGTTCAAAATCAAATTCTGTAGGATCTCTATAAAAATCTGAATTTTGAAGGGTTTCAGCTAAAGATAAAAGATCCTCTTCTAAACACCACTGATTGAAGTTAGGGTTACTAAGTAGATTTGCTACAATGAACGGAGCATTCCATTTATTTAATGTAGTTTTATAAATGTTAACTATCATATTCTTTGAAAAGTCGTTCATATTAATAAAGCTTGCAATATTCGCCATATTATCGCATGAATGATCATCTTCTAATATTTGATCGGGTATTTCCATCTCTAATACAAAAATTTCGGTAGAATCTTCAACCACTGCTTGAATCTCTGCACTCTCAAAAGCGTGGTAAATCATTTGTTCGATGTCTTCAAAGTCATATTGCTCAGCTAACTTATTCTCGGGCCATACGTACATAGCGCCGTCATTATCTGATACTGTCCAAGGGGAGTTAGGCTTATACCCGTCACTGTTCAAGATTGCGTTCAAACCTTTTTTAGTTGTACCGTGAAAACATTTCATAATATTAATCTCTTTTTAATAATGACATAATTGCCTGTTAATAATAAAGCCGTTATAATTTGCGACCTTGTTAAGGAACACTTAGATAATACGTTAAGCGCTCCAACAAAGCAAGCTTTTATTAAAAACAATTTAAAATAATATATTTACAAATTTTCAATTGATCCGCATCTGTTAGGTTTTGCTCTATATAGGTTTCAAAATCTACAGGGCAAATGTTAGAATACTCTTCGATAAAATCCTGTTTATTACCACTAATAAAGTTATCATAACACTGTTCTTCAAGTACGTATGTTAAATCCGTATCATTTAAGCAGTCTTCAAGCGATACTAATAATTCCAAACCTTCACTATCAAGATAATTAGAAAAACTCTCTTCAGCTTCCACCTCGTCAAACTCGAACCATTCTTGTACAGTTGAAGCAAAACCAGAATAACCAGAATGTTTAATTTCGATCCCATCAAAACCATTTACAAAGTCGTTAAAAGCTGTTTGATATTCGTTAGCCATAATATTTTCTCTTCTAATTAGCGTCCCACATCGGAACAATTTCATAATAAGCGTTTAGTTTGCTTGTGTCAATGTTTAATTTGAATTATTTATAAAATTATTTACTGCATCTATTATGCAAGTTTTTAACTGTCTGTTTTCAATAATTACATTATGATGTGTGCCAGTTTGCTTATTTAATCTCATAGACTCCCACACAACACCAGTTTTAATATTTACATCAAAACGAACATTACCTAGTAGAGTTGTAAATAGGTGGTCTGAGTTTGGGTATCTGCCAGTTACAACAACTTTGTTAATATTCATAAATCACCTTTTATTTAATAACATTCTTGTTTAATTGCCCTCTATCTTACACGATATAAAATAAAAGGCAACAACAAAAACAATATTTATTTGAAATTAAATACGCTTGCCAAATCGATCTACGATGCTGCTAATATTACTATCCTTAAAAGGCATCTTTTAGCCGTTGCGTAATCTGGGCAATATTTAATAACGCTTGGTTTGTTGTAATAGTTAATTGTTATGCTCATATTAAAGATCCTTATGCTGCTACAGATTTATTATTAACAACGTTAAACGTTTTCTTTGCAATAGGGCGATTGATTGCAGCGCCTACAAGCCAACCTGAAGCGCTTTTAGCTGTTGGTGTTACAATGTTGTTATAGCCATCCTGTTTTAACGCTGTAGCAAGGGTGCGAGCTTGTTTACGTGTTTTACATGTGAATGTGCGTGATAAAGTTTTGTTTGATGTATTCATAATAGTATTCTCTTTGGTTAAAGGCTAACACCCTTGCTAGCCGATGTAATAATATTAATTCAATCTATTTGTAATTGCAAGTTAAAATTCAAAAGTTTTTAATTTATTTAATAGTTGGTCTAACTCTTCAAAGTCAAAATCATGTTGATCATTATCAAAACCACCAAATACAACACGCCAAGGCTGATCACTGTCTTGTAAATAAACCACTTGCACGTAATCACCTGTTTGATCTTGTGCATCTGAACAATGACCCACAATAGTTTGTATATTATCTATAACTTGATCATACTCAGTTATATTATTATAAATAACATGACCAACATTAACACAATAAAAGTCATTAACTAAATATAGATGGTTTGTAGGATATACAACAAAGCTTTGTTCTGCATCGTCAATAGTGAAATAAAAATCACCTAATTTAGATTTTAATTTACTTTCTAATTCTTTATACATGATCTTATACCTTAATTTAAATTCGATTTTCAAAAGCCTTTTTAAACGATTGCTTAGCGTTATATGTATCTTATGTTAACTGGGTTTATGTGTCAACCACTTTTTAATAAAAATACATAAACTTTTTAAGTACTTCGAATTCTGATTCTGTAACCTCTTTTACCTTGTCAACTGTATAAATCATTTCACCGTAACAGTCTTCTAATTGGTTATCAGATAAGAACATAGCGCCATCATCAACAGAACAATGTGCTTCAGCTAGTAAG